GTAAAAAATAGAAGCACCGACGAAGAGTTTCTTGCCTTAAGCACTGATAAAGACCCTGACCACATTGGTTGGAAATTCGTAAAAAAGGGTAGAGGATACCTGCCAGCTAGTGAACTATCGAGTGAACTACAAGAAAAACTACTAACTTGGCTTAAAGAGAATTTTCCTGAGTATTAATTCAGAGCATTAATCAAGAGTGTATGAGAGTGAGCTAGAGCTGCCCAAAGCCATACGCAGTAAAGATTTGTCACTCATAACGGTTTTTTTTATCATCTCCACTGTTGACGTCAACAGTGGAGCTTCTCTATTAACAGGAAATTGGCTCAGGGACAGGATTAGGACGATCATGTCGTCGAATGTTCGATGACATAACTTCTCGTATTCCCTCGTGATTACTCCAATAGTGAGTGGAGCAGGGTTGTCAAGGGCGGAGCGAATGCGGAGAGCGAAGCGTCCCTTGATGAGCCTGCGGAACGAACTACACTACGTAGCCGAGGGAATAGCTTATCAATCAATCCGATTAAATTTTGATAATAAAAAACCCAAGACCTTTAGTTATAGCTTAGGTATTGGGTCGTGACAATATTTAGCTTCATTGGCACCATGATACGAAGAAAAAAGATATCTCTCCGGAAAAGTGCTGGTGGGGATAACCGGACTTGACGGCTCTGATTTCGCTCATTTCTTCTAGTCAAATAACCAGGTAAGCTATCGGGTTAAGTCCCTAAGCAAAGGCTTGATGGGTCGTGACAATATTTAGCTTTGTTCAATGACTAGCTTTCCTAAATTTCGGTTTTTTGGAAAACCTAGTTGTGTTTTGAGTTGCGATCTCCACTTGCTACTGGCTTAGGACTATTGACTATCCAAAGTAAATTTAAGGAGATATCAGCAAGTGGAAAAATCAAAACGCATCATTGCGCTGAAAAGCATTTTGTTTGCTTCGGTTGCAACCACAGCTATGCTTTTTGCTATCAGCCTTGGTGACTCTGTTGAGATTAATGTTCGACCTGGATCGATCCAAGTCAAAGTAGACACCAATGGTTGCCGTTGCCTAATGGATACTTTGCCACCGACCAAGAACGTAAAAGGGTAGCTCCTTCACTTGTCGCCATAATAAAGGTTTAATAAAAAACGCCCCAGGCGGGAGCGATCACCTCTAATTCCGCAAACTGTTTTCGCAATTTGCAAATAGCAAGAGAAGCCCCCTTGCTGAGGAGGCTTCTCTTGCAACCTAGTTGATTGTTGAGCCAAATTTACCGTAGCGGCGAATCCTGGCGTTGGAGCTGACAGGTTTAAAACGCTTAATATCTTCTAGCCGATCATGTCCTTTGACAGGAATCAATTCGCCATTTCCTAGATAAACGAAATATCCAGGACTAGTTTCTCGTTTTGTCACTTCCCTTACGGCAATTCCGTCAACAAAGAAATTAATCTCTTCCTTGGTCTTGCCTACCAAATTTCTGATGTTAGTCATCGTTTTATGCATGTGCTTGTTGTTACATGTTTATTTTATCACATTATTAGTTATATTAAAACTTTAATATAAAAAATCGCTCCCGTTGTGGGAGCGATCGCCTCTAATTCCGCAAACTGTTTTCGCAAATTGCAAAACACTAGCTTTGCAGACGAGAAGCGAGCTTGGTGTTTCTGGCTTGAATCTTGTTGGTCTTCACCGCAACCTGCAAGGGCTTCTCTTCGCCGACGAGGATAACCAGCTTCTTTGCACGAGTCACACCCGTGTAAAGAAGGTTCCGCTGCAACATCATGTACTGCTGCATGGAGACAGGAATGATTACGACGGGAAACTCCGCGCCTTGGGCTTTATGCACCGAAATGCTGTAGGCCAGCATTAAGTCGCTCAAATCGGAAAAGGTGTATTTGACTAGCCGCCCTTCTGGATTGTCCAGATCGGGGAAACGGATCTGCACCTCTTTCTCCTTGATGTCCAGCTTCTCAATCTTGCCGATGTCGCCGTTGAAGACGCGCTTGTCATAGTTGTTATGGCATTGAATTACGCGATCACCAACCCTGAATTGCCCTTGTTCTATCTTTCCCCCAGCCTTGGGATTCCAAGCCTCTTGAATCAACTTGTTCAACTCGATATTGCCGCAATCACCCTTATGCATGGGAGACAGACACTGAATATCGTCTTTGTTCCAACCCAACTCAGGTAGCTTCTCAGAAACCAGCCATTTGATTGCTGATGGAATTTGCCCCTGGGAACAGTTAACCCAAAGGGCGTCGGTAGTAGGAATACCAGATGAGCGACCGATTTGTTCCAGAACAGGCATCTCTCCCTTATTAATCATTAGCGAAGCCTGGATGATGCGACTCGTTGCCGCTTGGCGGAATATTTCGGTTAGTCGAGCCACAGGAATTTCACCAGAAGCAATGATGTCCCGAAGAACGTTCCCAGCTCCCACTGACGGAAGCTGATTTACGTCGCCCACTATAGCAACTGAGGCATGGGGCGGAATAGCCTCAAACAATGCATAGGCTAGTAGCAGGTCAACCATAGAGGATTCATCGATCAGAAATGCATCACCAGGAACGGGGTTATCTCGGTTGTGCGTAAATCCGTTTCCCGTCCAGCCGAGCAAGCGATGAATTGTACTCGCATTGGTTAAGCCAGTGGCTTCTCGAATACGTTGTGCAGCTTTGCCTGTTGGCGCGATCGCGACTATTCTTTTATTAAGTTTGTGCCAATATTCGGCGATCGCTTTTGATACCGTGGATTTTCCGACGCCGGCCCCACCTGTAATTACTGTTAAACCATTCGACTCAACGGTAACAACAGCATTCTTCTGACCTGCTGCCAACTGAATACCATTTTTGTCCTGACATTGTCGCAACCATTCATCTATACTTACTGCGTTGATTGCGCCACTAAGTTGTTTAATCTTCTGAGCAAGTTCAACTTCTGCCTGATGGTACGAAGCCAGATAGACATCTTCCTCTTCTTCCACCAATCGTTTGTGGAACTTAGTTTTAATTGATTTGAGCTTAGTTATAGATTCTATTACTTCTTCTGTTTGAGGCTGATATCCAGGAAGAGCAATCAATTCTTTCACCATTGATTCCAGTTCGGGGCGAGGTAGGAAGCAGTGTCCATACATGTTCGCCACACCCCTCAAGACGTGAAGGATTGCAGCCTGAATGCGGATAGACGAATTTGGATCTATTTCCAGTCCAAGTGCTACTTCATCCGCTTTTTTAAACCCAAATCCACGAACCTCTTCAGCGAGGATGTATGGATCAGCCTTGATTCTCTGAATCGAATCTTCTCTGTACTCCTTATAAATCCGAGGAGCGTAGCTAGCCGAGACCCCAAGCTTATGTAGAAATCCGATCAATCTACTCAATCCTTTGGTTTCGTTGAAGGATTTGATAATTCCGGGCAGGTTTTTTACACCGATACCCCGAATGGTTAGGAGTTGGTCTGGATCTTCCTCAAATACGAGTAATGTATTTTCTCCAAATTTCTCAACAATTTTTCGAGCGGTAGATTCTCCCAGCCCCTTCAGGGTCGAGATATATGCGACTAGCGCTGTGTCTCCTGTTGGGTCGGGGATTTCGTAAGACACAAAATTAAACTGCTCACCATAGCGGGGATGTGTTTTCCAGTTCCCGCGCAAGGTTACCCTTAAACCTTTTTCCGCATCTGGCATAACGCCGGATGCGGTAGTAATTTTGAAGTCGTCGTCAGCTATTCTCAGGACGACGTACCCAGTATCAGCAGCCTTGAAGGTGACAGTGTTGATAAACCCTACCAGCTCAATTGTCTGAACGCCTTGCGCTTGCATAATTTTCCTTCATTTGTCCTTTTCACTACGTTAGCATAAATGTGATAAATTAACTATATAATCTAAATTGGTAATAAACCTTTAATAAGAAAATCGCCCCCAGATGGGAGCGATCGCAAATCCTCTAATTCCCCTTGCCTTTCGCAAATTGCAAAACCTAGTCCTTATCGAACTGACTCTCTGTTCTTTCTGTACTCCAAGAAAATTTGCCGTACCGGAACTTGAGGACGATTTCGGTAGAGACTATGCGGTCATTTTTAAGGGCTTCAATCATTGATGGGATGATGCCTTCACAGTGGCGCAGGACTCGCTGCATTTCTTGACTTTTTTGCTCTTGCCAGCCTTCTAGGAGCTTGGCGCGGGCATTTTGGGGCTTAAAATCGTCTATCCAGTCCAGTCGCTGCTTTTCATTGTCGGTCTCTTGAATCAGGATGTCATCGCTCTTTTTCCGGAGGATGATGCTGATCTCACTCATCACGTTCCCCTGACCTTTATCAAGCGCCCGACCAATGTAGGGTTTTAAAGCGGATATCAGCTCTCCAGGAGATTTCTCTTGCTTTTTGCGGGAGCGAAGGCTAACAAATTTTGCCGTTGAAACCATTTTTCAGAATCTGCGTAGGGGATACTCATCAAGGTAAAGCTCGTCTAGAAACTGCTGGATTTCGCCATTCCAGATTGCGCCCTGATAAGCGTAATAGGGGAATGTTAGCAAATGGCGATCAGGTTCACTTTTAGGAGTGAAGTAAATTTCTGTTCGGAGTGCGTTTTGAAAGGCGGTGTACTCGCTGACTCTCACAACCAACTCGTCTAATCCGGCTACCCATTTGCGAATTTCCAGCTCGGCGTTGTAAATCCAGTACTCAGGTGCGTAATTCGACAAAGGCTCAAATAACTCCGGTGCCATGCCGAAATCTGGGTGTAGGGGATTTTCTCCTTTGCGGATGAGGCAGACAGATATGATGCTGTGAGAAATCGTTCTTACACCCGACACAATGTTCATATTCCCATATTGGTCATATGGGAGCCACAGTGACCAGGCGTTGCCATAAAAATTGTAAGAATTTGAAGAGAGTAATGGCATTAAAGCAAAACGCCGACTGCGCTAGTCGGCGTCTCGTAAAGAGGTTGATGTTGATTGTTGTGAAAATTATACCAATGGGTTTTCCACAACTTTATTAACATGGGGAATCATATTAAAGGTTTAATAAGAAATCGCCCACCTATAAGAGGTGAGCGATTTCTTTGTTAGATACTAATAAAAACCCGTTCTGCTAACAACAACTGTAAGGCTTGATACCTGGTTGTTTTTGCTTGATTCATTTTGTCGCAGATCTTGTCAGTCCAGTCAATGACTACGATCGGAACATCTTCTTCGCCAGTTGCGGCGACAATAGATTCTCTGACAATGTCGAGAAGAGCTTCTTCTCCGACTTCTGCAACATCTCTTCCATATATCAATCCGCAAACTATTTTGTTGTTTACAACGATAAAGAAATCGTCAGAGTGACATATTTGTTCGATAGTGATCATGTGGTTTCCTTTTAAACTATGTTTATTTTATCACATTTTATGGCAATATGCTACAAAAGAAATCGCTCACCTATTATGGGTGAGCGATCGCACAACAAATTAATTAATCCGATAAAGAAGTAGACTATCTTTATCCTTACTGCCGAGACCAAGTGCGCCTAGTAGCTGTCCCCAGTACTCGAAGTCAATATCATCTAGATCTATTTCATCCCCATCGTAGGGAGAGAGGAAATGTCCTCGACCGTCTTCTGATATCGCGTCACGAACAAATTCATCAATATCTTCGATGATTGCCGCGATTGTGTCGTTAGCACCCTCGCACTTAGTGGCTTGGAAGTTACGAATCATCTCTTCCGCTTCATAAGGAAGCTTTGAGTGTCGCAAGATAAATTCAGTATTGAAAGCCCAGAGGCTTTCTTTTACATATTCACCTGCCGCCTCATCAGCTTCTTCTTCTGAGGTTGCTACGGCATATTCTTTGCCGTCAAATTCAAAAACTGGAAGTCCGTAGTGGTCATAACGACGCTTTTTGATTACTTCAGTCATGATAGTTTTCTTTTGTTGTTTACATATATTATTTTATCACATTTTTATATTAAATCTTTAATAAAAATAGCCCATCTATCATAGATGGGCTATCACTGCCTAATTGATTTTGCAATTTGCACTCATACTATTCGGCTTTTCTGTCTACGATTGGGATGATATTCCGAGCCAGGGATTCTTTTACAGCGTCGAGTGGTTTCAATCCCTGATAGACGACAAGGCGTGCGCCCAGTTCTTCAACCTGGGAAATCCAGCGCAATTCGTCTGTCGTCAGTGCATCTCTCAGCTTACTCCGGTCTTTAACCTGGAGATCGAGACAAAGCTTCTTAGCTGTACGACCAAACAAGCCAATATTCAAGGCGTCAGAACAATGTTTATACATCCATTGTTTGGCGTTTTCTGAAAGTTCATCTTTGTGTTTTTCGATGTACCATTGGACAGCATCGGTCATGTCTAAGCGAACTTGCTTGCCTTCCTGTCGTTTCTTCAACCAGTCTTGGCGATCTTCTTGATCGAATTGAATCCCAAAGGCGTCACAGAATGCTTGTTGCAATGACAATCCAGCTAAGTCAATCAATAACTCTGTAGCAGTGCCACTTCCAAGCCTTGAGCAGATCTTGAGGAACAAGGGAAGTTTTCCAACACTAAGTAAATCGGCTTTTTCGTTAGCCCCTTCAATCGAGACCTTTGGATGTACTAAAAGTCCTTGTGGAGCAAGGGTTTTAGCCTCTTCCGAAGATGCTGCGCGGATGTACCGTTTTGCTGCTTGACTCCGCTCATATTCTGGATAAGCCAAAAGAACAGCCTGTGTTTTACTAACACCGAACTTGTTCGTTGGAGTCCATAAGTTTTCTGGCAACAAATATCCTTCGATCAAAATATTTCCAAGCGGAACTTCAGCACGAATCGCTTTTGTATTAGAATTGTCCATGTTGTTCGCCACTTGTTCTGGCGGATAGCCCCAGCCATACTTGCGATAGGGGGATGGTGAGACATCTCCTGTTTCGCGCTGGGTTTTCACTTCTTAATTTTAACAATTAAATTAAAAATTACTTGTCTGCAAAAATACAATTTTGAGCTTATTCTTTGCAGTAAATAATGTTTCTTACATTGCTTATATTAAAGGTTTAATATGCAAGCAAAAGATCGACCTAGATTAACAACGGCGAATAGAAGAGCGATCGCGAAAGCAACAGATCCAGGAGGAATAAGCGATCGCCGAAAATTCGCCGCCCAAATGACACGCATCAGAAAAGCCTCTACTGATCGTTGGTACAAGGAGGGTGGTCACTGGTTTCTGTCCTGGGCAAAAGAGAACTATAGAACCTGGACAGGTGAACCTCTTCGTTGGGACGATCCCTTCTCAGAAGAGTTTTACCTTGTAATGGGAAATCCTTGGTTTGTCTCCTTATACGTTGAAAAATCGGCCCAAGTGGGATGGAGCGAAAGTGGAATAGCTTTTACAGCATTTTGCTTAGGCGCACTTCGTGTTCCTACAGCTTATGGCGTTGAACAAGAGCGCAAGCTAGGGGACATGGTAGGGCCGCGTATTCAACCAGCCCTGGACAATATTGCACCTATCCAAAAACTCAAGGTTGAGTACAAGTCTGCCGTAGGGCGTAAAGACACTGATACCAAGCAGCGGCAAATCACAGTTGGGGGAGTACTCTTAACCTGCTTCTATGCCAGTACTAGTTCTGGAGGGAAGTCCAAAGAGTCTGGTGGGCGCGGTCGTCAGGCAGCCTCTGGTCTTTCGTCGTTTACTGCTTGGGTACTGGCATGCTTGGACGAGATTGAGCTATGGCCAGCAGGAGCATTGGATGTGGCGCGTCAACGGCAAGAGGCATCCCCTCTCCCCACTAAACCTCTTCGAGCTGGCTCCACACCGGGTCATGAGGGTGGAATTGTCGATAGTTACTCGCGTTCCGCCAAGCATTTGTTTCAGTGGGAGGTTAAATGTCCCTGCTGCGATTGCCTCCAACACATCGACCCCTTTGGCAATCTCATCCTTTCTGTTCCTGTAGACGAAGAAGGGAATGAAGTAGCCGAAAGCAGTGAGGAAGAATTCATCGATATCATGGGTCGTCCCCGCAAGTGGTTTTGTCACGATCCATTGCGCCCGGTAGAGACGGCTTATGTGGGATGTCAGCACTGTGGGAAAGAATTGAGTAAAGAGGCGATCGCAGCAGGTCGATTTACCTGCGTTAACACGGCTATCCCTTTACGAGAGCTACATGACAAGCTACTAGAACAGCAGTCCCCGCTTTACGATGACGTCGCGTTGCGGTTGCCCAAATTGGCGACAGCTCGGTTCAGTGCTCCGGAGAGAATGCGCCGCTTGATTACAACCCGAAATCCGGCTGATGAAATTCAACAGGGTCTGGGCAAGGCGGTATCGATTGGTGGGGGTCGTATTAATCTCACTCGTCTACTTCGATGCATTGGTCGTCCCTATCCTGCGGAGGCGGCTTATTGGGAGGAGTATACGGTTGTTGGCGTAGACCAGGGCATGGTTGGGAACTGGGTTGTTGTCTGCAAGTTCTGGGTGCCAGAAGAGGGCGAGGATGATGAAGACCGCTGGTATCGCGCCTTTGTTGAAATAATCTCCTACGAGCAACTGGGAGGCGGTTTTCCTGCAATCCATCAATTGGCTTTGCGGTACGATGCCGATTTAGTTGGAATCGATAATGAACCGGAAGTGGAAAAAGCTGGGGAATATGCAAGACAGCATCCGCCTGACTATGACAACGAGGGATATGCAGTATTGATGTTTGACCAGCTCAAGCTGAATGGTCCTAAATATAAGCATTCGGACAAGAACGTCCAGGGAGTGGAGACGCCGATTATTGCGTTGCATCGGACGGCTCAGTTGGATGCAGTGCGCGATCGCATTCATCAACTTCAATATCGATTTCCCAAGGATTTAGTTTATGACCCAAAGGATGATGAGAATTTCATCCATCACTTGCAAACATCCGAACGGCTGAAGAACGGAACTTGGTCTGAACCCGAGGGTTCGCCCGATCACTATCATCACGCCCTGGGCTTTGCAGAGATGGCGATGCTTTATTGGCTAGTTGAGGCACCAACACCAATGGTATTTGGCACTATGAAAAGAGATTGATATGTGGTAAAATAATTAAGTAAACAAATTAAAAAGTGACAATGCTAGACAATTTACAAGACCTAGAAATTCAGTTAGCTCAATTACAAGCACGACTGGATTCTCATCAAGCTGTTTTCAAGGCAGAGCAAGAGCGCTTAGGGAAGGAATTTCCTAAACTGACTCAACTCAAAGATGAGGCTAAACGTCTCAATGACGGGTGGATACCTTTTGATAAATATACCAATTTCTCAAGAAAGGAGGACGTTATCAAGTGGATCGCTAAAAAGAATATACCTTCTCCTGAAGAAACTATCGAAAAGTGGCGCGAAACCAAAAATCGCATCATTGCAACGAAGGTGGGCATGACATACGTTCAATGGAGCATATTGAACAATCTCACCTATGCAGAGTATGAAGACAGGATGTTTTGGAAAAAAAATCACAATTCGGTTTATACCGATGGTGGTCTGCATTTCTTTTACGCCGTTTTAGCAGCAGAAGAAAATTCGTTAATGGTCTACTTGGAAGGCAGAACACCTGCCGCCAAGGAGTCTGTTGTTTATCTAGCAGTACCGCCAGATGGTAATACCTACTTAGTCACAGATATTCGTTGTGAAGAGAAATACGATATTTCATCGATTCGACACGGTGAATTGAAGAGGCTCTAGTGAAGAGTCCGCCCCAAAAGGGGCGGATTTTTTATTAAAGGTTTAATATACTTTTTTGCTATAAAGTGATAAAATAATTAAGTAAACAAGATTAAAACATTATCATGACTAAAATGATCGAAAGCTTCGCAACAATGCTACTAGCTGACGCATTTTGGAGTACATGGGAGGATGACGAGTCCGTCATTGACCTAATTACTCAAGAGGAGCGGGAAAAGTTCTGCCGCAGTTATGCTGGTTCAGGTTGCGAAATTGTTCAAGGTATGGAATGCGCTCTTGAGGATCTAGAAATAGACATCAAACCATTCCTCCCTTTAGAAGTGGTTCAACAGATTGTAGACAATGTTAATGAATTTTGGAAAAATAAATACTCAGTGGAAGAACTCCATGAGTATTGCCAGCGAGCATCTCATCGATTAATATTGGGTCGAATCGGTCATGGCGTAGACGCTGATGACGATACCCATATCGCCGAGATGTTTGAAGAATTGGGGATATCAACTCCCCCCAGTTCCCACGAAGGAGCTTATGAGCAAGGCGAAAACCTTGCGAGCAAGGTTGAGGAAACCCTAGCCGTAAAATACGGACACCAGTGGGTTAAATATTCAACGAGTAAGTATGACATTTTAATCCTGGCTCAAAAAGCAGGTGATGGTAATTCTTACTTCTCTATTAAGGCGATGAACCGTAGCACTTTTAAATCTGACTGGGTAACAAACATGCATAGCATTGTTACCGTAACAGGTTCATCTGAATGGGAAAAAGAATTTGCAGATTGGGAGATGCCTTTTGAAGAGGCGATCGCAAAGATGCAAATCCTTGAGGACAAAATGAAAGACTCCGCTTTTATGGAATGGTTTCACAAAGACTTAGAGTCTGACGAAGAAGAGTTTGAGTGGAACTAGCAAAAAAGCCCGGATTTACCGGGCTTTTGTTTTGTTGTGTGATAAACTTAAGTAGTAAACATCCCGTCTTACTTGCACACATTTTTTTTTGAAAAATGACAGTACAACGGCATTGTATTCCTGCTTATGCGGTTTGCAGAACAAATAAACATTGGTTATGGGCTGTTTGGACACAAAAACAATTCCGTGTTTCTCATTTTGAGAAATTAATACCAACTCATATAGGTAAGGCAAATTCCAAGGCAGAAGCGATCGCGGAAATTGGTAAAATTTTAGATTTAGATTTGCTGTCGTGCAAAATACGTATGGTTTCTTACTCTATGAAAACGGGAGAGGGAATTCCAATTTATCAGTTCGTCCCCTACTGGAAGGCTGATGTAGTTCAACTTTGGTCAACTTCGGCTCTTGTTGGAGCTAGAAAGAAATTGTACAGGACTCGTGAAGTGAATATTGCAAACAACTGGGAAACAAAGGTCATAGGTTTAGCACCTAGCTTTCTACCACTGAAGGAAGGGGGTGAGTATATAGGAGAAGTTGATCGAAGAAACGGTGAAGCTTGTGAACCAACCAAGGCGAACATAAAAGTTCACTCAAGATATATCAATCAAGGTGGTTGGATACTCTATAACATCGTTCTAGATGGCAAAGAGAAAGTCACGATGAGTGAAGACTGTTCTATGCTGGGTGGACTTTACCGCTTTGTTATCTACAATCAATTCTGGAATTTTCACAAACGAAGTGAAACTTTAGTTTAGATCTTCAATGCGCTAAAGGTTTAATAACAAAAAGATATCGCTGTATTAATACAAGCGATATCTTTTTGTGTCTAAGTTTCTTCTGGATCTGACTCAAAGCGTTCGATAACGTAACGTGTTCAGCTATTGCAACCTGGAGATCTTCCAGGTCGTATTCTCCTTCTTTGTACATGGTAGCAAAATCCATCATTTTGCTAAGAAAGTAGAAGTCTGAATCGATATACCAAACAATGATTTGTGTGAATTTGTTTAATTTCATCTCTTCTGTTTTTGTTATTACTTTACATGTGTTTACTATTGTATTTTATCACATTCTTTGAGTATATAGCCTAGATTGGTACAATCTGAACGAAATGTTGCTATTTGAGCTATTTATATTAAAGGTTTATTATCGATGGTCAACTCTGCCAATCCTCTCGTTAATTCTGTCAATACCGTCTTCAATACTTCCAACCCGCTCGACGTTCAACCCAACGATTTGGGCGTGAAATTCATGGCACCTGCGAGCCAGACAGATCCTCGCGTTCCCGTGGCTGAAGAATTTGCCCTTTCATCGGAAATCTTCATCGAGTTGTGGCGCTCATCTCGCAGGCAGGGGTGGAATACTCTTCCTAAATTTGAAACCAATATCCGCAAATTAAAAATCCTCGGACGCGCCCAGCTAAAGATTTATAGGGATACCTTAAGTCTGGATACATCAATTACGGTACCTGCATTAGAAAACACAGGCTCAACTATTAAGCGGGACGACTACCTGAGCCTGGTTTCGTTTTGTGCAGAGGTGGGCGCTATTCAAGATGCAACGCTGGGGCAAATTACTTTTCGCTACCGCCACCCTTTAAACCAAACGATTGAGACTATTCAGAAGGAAAACTCGCGCCGATATCGTTCTTTTTGGATGTTAGTACTTACATCAAATATTCCAACTGTGGACACATTGCTCAGTGGGATGACGACGGAGGCGAATGGGGATAGGAGACTCGCGATCGCCAACACATTAGAAACCGGATTCCCCCTCACCCCAGGAGTCCAGGTTTACGCCAGAGACGCTCGCTTAACCAGTGGTGTCGCCTACACGGTTGTTCCCGAATCCATTGAGTTTCTCCCCTTGTGTCTGATTCGCAGATTGCAAAACTATCAAGAAGATGGCTTCACCTATGGGTATGGCGGGGAAGAGCCGCTAGAGGTGGGAGTATCTGTAATTAGTCTTGCTAAGCCGCTAGAATCGGGCGAGATTATGAATCGTGTGCGGGGGCGGATACAGGATATCTGTGCAGGTGTGCCGGGTCAAGGCAGTAGCTATAAGCGTACAATCCTTAACCTGGTGGCCGGTCAGGTGGCAGGGAATCCAGGTAAAGCAGGGCAGTCGGCAAGTTCTCCCAACGGTTCAGTTTGCCTTGCGAACGACCAAAGAGTGACGTTTACCAACCAGGCTGTTTCTCAGCGGTGGTCTGTGGTTCGGGTAACGGCAGGAAATGGAGGAGCGGGTTCTGGTGGTAAGCTTAGGGGTTTGCTCGCTGTTGGTCTCAATACGAATGCTCCGTCTGGTTCAGTGTTCAGCGAAGTCAGAGAAGACCATAAAATCTATACGGCTGATGGAGTAGAACAGTCTTCACTGGGGACGTTTTCCAACCTAGGTGGCAGCGGTTCGTTGCAATGGCTAGCTGGGGAGAACTCTTCAATTCTTCCCGGCATGGTTGCGTATTTCGTGCCATCGGTTCGGTATCCTGCGGGCAGCGGCTTTAATTTGCCTTTTGCAAAATGCGAAAAAGTGTGGAAGGATGGGGCGGCGATCGCGCCTGAAAACATTCGCCAGGGATACGAAGGAGATATTGACGGGTATCAAGACCCAGCTGGTAACGAAGCTTTTCTGGTAATCGTTGGGTCGGAACGGGCGGCACTGCACTATATCTATAAGAAAGTGATTATTACAACCGATGGTAGTGGGGCTGCGGTTATTCCTCCCAACGAGTCGGGCTGCTTTGCTTTTATCCAGGGGCGAACAGGAAGAATTAATTCTCCTGTTTGCACAGGGCTTAAACAGAATACGGCTTATCAAGCGCTGATTTATTACCCTCCCCGCTCCACTGAGTCTTGGCAATTCCAATTCACCTATTGTGAATATCAGGGGATGGGATTGAATAATCCTGACTGGGTTGATGGTGCGACAGTCGTTTCACCCGCTTTATTCTTCATCCACACCCAGGGTGGGGGATTAAGCGTTCATCAGGGACAGGCGGCAACTCGGTACTCTCCGATCTCATTTCACCTCCCTTCGGTTACGAACCCTCCGTCGCCCAGCTATAACTTTGATGCCCCGACTCAACTTGCGGGCGAACCTTATCTGGGGCCGGACACCAATCGGGAGTTGCCTTTAATGTCGGGGTTTGGTTTGGCTATTCCGACACCTGGGCAGAATCTTAGTCTTCAGAAGAATAGTGGAGTGCAGGCGCGATCGCTCAATGCCACTCTTCTCACCAACAATCAACCTGTGGGTTTTCGCACTCCAACCCTGCAAAGCAAAGCCCCCTTCCAAGCGGTGATGTACTTCGCTGCTCAGAAAGGGGAGGATGTGAGGTTAATTATTGTGACTTACAACTCGCCTGGAACCGATGGCGTAAATGTGGTTGCAAATTCTCAGGCGGGGGCGGCTATCGACTTGTTCCGGTTGTAATGACTAGGTACTTCGTCATCTTTCCCGTCGATTCGCCGGAGGAATTGCTTACGATTTCGGAAAAATTTGATCGCTCGTTCGTCAAGTTATTGAAGGATGAGCGGTTGTACTTCCTGGATAGCAAGATTAGTGAGCGGCAGCTGAGGGAACTGTTTGAGGCTTATCCGGAGAAGAAGGTGCGATCGCTCATTTTCTCTCGAATTACAGGAATATCTATAGAAAAAAACAACTCGTCTTAGTAGCGAGTTGTTTTTTGAGATTTCTAGTTAAGTTTACTTGTTCTCCTTATTTCTTCTACAAAGTAACATAGATTTTCTGGAGAGTAGGTTAGCCATTCACGATCTTTTCCTCTGATGTAATCGTTTTCTTTTTGACCCCATTGCACCTGTACCATTCTTTTTTCACCTTTCATCTCTCTTGAGTCATCCTTGAAGGCTACTCCAACCCAAGGGAAGTCTGTATGAATGACGACAATGCCTGGTTTTCCTATTCCTCTGCAACAAAGCTCATCCGGATTTATCAGTTTTGTTAGGTACCATAAACCATATGGACCTTGACAAATTCTCGCTCCTGCATCTTGTATGTTAGATCGGGCGTGTGATGCTTCTTCAAATGAATCGAATGTTTTGAACATACCGCTTTTTTGAATATCTATCTTATTATTTTATCACAGAATCCTTGCGGTTTGCAAAAAAAGCCCACCAGAAGGTGAGCGATTGTAATTTGGTTTTGCAATTTGCAAAAGACTATTCGGCTTTTCTGTCTACGACCGGGATGATATTCCGAGCCAGGGATTCTTTTACAGCGTCCAGTGGTTTCAATCCCTGATAAACAACAAGGCGAGCACCTAGTTCTTCAACCTGGGAAATCCATCGGAGTTCGTCTGCGGTGAGCGCGTCTCTCAACTTACTCCGATCCTTGACATTGAGATCGATGCAAAGCTTTTTGGCGGTACGACCAAACAAGCCAAGGTTTAAAGCATCTGAACAGTGTTTGTACATCCACTGCTTCGCGTTTTCCGAAAGTTTGTCTTTGTGCTTTTCGATATACCACTGGACGGCATCGGTCATGTCTAAGCGAACTTTCTTCCCTTCTTCCCTTGCCTGGAATCGCTCATTCCGTTCTTGTTCCGTTCGGAAAATCCCGAAGGCTTTGTCTGCTCGACGCTCAATGGACTCGGTGTTAGATGCGATCAACATACTCAGGGCTTTTTGATTGCCCTGAAGTGCGAAATGTCCCCAAATATGTCCAGCGTCTTCTATTGAGACGGTTTGAGCTTTTCTTGCTTTTGCCTCATTTTGAATAGAAACAGACAAACGCGAACCTCTAAAACCCCTTTCTAGTAAGGAATTCAGGATGTTTTTCTTCTTTGACGCTAACTCCGAAAACCAGTTGGGTTTTTCGTTTATTCGCTCCAGCACCTGGGACTGGCTGAGCCTGTACTCGCCATATTCCGCTTGATACTTATCTTCAATGCGGAAAACTTCCAATTGCTCTGAGCCATGTTGGATTACAACACGCTCAGCTTTTGCGATAATATCCATGTTGTTCGCCACCTTGTATGGCGGATAGCCCCAGCCGTACTGCGATAGGGGGATGGTGGAAACATCTCCTGTTTCGCGCTGGGATTTTACTCCCTAATTCTAACAATTTATTTTCTTTTTAATTGTATTTAATGAGACATTTATTGATTTGTAATTTTGTGCTTAGCATGGCTTTTATTAAACATTTAATAAAAATGTAATAAAATATAGTTGTAAACAATTTTTAGAGCACATGAAAAGACCAATAAACAGCCAAATTGTTCAGCTTCGTAGTCACTCCAAACGACTAGAAGAGTTGGAGAACAAGATAGAAGCAAGTAATGAACTACTCCGACCTAGCGACAGCAGGTCGGAGTAGTTCATTTCGACGAGCCAAGCGAATTGTGCATAGAGGGTCTTGGTGCCTCAGAGATTTAGACAATCTGGCGGAAGAACCTTATGAATAGATAGGTGCGATCACTCCCAACTGGGAGTAGTTTTTTATTTGATATTTAATCTAAAATGTGATAAAATTAAATAGTAAACAATTAATGGATTTCAACATGTCTACATATTCAGGAAAAAGCAAATTACTGAATTGTTTGGAAACAATTGAAGACTTCAGCAATGAAATAGATTGGGATACTTTACAAGAGTCTGATGAAGGTCTATACGAGAACTTGATTCAGGATAATTCTAGAGCCTACGATCTTTTAAATGAAATTCAGGAGGTTTTGTATTCCAAAAAGCAGCCAATCTATACCGTTCGTCAAGTATGTGCCGACGAACCTTCGAGTTGTTTTGATATTGTTCTTCGGTTGGATGCCTTGATCGAAAAATACCCTTTTCTATTAGAGGCTCTTGCTATTTGCGGACTTGACGAGATATCTTTTCTGGACAAATCGAGTTTAGTTTCGGTACAGATAAGAAAAGTAGAATAATTGTTTGCGATCGCTCCCAACTGGGGGCGATTTTTTATATTAAACCTTTATTATCTTGTACCTTCCAGTTCATACCCCCTTTAGCACAATGCTAAAATAACCAAAAAATCACCATTTGTTAACACTCTCACTTGCGACCCCGCCCGTGTCTTTTAGATATGAGCGGGGTATTTGTTTTTTACGAGAAACTTTATGCCGTTGATCGAAGCCGCCTTAAGGCATCCCAAAGAGCCATTACAGATTCCCTATCCCCGAAACTACCAAGGGGAGAAGAGCGGAAGAGAGTCTGATGCTGAATTCCATATTTCCTGCGAACCTCGGTATTTGACCCCTGGAGAAATTGAGGTAGCAGAAACCTTTCTCAAAAAGCTGCCATACACCCAGGTTTTAGACAGAACAGGTGCAGTGATTATTGGCGACGACTCGTTGCTAGAGAAAGATCACGACTATCTAGACGACATTGAGAAAGCCCAAGGCTTGTCCAATACTCGCTATGTGTCGGCAACCTCCGAGCGAGCCGTAGCGGAAAGGGTGTTGATTATCCGGGAGCGGGGGTATTTCGGCAACGGTTCAAAAATCCTGGATTCCAAGAAAGCTGAGTAACTAAGGAGGGCAAAATGGCAGTAATTCGTAGATTTGGTAGCAAACCGGGTGGTCCTGGTATTGTCGTCAATGAGCGGTCAGGAATTAACCAAATTCCTGATCCTACCTATGGTTCAACTTTTATGTTGGGCGTCCTCAAGCGTGGGCCAATGGGCGTAATTGTCCCAGTTCGCAGCAAGCGGCAGTACAATTTAATCTTTGGCGATCCATCCGACGACACCTGGCCTCTTTTTACGGATAGTTCGCACCTTTGCCCTGATGCGATTGATGGATTTTTCTCCACGGGAGGTGGGGCTGGGGTTCTGATGCTTTGTCGTCCGGAGTTAGACAAAACCGCTCGTCCAGCCGAGAAAATATTCAAGGGGCGGAATGGAGCGGAAGTCTTACGTGTAAAGGCGAGTAATGAAGGACGTTGGGGAGGAGCCGCAAATAAAATCGCAGCCACTCCAATTGTTTACGCTACATCTCGAACATTCACCCTTGTTACTCCTGGGGTAGAGCGCAATGAGTTTAGAGATGCAGATGCTAAATTCTCCAATTTAGATAATCGCGTCTACAAAATCGTCTCTAATAGCAAAGCTGATCCCATTTCAGGAGAGACGATCTATACTGTTGGGGCGCAATACGACTTGGTTCGCGAACGTGTGTCGGGACCTGTGGCAATGACGGGAACCGCAACCTACTCTCCGTTCACTGCACTAACTGGCACAATTGCTTACCCTCTCTATAATGCCGTCACGGGAACAGCCAGTATCAACGAGCGAGTGATTACAGGTGTTGGCACGTCTTTCTCAACCGAGCTTCAAGTTGGAAATAATATTTATTACAACGGCGAAGCAAGGGCGATTGAGAGTATCACTAGTAACACCACTCTTACTGTTGCTGAAGCATTCTCTATTCCCACAGCCAATAACGTCAGCCTACAGCGAGACAACCTGGTAGTAACAGGCACCAACAGCCAATTCACGACTGAGCTGGCTGTTGGTGATGAAATCTTTGTTGAGGTTAACGGCATAAGACAGGGACGAGTCGTGGGCGCGATCGCCTCTCCGACTGAACTCACTTTAAATTCTGGTTTCTCTGACGAAGTAGGCGCAGGAACTCAAGCCACTCGGCGCAACTTTACTTTAAGGGGTACAGGTACCGCCTTCTTGGCGGAAATCAAACCGGGAGAATTCATTGTAGATCCCAACCGAGCAGGGAAAACCGTTAAGGTTGTAAGGGTTGTTTCCAACACAGAAATAAGGCTTGAAAAGCCATTCCAGATCAATTTTGCAGATGCACAATTGACTCGACAGCCGTATTTAGCGACTATTGAATATACGCCAGCTAAGTACGAAGGATTGGCGATTGAGATTAGTCAAGGACTCAAAAAGCCCGAAACACATTTTACGCTTACCGTTTTCTTCAACGGCTCACAAGTTCTTCAGGTACCCGACTGCTCTCTGGATCGGAATGATCCAGATTTTGTCGATACCAAGGTAAGCAACGCCAATATTGCTCACGCCACCGGGACTCGAAACTACGCCCAGTGGATCGAAGCCGAGTCTTTGTGGTCGTCAACCTATACCACATCTGAGCAAAACGATGTACGTCCTTGCAACGGGTCGGGCCAGATCGTCCACTTGACCAGCAACACGATGTTCACCGTTGCTGACTTAGATTGGGGCAACCTAGTTGGTCAAAGGGTTTATCCCAACCCCTACGAGTACTATCGCGACTTTTATACTATTCAGCAAGCTTCTGCTCCTATTTCCTTGGAAGGGACAGTTTCTTCTGCTGGGGTAAACGTTACAGGAACAGCGACTCGGTTTGCGTCCCAAGTTAAGGCTGGACAATACTTTTACGATCCAGCGACTGGAACGGCAAGAAAAATTCGTTCTGTACTTAGCGATACCCGCCTTGTTTTGGATACGCCCTTCCCCATAAATATGGCGGCTGGCACTAAAGGAACAATAGCTGGATATATTGCTGTAGGTGAACGGTACGACCTACGGATGGCGACAGAAGTAGGCACTAATCTGCTTGTTGTGCAGCCGCAATACCTAGAACGTGGCTACGACGGCGATACGGGAACACTAGCCCCCCATTACTTCACCCAATACCTCGATATTGATTACAATTTCATCGAGAAGTACACGCTGAATCGCAATCTAGGTTTAGTCAAAATCGCTGTCCCTGGTATTTCTGACGAGACGATTCAGAAGACTGGAATTTATTACGCTCAGCAGCAGGCGTACCAGTACCGGGCAGAAATTCCTAGCTACATTACCAACCCGTCTGTGGCGGAGGCATATGTCCTCAACAATTTGGGTCGTAGCGACTTTGAAGCTGTAGCATTTCCAAGCTACGGTACCATTGCATCGCCTTTTAGTGGGAGCGATCGCCTAATCTCTCTAACTGGTGAAATCCTAGGAGGAGAAGCAAGACAAGCTATCACATATTCCGGATACCATTATCCATTCGCTGGTTTGAGATCTGTAATGCCGCGAGTACTGCGGCTCCCGGTCGGATTGGATATGGACGACGAAGCTGTTTTAAATATGGCGGGTATTCAACCTATAAAGATTTTGGACGGTAATGCCATTGTCTTTGGTGCTCGCATTCCTGCCGAGAGTGGTGTATACGACTTCAAACACATCCGCGAGATTCAGTCGAATTATATTCGAGTATTCTTGGAAGCTCGCAACCTTTTAGAGATGCTGTTTCAGCCCAATCAGCCAGGAGTCCTCAACGAAGCAATTTTGTTACTCAATGAATTCGCTCGTGGAGAATTCCGTAAAGGCACCATCACTCAGTACCTGAGCTTTCAGCAAGCGGTTAGCGTAACCAGTGATATTCAGTCAAATACGGCGATCGCGGGAAGTGATGCCAAGTCTTCGTTGATTGCCATCATTAACGGCAAACTGAACATCAAATTTACCTACACCCCAACTGGGATTGTTGAGGTGTTGAATGTGACGGTTGGTCCAGACTTACTTGCTGAATCGTTTGGTCAATCTTTGGCTAGCGCGGCTTGATTACCTCTTGAGGCGATCGCATTTTTTCGCCTCTTTTTTCGCCCTTTACCCCTTTTTTGTAGATATGCCCATCCAACTCAACAAAGCAGTATTAGAACAAAACATCTTTACCAAGGCAAACCAGACCCTAACCATCACGGGTCTAGGCAGGATGCTCATCTTGAGTCGAGATGCCATTACCTTAGAACAACCAACCATTGAATTGGCAGAGTGCGACTCGTTCGCAGCCTAATACATAAGCTGCGGTGAGAATGACAAGGTAGAACCTTGAAAATTCCATAACTGTTCCTTGGATGGAGGTGCAAATCCTCCCCTTCAAGGTTAGAAGTGACTCCCTATCTGTCCACGCCGAGGTTAATCACCAGAGCGAAGCTGGAAGCAGGGCGCAATCAGAGCTGAAACAGATTAAGCACACTGGCGCTAATGGGGAGATACTATGGTGAACTTAATGTGAAGCACCTGAAAAAACGCCTTAACACAGAGCAAGAATCTGTTCATATCTTGACTCAACCATCTGTAAACTCGCAGTAGAGCTGCCAATAACTGTATAACCATGAGTTGGTGGTAGGCGAAGTGGTGACACCTAAGGTATCAAAACAATCTAAGGAACGGAACGAGGAAAAACGTCACCGACTTTGTGGGGTTGACAACCTACATGGGAGGTCGTGATTAAACTTCTATCGGAAGGTGACGGGTAGGATGGGGGAATGAAACTACCCCCGGCAACCGAGAAGTCTAGGAATGGATTAGACTATGCGTAGACAGCCTGCTATACCTAATACCAAGAAGGATAACAGTATGACTGACGCGGACGGGCAACCTGCCAAGGTTCGATGAATGGCTAAGAAAGGACTAGATGGAACACAGGCAAGAAAATACAGGGAAACACATGTCATGCAAGTAAGTTGGAAGAGTTGACCTCGAAAGACTTAAGACGGTGACAAGGTGGAAGTCAATTCCTGAAAACAGCTTGTGAATGGGATTTATGGGTATGTTGCCCAGTTACCCGGTGGTTGCTAGGAGCCGGATGCGGTGAAAATCGCACGTCCGGTTTTGAAGGAGAGGTGCATCACAGCAATGTGGACATCGACTCTAACCAAAACAAATGTCCCAGGTGGTCGTAACAACCCAGGCGAATTTAACTGTGTCGTGCAATTAGCTCACGATGACATGCGGCGCAAAATGATTTCTTGGTACCATCAATGCTTAAACTATGGCAACGGCGTTAACCCGAACTACAAAAAGCCTGCGCTGTTAACTTTCAACAGGCATTTCCAGGGTGCGCCTGATGCTCAGTTTGGGAACGGCTCCTCCGCTCGCAACCCCTTGAACGTCACGATTCTGGGCACATGGCCTAAGTCGTGCGAGATTCCGGAATACTCAATGAGTGATGGAGATGACGGTGACGCTGATTGTCAGCTGACACTGAACCTGTCCTACGATGATCTGGAGTTTGAGAGCGGAGAGGTTGATGCCCTAGGTGCTCTTAGTGGCTATCAGTCTTCCCGTAGTGTCACTCAGAATGTCGCGGGTAACGTGACTGGATTCTTGGGCGTTGGTGGCTAGTCGTTTTTCGATATTGCAAGAAAAAGCCGCTCAGGCAACTGGGCGGCTTTTTGCATTTTGCGAAAGTTTATTAAAGGTTTAATATTGATATTTGCGATAAAAAGCCCCTCAGTATTGAAGGGCTTTTTTGTGGGGCGCGATCGCATTTTTCAGTTTACGATCTTAAATCCTTGACTTTTCAATGCGGCTAGAGCGTCAGCTTTGTCTTCTTTTGCTACTTCAATGATTATGTGGACAATCTTTTTCTGCTTTAGCCAGCGTTTAAAGTGCGTACTGAATTTAATAGGTGTCTTGTTATCGTCATAATCAGGCACAAGAATCCCAAAGTCGTCTAGTTCAAACTTTTCATTTTCTGGTAAGCAAAGTATTGCATTTTCGTCTTGGTAGTCCTGAATCCAATCCTTGTTGTCATCCAAAAAATAATTAGGAGGAAAATGATTGTTGTAGAAGTCGTTGATGTCACGTCCTAGTGCTTTGCTCATTTTCTTTATTGGGGTTGTTTGATAGATGTTCTAGTTTTTGAGCAATTAGCTCACCAGCCTTGGCGACAATCTCAGCTAGTCGAGCTGGGGACAAATTTCGCATGATCTGAAAAATCTGGCTGACTAAGGCTGATTCATCTTGAGTGTTAAGTCCCCTTTGCTGCTCTAGTTGAGTGAAAAGATGGCTTGAGTCTGTGTTTCCTGAAAGGAAAGCATCCAGGTCAAGAAGGGTTATGCCTAGCGACTGGGCTAGTCTAGCCTTGTTGGGTCTGCCGATAGACTGAGAACCATTAGCCCATCGTCGTACCGTCTCGGCGGCAAACTTCTTCCCTGTTGGCAGACTGGAATTCAAGTATTCTGTGAGCGCCTCGTCGGAAATATCCTCACCGAGTCGCGATCGTACAAATGCCAACAGTTCCATTAATCGAGGCACTGTTTTGTCGGACAAAAAAACCTCCAGCGCGACTATTTCTTTATTTTGCAGCATCTATCCTCGTATTCCTCTTGACACTCCCCCGACTTGAAGCCGGGGGATTCTCAGTTCTTTCCCTTACGGGCTTTGCCAGACGACTTGCAATGCAGGCTTGCGCCAACATTGTAGAGGTCGAGCTGTTCCTGAGCGTTAATTCCCGTGTGCCCCACGGTATTTTTTCCTAACATCTCAAGCGCTCTCATTAAGATGTTGATTGCTGCGTTCTCGTCCCTGTCCAACACAGTTCCACATTTACAAACGTGAGTTCTAACGGACAGCGATTTTTTTACGGTTATTCCGCATCCTGAGCAGTTTTGACTCGTGTGATGAGGAGGAACAGCAACGACAACTTTATCAAACACCTTGGCAAAATATTCAAGCCACTCCCGAAACAAAGACCAACTAGCATCACTAATAGATAGTGCAAGCCTGCGGTTTTTTATCATGTTTCGGACTTTCAGATCTTCATAGGCTACCAAATCGCTAGATTGGATTACGCACCTTGCGGTCTTCACCACAAAGTCTTTACGTCGCCTACTTACTTCTAAATGTTTCCGAGCAACCTGAACTCTTGTCTTGTGATAGCGCTTGGACTGGGGTTTCTTAGTCTTGACCATCTTCTCGCCTTTTTTCCCTTTGTTGGGATTCCTATATCTACGAGAAAGTCGTCGTTGCGACTTCTTCAGCTTCTTGTGAGCTTTCCGTAGATGGCGAGGATTATCAACTTTTTTCCCATTAGAATCGGTCAAGAAATGGGTTAAACCTACGTCTATTCCAATCTCATTTCCAGTATATTGAGACTTCTCTTTTCTCTCAACATCAACACAAAACTGAGCGTAGTAACCATCAGCTCTTTTTACAATTCTGATGCGCTTTATCTGCTTGATGTCATAGAAATTAAGGTCACGAGTTCCTTTGAGCTTAAAGCTTCCAGCTTCAAAACCATCCGTCAGAGTCAGGGTTTTCCTGTCCTTAGATAGCTTCCAGCCACTGGTCTTGTATTCAACCGAACGACTGTGCTTCTTAAAATTAGGAAATCCCTTTTTCCCAGGTTTATGAGCCTTGCAGTTATCAAAAAATCGACTAATGGCAAACCAGGTTCGGTCAGCATGAGCTTGACGAGCCATTGAGTTGAGCTTTTTTGCCCAAGGGAACTCCATATTGGAGGCTAAGACCGCACAGTATTTCTGTAGGTCATTTTTAGTTGTGCCTTTATTATCCATCCAGTACTTGAGGCAAGAATTTCTAATAAATTGCCCCGTCCGAATCGCCTCATCAAGTTTGGCGAATTGGACAGAACTACCTTTCAACTTGCTCTCAAATACCAGCAATGTGTGATCTCCGCTATGATTATTGATTATACAATAATTGTCTATGAATCAGCAATACCGACACAATCGGCACTCGGTTTCCTTGATGAACTTTCATTTCGTCTGGATTCCTCGTAGACGAAGGAAGGTACTTATCGGTGAGGTAGCAACAAGATTGGAGGAAATCATCAAAGAAGTCTGTTCTGAACTAAGTCTCAACATACTGGCAATGGAGATTATGCCAGACCATATCCACTTATTTGTCAGCTGTCCTCCTAGTATCGCTGCCGACCAGATTATGTTCAGAATCAAAGGTCGCAGTTCTAGGGTTTTAAGAAAAGAGTTTTCTCACTTACTAAAAATGCCGTCGATGTGGACGCGAAGTTACTTCGTTTCGACGGCAGGTAATGTTTCAACAGAAACCATTAAACGGTACATAGCTGAACAGCGGAAAGACTGAACTGACCCTAAAGGGTCTTGCAATTCATCCCCCCGCTAGAAGCAGGGGGCTTTCTTGCTTGTCCGCTGTAAAAATAATTGTCATAGACTTGCCTTAACATCAATACTTAGATTATAGTTATAACAACGAGGAAAGCGAGGACTTTGTGTCTCGATACCAAAAACAAAGCCCCTAATGGTTGCGTAATTGCGCGATCGCCTTGTTCGAGACCGAGTGCAAGCTTAAACGAGGTCTAGACGAAGACAATTATAAGCTGGCACTTCTCGCGATCGCATAACACTTTAACATCGCACACTACACCGCCCTGAGTGGGCGGTTTTTTTGTCTCAGTACAAAAGCTGAGTCGCCATCCCCTTTTCCAGCAAGATGTCGTTGAGGCAGCGACCATCGGGAAAGAAAATCTTACCCAGGTATCGACCGTATTTCTCTTGTCTGGTTTTGCTTTTAACTCGGATTGTTTCCAGGGTGAGCACGCTTCCGATCGCGCACAGTTCTTCAACAAATTTTGCCACTTCTTTCCCTTTTTCTGTGCTTTTCTCCGGTGCATTCAATCCAAACAACCGAATTGACTCATCTTTGAGCCACAGTGGTGAGCCTGTTATAATTTGTGCAAGGAAAGTGCGAGGCACAAATACAGAAAATCCCAGATCAACAAACTCAGTGTCTAGGGCAACTTCATGTAGCTGGTTCAGTGTTGATAAGTTAATGTCTAACGCAAGCGTGTCGCCGTCTTTAACTTTAATAATTGTTGCTTGATAGAACCATTTCGTTTTTCCCATTTTTTTTGAAATTAAGAACCCCCGAATTATCGGGGGTTTGACTGGTAAGAATAATATAAGGTTAACTACAGTCTATCATTCCTAAGCGAGGAACTTCGGAGAGGAGGGGGTGTCAAGGAGGATCGATTCCCCGCTCTAAAGACACAGAGATTCGCTCCTTTCAATGCTTGGGGCATCACTAAAATTAAAATGTTTCCAAGTTTTCACAGGAAAGTGTTTTTCTAGATGCATTAAGTCATTTTTTTCTAAAACTTTCCGAAGATGACCTTTCACTTTATAATCAGTATCGTAAAACGGTACAATACCTTCATTAAACGACTCCAAGCAATGGGATATAAGGGCTTCCTTGAATTTTACTCTGTCTTGCGCTAATGGTGCTTCTTCGTTTTTTAAAGCGAGTGCTTGCAATATATCAGCCATGACATCACCTGTTTGACCAATAGACCCCAGGTTGTTTACCCAAAAATCAGCCATTTCTTCAGCTTTTTTTTTGAAATAGGTTTGTACTGCTACCGACTTTGCAAAATCAGAGGCTATCTGTTCGATTTGTTGTGCTTGCCAAGTTTTTAGCAAACAACGAGGTAATGAAAAATCTTTTTTTACCAAACTGTGGAAACTTGTGCTATTTAAAACGATCAAAGCCAGCTTGTTTAAATCAGTAATCCATTTTTCAACGCCACGCACGGGATATTTGTCGAGATATCCTCGATACTCAGGATAGTAAGAAATCGTATCTCCGCAAGTAGTTTTCTCAGCTCCTATAATAGCTTCTTCCTTTATCCATGTAACGGCGGAAGTAATGTGTTGGCTTGGTACAGCATCGCACCAATCTAAATCGGATAATCCGTGGGGACATAAAGCCTCAAAATATTTCAGTCGCCCATCTTGGATATACCAATGCTTAAGTTTCAAACATTCTTTATTTCCCTTCCATTCCGCAAATCCATCAATTAATTTTATTGTCATTTTTCTTCCTTGTGGAGATCTGCTAATTCTATTGATTGTTTACAGGGTTATTTTAACACAAGAAAAAACGACTAGAACTGGACTCGATCAACTGTAAAGCCACTCCCCACCTCATCGGGAAATAGGATAGTCATTTGTGCTAGTGCCTCTGCTTGTGTTCCAACGCGGAAGTAATAAGCCTGTCTCAATGAGACATCCGTTTCTGGTAAGTAAAGTGCATTACGGGTGCAGCGATACCAAACGAGGGATTGGAGACGAGCGACAGAAGTACTGAGAGACGTGATCGCCGCCTGTTGAGCCACATTGTCATTACCAAGCTGGGTCACAGAGGCATTGAGAGAAGCGATCGCCCCCTCTTGAACCACCTTGTCTTCCCCAACCCTAGTTCGGAAGGTCACGAAGTCATCCCAGAATCGGTAGAGATAGTCCGTTACTCTCACTCCCTCCAGGTATACCCCATCTGGTGATACCTCAATTCCCCGTTCCAATCCTGTTGCTCCAATTTCAACTCGGTCGTCAAGGGCAGAGATGTGAGAGATGCTCTTCCCCTCTTCATCCTTGTTAGCGAGACTAATCCCCTCCTTGGGATGCAGAAACATGCCCGCTACCTTCTGCCCCTCTTGCAGAATTTTCATTGCCATCGGCAGCTGGGATAGGAAACCACCACCAAGTGCGTCAAAACCGAACCCACCCCAAGGACTGGTAGCACCCACCCCCATTGCCCCAGCGAAAACCTTGCTTACTCCCCCCGGTGCCAGTAACTGACTTACAGCCTTCTGCACTTCTACCGCAGCTCCAATTCCATTGCTTGATGCAGTCATCTTTGCTGCTTGGTCAGTTAGTTTGAGCATTCCTCCGCCGCCACGACTGGGCGTACTACTAGCCACCTTCTGAGACTGATGGAATCCTTGCTTGAGTAGAGGTTTGAGCTTTTCGGCTAACGGCTGAATCGCCTGATTGATGGTGTCTTTAATACTGGAATCTTTTGCGATATCCAGAGGAGAACTTGCGATCGCCTCTCCCAACACACTCCCCGCCTTCAAGTCATTGAGTAGTGATTGAATTTGAGGGATGCCTTGAACCAGGGGCTGAGCTTGGGTAAAAGTTGCAGCGGCATCCGAGATAAAAGAAGACTGAACGCCTGCAACAAGGGATGGAATATCTTTGTTGAGCAGGCTAGTCTTAATGGCTTCTGGCGTAATTGGCAGATTACTGGGTATCTGCTCTTGGACTTTGAGCACCTGAGACTCAACAAAGGAGTCAACATTAAATCCTTGTAGAAGATATTGTGGTTCAAGTGTTCTAGGGTTTGTGGTGGCAGAGCGTGTAAAATTTTTTAGAGCAGTAGGCAAGCCCTTAAGGTCGATTGCGCTTAGAGGGCTACCTTGAAGTGAGTTGAAGGCATCCAATACTTCATGAGTTTCATTAATGATTGATTGCATGGGTGCGATCGCCTTATGCAGTCCCATCTCTACCAAATTTTCAACCTCTCCCAACCCACCAGGGATAACTTTGTCTAATAAACCTTTAATAAGAATATCGGGGTTGTATTGAAGCCCCTTAATAAGGGGAGCCGCTTCTTCCAGTAAGCCGTGGATGTTTTCTGGGAGCACACCCTTAAGATTGGTCACCAGCTCCTCTGGATTGTTGAATCCACCCCGTACTACGTTTTCCACAGTCGTGGCGAGGTCGCCGACGTTGCTGCCTAGGATTTGATCGAGTTGAGGTGTGATCGCTTCTGCTAAATCAGAGGTCTTCAGCGACCCTAATTCATTTAATGCGGCTAGTCCCTGGTCGAATCCTGTTCCCAGCGTTCCTTGCACTTGGTCTAAGATCTCGGTTGCTTCGGACAGTACCTGAGATATGGGGTTGCCAGGAATGTTTTTGGCTACGTCGTCCAGTTGGTCTAAGAGGCGGTTGGTAACACCGAGTTTACTGAAGATGCCTGATTTGAGGGAGGAGAGGTTGGAAGCGATCGCATTCACAGGTCCTGTTAGGTTAGCCTCGCCATTCTGCAATTTCAGGGATGCCTTCTTCGCATTTTGCAAAAGCACTTCCCCGTTTTCGTGGAGTTGGTGAACCGCACCAGCTGCGTTTTTCTGACTAATCTCGCCTTTGGGAGTTTGACTAATGCTGCTTAAGGGGGTTTCCGAAATGATGTTGCCGTCGAATGCCAACGTGTTACGAGCACCGCCGATGGTTTGTTCGACTATACTGCCTTCCTTGGACTCTGTTCGGGCGATTCCGGTCGCAGCAACAAATCGTATCTTGGCAGAGTTGGGTACGTCATGGGATTCGATCGTACCGTCATGGGTTTGGAATCCGTACATCCCCAGTGAGCGATCATGTTCTGGGGAGGGGGGATCGACTTTGTTGTGCAAGAATCCCATGCAGATCCATTTGTCTGGCCTACCAAGGACGGGGATGAGGAAGGCGAGTGAACCTTCGGTGACGGGTGCGATCGCGCCTCCTGGTGAGGAATTGCACGTAAAGGAACTTAGAACTTCGATAAATCCGTCTTCTCCGTTCGGCAGGTCGTGTACTGGGTCAATCAAGTCGCACTTGCACTTGACTCTCCCCCTTTTTAAGGGGTCTTTGATACTGGTAACGACAGCGGGAACGCCGCCCATGACAAAACCTTCTGCGAGGTGCGTGGCGTAGCTACGTGGATCTTCGGGGTGGGTAAGGCGTTGGAGGGGGAGCATGAAAGAAAAACGCTCCGATATGGAGCGTTGGTTTAGGTTACTGATGCTAATTTTCTCAGATTTGAAATTGCCTGAAGATTAGTCAAAAACCAGCCACAAACTTAAATAATATTCAACACAGCAAGTTTCTTCATTTCTAAATGAATAAATCCAAGTAAATCCATTCCAGGATGAGTTACTAATTACGGCTTGTCTGCTCAGGGTTTCAATATTAACAGTTTGCCCTATTTTGAATCTAGGTATTGTACTTCCAGGTTTTTTAAATGTTGCAGCCATATTGTATCTTACTTATTTGCTTAGTTGTTATTTTTTATTTTATTACTAAAATCAAAGATTAAGCAGAAAAAACACCCGAAATGGGTGTTTTTTCTTGGCAGAATTAAGCGCGATCGCGCTTAATTCTCGCAATACTTCGCTGTGTATCTTCCACTATCTGAGATATTTCCTCCATGTCTGAAGCAAGAACATGTTTTTTAAGCTCCTCAAAAACCACATCCATGCTTACTTGATGATTGAGTAATAGCAAAAGGATATCATTCTCGTAAAGTGCCGCTCTTGTGAAATTACCCTGTCTGTACATAGACGGGATAGCGTATAGTTTTAAAACAACCAATCCTTCCACGGATATAATCCGTATTGTTCGTCCATTGATTTCAGTTTCAGATACATAGTCCTCTTGTGCTTTTTTGAACAAAGGATTAGTAGTAAGTAACAAATCTACCTGAAGTCCCTCAAATTCACCTCTGGCAAAATTTTTATCCTCTCCAGATAGGATTATTTCTGGGATTGACTCCAAGTCTTTCCTAGACATCACAAAATCGATATCTTGAGTATTGCGTCCCTCAACATATGACAGCATTGCAATACCGCCTACCAATACGTATTCTATTTTTCGTTCTTCTAGTATCTCGAACAGTAGTTCTATTGCTTCTGGTAAATTTACGGGACTAGGCATTTCTTTCTTCCAATTTTTGAGATCGAACAAAGTTCCATTAAAAATTGCATCGGCAATCATGTTTAGTCGCTGTAGTTTTTATAATTTTATCACATTTTTATTAAAGGTTTAATAAAGCCAATTCTTCCAAATTGATATCGTGAGACTGAAATTTCGCATGCACTCCGCAAGGCGGCGGGATATCCTTGCCGTTTTGCTTCCTTGGATTATCTATGGTCACCACTCCTAATCCTGGTTTTCAGGCTCAGCCAGAACCGGAAGAATCTATTACTGCAACCCTCACCCTTGATAAATTTAAGATCAAAAAAGTCCAGCTTCAGGATTTTCCCAATACTTTGCCATTGGGATTTTTTCTAGGCGAAAAGAGGATTGTCAACTTTACCCTTAACCCATTTGACCCGGAGCAAGACTTACTTCTCGCCAAGCTTTACTCTAATCAGAAAGCAGACCTTAAGCAAATCCTAGGTCAGTTTTTGCCTCATGCTGTCAGCACGATTGGAGAGTACACGATACCAGAGCTAGCAAAACAATGCTCTTGCACTCCCCAAAGGTTAATTGAACGGATGCCGTTGGCTGATGCCTTGACCATTGTCCTCAACCAACGAATGGCAAACGTTGGGGAAGAGATTGCGATTAACGAGCAATGTCCAAATTGCAACACTCGCAACAACGACAACCCAGAAGAGGGACGCCCTTACCACAATTTAGGAGAAGTGGAGATTGGGCTAGTTCCTCAGTTGAACGACAAGCTACTGCTTGAAGTTAGCTTGAACAAAGGTTTTAAGATTGGTTCTGATTTGTGCAAAAAAGTGGTCATGCAGCCGATGAAGCTGTACGACCTTCCGAAACTAGCCAAGGTGGCACGGGGGAAATTGGACTTGGCAATGATGTATCTGCAAATTGCCAGCATCCCAGAATCCTCTATACTGGCTAACGTGAGTGGTCAGATTTTTGACGACGATACCTATTCTGGCATCCGCGACCTTAAAGATAGAGAATCTCTTTTAGCGGCTAGTCGTAAACTTCAACAGCTTGGTCCCGATATGAACCTAATGCTGAGCTGCTACAACTGCGGTAACGAATGGCGCACGTCGCTTCCTTGGCCAGACTTGCGGAACTTTCTCTTTGCGTTTGCTAGTCCTACTGATTAGGTTTCTTATTTTGCAAATTGCAAAAAAAAGCACCCGGCATGTGCCGGGTACTTTTGATTATTCCTCTTCGTCTGAGTTTTCTTCGTCGTCGAGTTCTTGTTCCAGTTCTTCAACTATCTCTTCGAGTGAACGAAGAACGGAATGGTAGACCTCTAATTTCTCAAGATGCTGTCCACTTGAAATAAGATTGATGATGCTGAAGTTTTTGGTGTCTATTCCACCGTATTCTTCAACATACTGGTCACAGTATGCTGGTCGATCTAGATGAGAAGAAAGCCAATTGAGCAAGTCTCTGTTATAGATGTCTGCTTCAATAGAATCTTCTCGATCTTCCGCGATCGCCTCCAGTGATTCGACTACGAAATTGTACTTGTAATCGTTTGGCATCATGTTACCATGTGCCTCCTGAATTAAACCTCTCAGCTCTTGAGGAGCTTCGTCTTTCCAGGTATAAGTGGAAAGACCGTTTTCTCCTTCTTTTTGGTCGAAATAGTTTAGATACTCTTTCGCCAGCTCTTGAATTGTTTTCATGGCTTATTACCATTTGTTTACTTCATTATTTTATCACAAATTTAATAATAAACCTTTAATATAATTGGTCGTTTTGCAGATTGCAGAAAAATTGATCACCTTATAGCAAAGAAGACTCCCGTGTTATGCGGGAGTCTTCTTTGCTAGGCGTTAAACCGGAATTTTTGGAGCCATGTTGGACCTCCTTCATTCCTCACTTGCTGTAATTCAGCTTTACAATCTCTAAGGCTTGCTGGGTAAATGCCATTTTTCCAGCATTCACGCAATTTACTTTTCCAGGTTCGACCCCAATGTTTCTTAGCTTTTTGCAAAGCTTGGTACTGGTTATCGTTAACTTCAAGTTTTGCTGTTTTCATTGATTACTATCAACTCTATACTTTATTATTTTATCACAAATTGAATAATAAATCTTTAATATAATTGGTTTTCGCAAGAGGTCTAATATTGATAAAATCAGCCAGATTTTGCGGAAATCCCTAACTTGCCTTGCGACTGATGCTGGGAAATCCACCATTTTTGCTCCTAAAATCCCCAAAAAAGATTTATTGATTACTGATTATGTCGAAAAACTACGATCATAAGGTATTGCTAGGTGGTGCGTCTTTCCCGGTTATTGGGGAGGGTTTGTTTTTATTTACGGGGCTTGACGGAGAAGTTACGGGAGTTAATCTGCCATCGCTTAACTTCAGTAAATTTACGCAGGAGATTCCTAGTGATCGCTGGTTTTTCGAGCACAACTTCGGCTACCTGCCTTTGGTGCAAGTTTATTCGCAGGGTCGGGTAATCACAGAATCTGTCACAGTGAATGTCACTAACACAACAGTCACTGTTCAGACAGACAATGGTGTCGCAGTCTCTGGATATATTACCTTAATGGGATCTAGTGGTTCGTTCGGAGGGAATTCATCTACACCCAATCCTGACAACGATCTCCTTTCTAGCTTGATGCAAACGCTCGAAAGCCATGAACGGATGCGGGGCAGAGGATATCATTTACCGGATGAAGGAGTAACCAATGATGAAATAGCAGAAAGTGCTGGTATTTCTTGGAGCAAAATTTCTAAAGTTGGTGCCAATCCAGTAGATCTTGGCGCACAGCCAGCAGGAGATTATGCTACCCTAGTCAACGGTGTTGTCCCGACCAGTTTACTACCAACAAGTTCGATAATTAATATTTATTCTGCTGGCTCAGAGTCTGCTATGTTGGCGATAGGCGGTGAGCAAGGTGATATGGTTTTGCGAACAGACTTCACACCACCGGAAGTCTGGATGTTGATAGGTTCATCAGCTTCAGTATTAAGTAGCTGGCGGCGAACGGATGTGACAGTAACTTCCGTCAATGGGCAGATCGGTTCAGTTGTTTTAAGCGCTTCAGACGTCGGCGCATTACCTGCCAACGATCCCTCTGTTACGAACGCAAGGGTTCCTTCTGGGAATGCTGGAGGAGACCTTGAAGGAAGTTACCCAAACCCGATTCTCAGAGCGACTCCGCTGGGACGAAGAATTTTACAGCAGCTAACAGCAGGAATTACCAATGCTGAAATTGCTCCAAATGCTGCGATTGCCTGGAATAAGATCTCGAAAGTTGGCGCTGAGCCGAGTGATATCGGAGGATTTACGAGGACAGATATTGAAGAAATTATTGCCGATTACTTAGCGACACATCCATCAGATTATTACTTTGGGAGGATGTTTGGGTAAACCACCTGTGCGATAGCTTCCGATTGGCGTAGGATTCTTTTCCCTAGAACATTTTTGATTAAAAGCACAAAAAAATGGTATCGACTGCATACAGCTTCGTAGCGCAGAACATAGATGGATCTCCTGCAACTAACCTAAATCCGGTTGTTGTCGCTCTCAAAAGGGACAGCGACAATACAGACATAAGTGGGGTGGTAATTACCTTCACAGAAATAACTCGGTTAGATGGCAGCAAATCGGGCTTCTACAAGTTTTATTACGATCCAATTCAGAACGGAGAAGCGTTCATTCAAATCGATTTAGGTTCTTCTCTACCCGCTGCTGTCCGATATGTAAGTGCTCAGCTTACGGCAGACAGTACATCTAACCTATTAGCTTCCCTAATAGATTCTGGGTTGTCATTAGGCAAAGCGGTGAAAGCGATGGCGGCTGTACTTTTTGGCAATGCAGTCGCAAGCAACGGAAGTATTGCCTATAAAGATCAAGCTGGTACTACGATAATCACTGGCAACGGCTTCGACGGAGCTGGAAGCCGGATAATCACTAAAGAGAATCTGTAGAAATTTATTAACATTTCCCTTTATTATATTTTATCAAAATCGCCGTAATACCCCATCCTCAATCGGAGCGAAGCGGAGATAGGTTGGGGATGTAAGGCAGGGCAGCGGAGGAACGGAGCTGCCCAAACACCAAGTTGTTACTTGTAGTAAAATATAGCTATAATCAAGATACATAATTAGTACCCTTCTGCTTAATGCTAGTTCTAGAAGCCAAGCTAAAAGGAAAAACTGCCCAGTACGAAGCCATTGATCAGGCTATCCGTACTGGGCAGTTTATTCGTAATAAAGCTCTTCGTTTCTGGATGGACAGCAAGCCAGAAGATAAGATTAATCGCTTCTCCCTCAACAACTACTGCAAGGTATTAGCAGACAATCCTGAATTTCCCTGGGTTTCCCGGCTCAACTCAATGGCTCGTCAAGCATCGGCGGAACGAGCATGGGCTAGCATCTCTCGTTTCTTTGAGAATTGCAAGAAGAAAATTCCGGGGAAGAAAGGGTTTCCCAAGTTCAAGAAACACAGTCGCTCAGTTGAGTACAAGACCAGTGGCTGGAAACTGTCTGAAGACCGGAAGTTCTTAACTCTCAAAGACGGGTTTAACGCCGGGAGATTCAAACTCCTAGGGACTCGTGATCTTAATTTCTACGACATCAAAGCTATTAAGCGAGTCAGAATCGTAAAAAGAGCTGATGGGTATTATGCTCAGTTCTGTATTGATGTTGAGAGAAAAGAGAAGATTCAGTATACCGGAAGTGAAATAGGGATAGACATCGGTTTAGCCCATTTCCTCACCGATTCCAGCGGGAATAAGATAGACAATCCTCGCCATCTCAGGAAAGCTCACAAAAGATTAAAGAAGTCTCAACGTAAGCTTTCTCGCAGATATTCTAATCCCAACAAAGGGAAGAAGGGTGAGAGGATGGTCAAATCTAAATTCCCTCAATCCAAGCGCTATCACAAAGCAAGAATTCAAGTTGCTCGCAAACATTTAGAAGTAAGTAGGCGGCGGAAAGATTTTGTGGTAAAGACCGCAAGAACGCTCATCCAATCTAACGATTTGGTAGCCTACGAAGATTTGAAGGTGCGGAACATGGTAAAGAACCACAAGCTCGCACTCTCAATTAGCGATGCTGGTTGGTCGTTGTTCCGGGAGTGGCTTGAATATTTTGCTAAGGTTTTTGATAAAGTTGTCGTTGCCGTTCCTCCCCATCACACTTCTCAAAAGTGTTCCTGTTGTGGGATGGTTGTGAAAAAATCCCTATCCGTTAGGACTCACATCTGTAGATGTGGAACTGTTCTAGATAGGGATAAAAATGCAGCAATCAACATCTTGATGAAAGCGCTTGAGATATTAGAAAAAAATACGGCGGGGAGCGCCGAAATTCACGTTCGGGGAGATTTGCCCTCTTGGGTGGTTGGAGAAGTCCTGCTATCTAACGGCGAGTCGATGAACCGAGAATCCCCACCCTCAACGAAGTAGGGTGGGGAGCTTCAATTGGGTAACGCAAAATAAAGTTACCCAACCTTGTTTTGTTTTTGTAAGGATTACCATCAAATGGCTTTAATTTCCTTAACCTCATCAGTAGCTTCTGCTAGTTCTGTTTATCAAAACAATGCGACTTACTCTCCTAACAAAGCAATAGATGGCAATTCTTCAACTTATTACAATTCAAATGCTGCGACCACGTCAGAGCATTGGACTCTAGACTTAAACGGAATTGCGACAATTAATTTTATTAGTATTATCGGACTCGCTAATTTTGGGAATCGCCTCAACAATATTCAAGTCATTGCTAGTGCTAATGCAGATTTCTCTTCGTCGGTAGTGGTTGGAACAACTCCATCAACTGTTTCTACTCAATCTGTTGTTATAACTCCGCCTAATCCTATTTCTAATATTCGATATATTAGGCTTCAAAAAACAGTAATTCAGAATGCAATAAATGATCTTTTAACTATTGCGGAAGTGCGAATCGATGGTGTTTTTTCTGACGCCACAACTTATACACTGACTGCTCCCGCAATATCTGTGGGATCGGTTGGTGTGGTATCAGGTAATTTTACTGTAGCATTGCCAACTAATACAACTCTTCCTACTCCTGTAACAATTACGCCGAGTGATAATGGCGCTGGAGGAACTTTCAGTCCTACGACAGTTCAATTATCTAAAAGTATCCTCTCTGCTACTTTTACTTATACTCCTACCACGCCAGGAGCAAAATTAATCTCAACCGTTAATAACGGAAACTTAATTAATCCATCTACTGTTCGCTATACAGCGATGGTTTTAATTCCTTTGGTTTCAGCAATAGCTTCTGCTAGCTCTGTTTATCAAAACAATGCGACTTACTCTCCTAACAAAGCAATAGACGGCAATTCTTCAACTTATTACAATTCAAATGCTGCGACCACGTCAGAGCATTGGACTCTAGACTTAGATAGAATTGCGACAATTAATTGTATTGGTATTATCGGACTCGCTAATTTTGGGAATCGCCTCAACAATATTCAAGTCATTGCTAGTGCTAATGCAGATTTCTCTTCGTCGGTAGTGGTTGGAACAACTCCATCAACTGTTTCTACTCAATCTGTTGTTATAACTCCGCCTAATCCTATTTCTAATATTCGATATATTAGGCTTCAAAAAACAGTAATTCAGAATGCAATAAATGATCTTTTAACTATTGCGGAAGTGCGAATCGATGGTGTTTTTTCTGACGCCACAACTTATACACTGACTGCTCCCGCAATATCTGTGGGATCGGTTGGTGTGGTATCAGGTAATTTTACTGTAGCATTGCCAACTAATACAACTCTTCCTACTCCTGTAACAATTACGCCGAGTGATAATGGCGCTGGAGGAACTTTCAGTCCTACGACAGTTCAATTATCTAAAAGTATCCTCTCTGCTACTTTTACTTATACTCCTACCACGTCAGGAGCAAAATTAATCTCAACCGTTAATAACGGAAACTTGATTAATCCATCTACTGTTAATTACATAGCAATTGCTCAAAAATATGGATTTATTGATAACAACAGAAAACAGCTAAACCGCCAGAGACTCACTTCTAATCGATTAACTGGTATAACAAGGGCTTAGCTTTCTTGCGACAGTCTAAAAACAGCCGCAACCATCCCCGAAGATATGCGATCACACCTTACCACTCTCTCTGCCTTCCTCAACACACTTCCCATCGGCGTCAGCCTAGCCGGAGAGCGGCTTACTGAGTTTGCCCTCCACCCCTACACGACCGAGTATGAATTTTCCCTATGTAGGCTATTCCTCCAGGAGACGGATAGCATACCCCAGTTAGGCAAAGTCGCAAATCGGCTTTTGCCATCTATTGTTGAGCACATCGGCGGATACTCCCCAAGAGAATTGGCAACGGTACTGGGTTTGCCTCCTTTACGGTTATTCGACAGCATGTTTGCCGCAGACGTGCTGTCTATTGTGTTGAATGTCCGATTGGAATCCTCTGGGGTAGATGTGGGGTTCGTAAATACCTGCCCTAGTTGTGGCACAGAAAATGATGATGACCCGCGCAAAGGGAGACCGTATCATGACTTGTCGGCTTTGGATATTTGGTATACGGAGGGGGAGGAGGGGGAGGTGGGGGTTGATGTGGAATTGCGATCGCCTATTATCCTTAACAACCAATCTGTTTCATCTCTTCATCTCTCGCCCCTCACTTTTGCCCAGTTTCAGCAGCTAGAGAATTGTCCGGACAGTTTGCTGGATATAGAACTATTGAGGCGAATGGTGGTGGAGTCGGGATTTGATTATCGGTTGATTAAGGATTTGCGTGATCGCCAACGATTGCTCAAAGCGGCACGCGAACTTTTCAGCGTGGGACCGGATATGGAAATGACTGTTGCCATGCTTTGCTACAAATGCAGGTTTGAGTGGGAGAGTCGAATGGCACCATCTCAAGCCTACTCCTTCTACTACAACCTTTTGCGTCCAGCGCAAGAGGAATACTTGCAGAATATTCTTTTCTTCCTAACCTTTGGCGAACAGGCACCCTGCAAGTCGATTCAAGAGGCAAAGCAGTTGCCAGTGAGGGAAAGGAATTTTTATGTGGATAAGCTCAACGAGTCTTATCAGAAACAGAAGGAGGAGATGGACAAAGCTAGCCGAAAGGGAAAAAGTACCAAGAAGTCGTTTTAGCTTGTGATATAATAACTGTGTAAACAAAAATAGGTTTATCTTTGTGGCAATGATTAAAATCGGTGATCGCATCATCAATACAGAGGCGATCGCGTCTGTCAACCTTCAGAGTTTTATAAACAAGGGGTTTTCTAATCCCGTAGAACATGAAGGAGTTGAAATTACAATGCTCTCAATTCAGCGAGAGGATGTTACTGAGAACATAAGTGTTTCAGTCTCCGATACTCTTTTCTTTGAAGGAGAGGAAGCAGAGGCTCTACGCTGGTGGTTTAGCCAAGAGACACAAAATAGCGATATATCGGTACTTTATCGTGCCGCTAAGGGACGAAGCAAAAAATAGCAGAACACGGCGGGCAAACCCGCCTTTTTTTTTGCATTAAAATAAATTATTTTGTGATAAAATATATATGTAAACAAAAAAACAGATTGTTACTATGACTACTCAAACAGTAGACTTCCAAACCGTAATCCAGAAGGCAATGAAAAACTCGCTTATAAGTCTGTTTGATTGCTACTGGTATGGTGAAGGTGAAGGATATGATGAAGAGTTTTTGAGCGAAATCGAAAAATATCGCAAGAAAAACTCCGAATGGGCAAAGTTGCTCTATACTGCTCATCTAAAAGAAGAGGGCGGAATAAATATGGAGTGTGGCTCAGTGTTTGAGTTCGTTGAGGATGTAGCCAAGGCGGCTCTCCGGTTGGTTGATTGGAAAGACATCACACAACACACTGAAAAGCTGTTGAAACGTCAGAAGTAAAAGGAAGCGGGGATAATCCCCGCTTTTTATTTGTTTTGTTATTTTATAACTTATTGTGCTAACCTAGATATAGAAACTCAGTTCGTCGTAAAATGGCAGACCTCAAAGCGCACGACTATCGGCAAATGTTCCTAAAAGAGATAGGATTTCCGTTAATTCGGGCAAATGCCGAGCGTTTTGTACCTAGAGTCGGCGATCTTCGCAAAACTGAGAATGTTAAAGCTGTTTTCGAGGCAGCTATGCAAAAAAAAATGGAGGAACACCAAAGAGTAGAAGAAAAACAAAAACAACACGAGGCAGAGATAGAAGCTTTGCGGCAAGAACTAGAACTGGTGCGAACCAGGTTAGAGCAAGTTGAAGAACCGGAACCTAATCACACGGAAGAGGAGCCGGAGCGTCAGCTTGCTCATTATGTTGGTTCTGTATCTATGGATGCTGCCGAAAAAATCATCTGTGCTGTTCTCTGTTCAGAACAGACTGACTGCAAACATACATACAGGAGATTATCCAAGGTTTTTCACCCAGACACAACCAGTCTTCCGAAAGACAAGGCGGCTGAATTGTTTGCACTACTCCGCCGCCTTTACGAACAAGTTGCCGAATCGAACAACTCATTCAACTCAATTCTAGGCTATGACAAATCAAGATCCCACGAACCCGATGAAAGAAAAAGCTGGATCTCCAAAGAAGATCCAGACGACATCGATTTTTAGAAGCGAAGCGGAAATTGTTGCTGCAATGGCAAGAGTTGCCGCAACACTACCAAAAGAAATCAGAGATGTCCTAAGTTTTGGAAATGGAGAAACCCAGGTCTTACAGGTAATAGGTGCTGATACTCGAAGAAACGATGCTATCTTTCATTCTTGCAAGTTGTTTTATGGTGCTGAATTTAAGAAAGGGATGCTCCTAGAAAGCCATATATATGAATCAATAATTCGCCGTCAATACCCCCAAACACTCAAAGCGAAATTTGGGAACGAACTTGGCGGATTTATTTTTGTAGCAGAGCAGATACAGAAAGAGTTTTCCAGTTTCCCGATAATGAAGGAATGGGAAAAACTAGTTGGTGTCAAAATGGCTGTTGCTGATACAAAAGAATTCGCAAGAATTCTGATTTCTAAAGCAATGAAGGACGTGCAAAGTGACACCACTCGTTTTACTCCTTACGCCCTCTGTCAAATACCTCTACAGCTACATGCTTTGACAACAAAGAGTGATGGCTACCCACAGTGGTTTGATGAGGAGTGGCTACAAAGGATGATGAGTAAGTTTTTCCCAATCTGCCAGTAAAATCAAGCGATCGCACTCAAAATCAAATCTCAAAGCCGATGTTAATCCATCGGTTTTTTTGTGCCCTCTAGAATAGATTATGCCTAAAAAACATATTAAACCTTTAATAAAGTGGACTACGACAAACATTACCAGTTAAAAGCGCTTCAAGAAAATAACCCCCGTCTCATTTCTTCCCCAGATATCTGGAGAATTAAGGCGAGTGAATTGTTGGCAGCCTATCTTGACCGCTTAGCCCAGCCACTGCCCAATGGGATGGAGTCTCCCTTCAGCTCCAAGGCACCAGGAACAGCACAAGAAACACTGGGCAGTGGATTAATCCACCTCCTAGACACGTTTGGGTATGAGGCGAATAAACTATCAGACCAAGAAATTCTTCAGTTTTTTAGGTTTATTGGCGCGGAAATTTTGCCTGCCGAGTATGCGGTGGTGATGATGAGGTTTGGGCGATCGCAAGAAGCGGTGGTCAACCGCATCCCTGTCGATATTGAAATCGGCACCGAAGTTCGCAGCCAGTACAACCCAAATCTCGCCGTGTACACGATGTACACCGTCACGATTGGCGACCCATCAATTGATATCGATGCTGAGTATGTGGAGGTGCCTGCTCGACTAAACTACCTAGGTCCACTCCCCGCTATTCGAGAAAATGAGTTTACTGAAACACAGGTTGCCCTATCGTTCTTGGCACGAGCAACGAATATTAGCGTTGTCTCCACGGGTCGCAATACCGAAACGCTGGAAGAAGCTGTCCTCAGAACTAGGGATGGCATCCGCACGGGTAATCTGGGGCGCTTCTATCAAGATGGGGTTATTGACTTCGAGCGTGAGGATTTCCTCGGTAGAGCAGTAAGTCGAAGCGATTATGACTTTTACGCTAAGCAATTGGGCGCACAAAAAGTTAACGTGCTTCCGGGAGTTGCATATGGCTCGGATGGCTACTGGGCAGATTTAGTTACCATTGCCATTTACCCAGGAGAGTTACGACCCTTGGTTGAACTACCCTACTCCTCAATCACCCCTGTAGATTTGAGATTTAGCGTTGTAGCGGCAGAGGTTGTTCCGGTGACGGGAACGGTATGGGTTAAAATTACGCCTGAACTGACTGATAGTCAGGCGCGAAATTTGGCAGCAAGCGCGATCGCATCCAATATCAATCCTCCTTACGGTATCTGGGGCGATCGCGATTTCGTCAGCCATCTCGCCGATGCCTTAGAGCGGGAAGTGGGGATTTATGCCGTTCCCCAGATGGATTTGAGACTGGAATCGACAAATGAATCTATTTCAACACTGAATGTGAAAGGTTGGCATCTGTGGGAGATACAGGACAGTATCCAGTTTGTGTTTCTGCGCAATTGATAATAAAGGTTTAATATGGTTCTGCGGTTTGAGTACTCCGATATTCCATCCCCCGTTTCAACCTATGGTTATTACAATTCACCTACCGCACCTATCAAGAAGGTGCGGTACGACGGCACATTGATGCCTTATTTTGTGATGAAGAACGGTGGCAATCCCAGCTTGTGGCAAGACATCTTAGAATACAACCAGATCGGGTCAGTATTAGACCTGGAGGAGGGGATAATGCTTGCAGTCCCTCAAAATACAGAAGCGTTTAGGAAGCATCCAGAAGCTTAATACCCGTACTTCTTCCTTTCTCCACCGTAATCCCATCGTCTTCTGCGCCCTACGTCTATGTGGAATGTCCTGCCCGCCTCATTTAAACCACACCCACCATTCCAGTTAGGTTCAATGGTTTTCAGAAAATAAGTAACGAAATTCACTTCAGGAGGGCGAACATCAGCTGCATTACCGTCTAAGTGTTCGCTGTTTGGTTTTCCTCTGGCAGCCCTATTAGACACAGGATCACGGTACCAGGAAATTATGTTCCACTTGCCTTTTCCAAGCTCTTTTGTTACTCGATCTAGTTGTTGGGCAAGTGCAATTATTCCTTTCATTATTTCTTTGCTTGGCACCCGAGTACCATTTTTTGTAGCATCTCCCCACGTATAAAGGCAGCCTGGGAATATCGGATCACCCATTTTCAGTGAGCCCCATTCTGGTACAGCGATTACCTTACCGGGGTCAGTGGGTGGATTGACAGGATTAACTACCGTCACTCCCACGCTTGCTTTTTCCTGAATATTGTATCCAGCCACGGTTGTTGCTCCAAGAGCTGATTGCATTTGCAGGGCAGTACGCCTAAAAATGACTGGGCGACCAATGAAGATGGAGGGGTTTCCATAGTCAAGTACCACATTGCTGCTTGAGGCTTGATTGGCTGACATTTCACGGATTGTGTTAGCACGGGCGATAACCACATCTCCCCGTAAAGCCGCTTCTAAAGAGGCTACTCTCCCTTGAGACTGCTGAAGACTGACAATGCCTTCAGCTTTTGTGTCAAAGCTTGTGTTTTTTGCAAATTTCAAATCCGAGCTTTTTAGGGTAAAAAGCTCAGCGGGGGTGGTAGCTGTTTTGTTCTTGGTGGAATTTAGTTGCATTTCTTGAAGGATGTCATTTCCATCAAGTGTTCGTGCTGGGCTAGTGGGCGCTGGTGTTGGTGTAGCAACCGGAGCAGGAGAGGTTATTGGTGTCGGCGTGGCAACCGGGGCAGGAGTTGTTGCTGCTGTCGGTTTAATGGGAGAGGTTGTGGTTTTTGGAGTGGTAGCCGAGGTAGTGGGTGTTGGTTTACCACCACTCCCTTCTCCCGGTTTAGTCGCTGCCGACACAGGACTAGTGGATAAAATTTCTGCCTTTACTTTGCCATGCCCTGCGGGGACTAGTCCAATCGCTTCCGCTGCTGAATAAGATAAGTCAATATCTCTTCCCGCAACAAATGGACCTCGGTCATTGACTCGTACCACTACAGACTTGTTGTTATAGGTAACCCTGATTTGTGTGCCAAATGGCAGCGTTTTATGAGCACAGGTTAATTTCTTGTAGTCAAATATCTCTCCGTTCGCTGTTTTGCGACCGTCAAAGTTATCGGTCTTTCCGTAAAATGATGCGCCCCAGGTGTGAGTTGATTTGACTTGCGCTCCCGCAGTTGCAACACCTGCACTCGTATCTTCAACTTTGTTGGGACTGTCAGGGGTTTCGCCATTACTGGTGACAGTGGGTCCGGAATTCTGTTGAAGTGCGATCGCTGCATCAACTGCAACCACAATCGTTCCGTCAGGCGGAATCCTTCCGTACTTATAAATCTTGCCCCCCGAAAACTTGTTCACCCGATACCCGTTGTTGAAGCCAATTTCAACCTCAACCGTTTGGGCATCTTTCAAGGATGCATAGATGGAGGCGTCGGGGTCATTAAGCACAAACCGGGCTTCGGAATGGCGACGGGTGTGCAGCCAAACATGGGGTGGATGTTGTTTAACCAGGATTTGCCCCTGGGAAGAGTCAAACACCTTGTCGTCAATCTTGACTCGGAACTGCGCGACTAGTCGCTCATCAGCCCCTCTATCCTTTTTTTCTTCCTCTGTTCCTGGTAGCGGTTGAATTAAATTACTAGTAATAGTACTCACCTCAACCTTGTCGAAGCTAAGGGGCTTAACAGGGTTGGTGGTCTTAGCGAGGGGGGTTAGCTTTGCTGTTTTGCTGATATTCAGCGTAGAAGCATCTAGCTTGGAGGTATCAGCTGAGGTAAACAATAATGTCGGTTGGGATGATGCAATTTTCTTAGTGTTTGGTGTTTCTACCATTTTTAATAAAGAAAAACCTCGATTACGAACCGAGGTTGCACTACTTTTACAAGCTTTATTATCTTATCGCTCTTGCTTGTAATAAAGGTTTAATATAAAAAACCCGGACAAACCGGGTTTTTCGGTACTACTTGCTAGATATTGAATCTTTTAAAAGATTCGCCATCGTCTCGCAGTGAATGATCGTTACCTGTATTTGATGCAGCGACCCTGGTAGCTCTCCGTTCAAGCACTTGATCACTTCAGAAAGATCGTCAAACAAGTCATCTATACTTGCTTTCGCATTTTTTACGAACAACTCATGTTCTAAAATTTCTGCTTTGTCCGTGAGCTTCATGTACCGGGTCATATCTTGCAGGTCGCTGCACCAGCTATGGGCGATCGCCACGGTTTTGGCAAGCTTAAATACCGACCCTTTCTCTTTCCCTGTGGCTATCTCACTAGCAAGCCGAAGATTGATGATCAACTTGTCGGTTAGCCGTAAAGCTTCTTGGGTTAACGTTCTCATTGTTGTCTTTTGAGTTTACTTTATTATTTTATCACATTAGGTCTATTAAAGGTTTAATACAGGCAGAAATCTTCCGTAGACAATAGTTGAATTTATTTTTGTGCGTTAAAATTAATACATAAATTGGCGAGTTTGCCGGGTACTGGAAATACCCAACAAACTTGTTTCCGCCAATCGACCACAACCTAGTAGAGTAGGAGCAGTCATGACTATTTTAAGTGCAAGTGTTGCATCTGTGTCTATTGGTGCAATAAAAATAGATGGATTGATGGATGAAAATGGGGACTTCTACATTGGAATACCCCAGATAGCAGCCCTCTTCGAGACATCCACCAATACCGCAGCAAGAGACTTCAAACGCTTGATGGGAGAGGATTTCAAGACATCCAAACTGAAGACCGAGTTTAACCGAAACACAACGCTAGGGATTCCTTTGCCGGAATTTGAGAAATTAGTAGCAAAACTTGATCGAAAAGGAAACAAAGCTGCTCAAGATTTTCGCGATGATCTGGTTTGTCTTTCTCTGCGTTAATTGTTTTCAGATGCTTTTGGCATTAAATTCGAGGAGCAGCAACGTCAGGAATTTCTCAAAACCCGCCAAGAAGGTAAGCAAGTTCGTTTAACGCTAACTAACGCAATTGATTGGTATCTCAAGGAAGATGCCAAAAAAGATGAAAAGCACAGACGTTCTGCAAATTATGTTAACTTCATTTTTTCTAACTGCTCCGACCTGGTCAATCTTGGCTTGTTCGGTCGCAAGTCAAAGCGGTTGTGTGTTGATTTGAAGATTGAAGACCGCTCTCAACTCCGCGATTTCTTAACGGCTGACGAACTGCGGTGGTTGTCAGAGATTGAGGATCTTGGGGCGAGACTTATCGTCTATCAAGGTTTTGAGCCGATGGATGCTGTTCGAGAAGCCGTCTCTCGTGTAGCAATTCCAAAGGTTGATCGAACTGCTTAATTTTCGCAAAACGCAAAAACCCCGGACTAGCCGGGGTTTTTAATGTCGTTAATCAAACTGCAATGAGTGTCGGAAGTATGTCACCTCATCCTTCGATTACCGAGAGCACATCTAAAGGCGCGATCGCCTTTAGCACCTCTAAGTGGAAGTTTGTTTCAGACGAAGGAAACGTTCCGACGTAAGACACAATATTTGCGTTCTCATTACGAGGGTCATCTCCCATATACCGAGGACCACAAGGGTAGCCCAAGGCATCTATCGCAAGTTCTACGTCGATTTGAATCAATGACTCCTCATTATCTTTTTCGTAATCGACGAAGATAATAACTTCACCCTTTTTTGGATTTTCCAGTGGTGGACAAAGATGTCCTTGCTCTTTTGTCCAAACTATTGTTCCAGGTGTTTTCCAGTCATGAGCCGTTGCTTGTAAATTCATCGCATTCTCCTAATAAAAAACGCATTCCCACTGATTGCCTAAGTAGTGGCGCACCTCTTGCAAAGTACGTCCTTTAGCTATGGCTCTGCACCGTTCTGTCGCCTTTTTGCGAGTACCCGCAATTACTGTTTCTGATTGCGGATCTGCCATTCGCTCCATTTCTCTTTCTGGATCTTGTAGCATTCTTAAGACGTTACCCGCAGCATCTGCCGCCAATTTCTTGCCTCCTTGAAATTCCCAGACATAGTACAAGCCGCCAGCAATAACGACCGTACCTACCAGAACGCAACCTGCGCCTGTCGCACATAATGCGGGGGCTAAACCTGCTGGGTTGCTTTGTGCTGGTCTTACTGGAGTCCCAATTGCAAATGAACCTGCCAGCATTACTGCTAGCACTTTTCGGTTAAAATTAGGCATAATACTCCTTCGTGAGTGTTGAGCGATCACGTTGATTTTCCAGATCCGGCGTGATTGCTCTCGAATTTGTTTGCATTTTTATTTTATCACATAAATAGTAGAATTTAATAGTAAATAAACATCAAATAGCGACGCGAGTTTTTTATTAAACCTTTAATATAAGCAACTCCTAATCTTAGGGATAAACCGGAATTTTCCCCAATGCTAAAATTCCGATAAGAAAATCAAAACTGTAGGATTCGGCACGCGCCACCCCCTTTTAAGGAGGTGGTCTATTTTTTGCAGCTATCTTAATTAGGAGGTTTCCTATGTCTGAAATGTACAAGAGTTTGCGATTCCGTAATGTCAATACCGTTACGGGACTTCGCACACCAGCCGTTGATACTGATGCTTTCCGACTAGTTGACTTCCGGGAAGGCGCAACTAACATCACAAACCAATTCCAAAATGCTGACGCCGCAGAGGCTCAAGCTCGTGAGGATGGTGACGCGACCTTGCAGAATAGCCTGAATACTGCGATCGCGCAATTGGAAGCTGCCTACCAAGCTGCCGACACCGCAGAAGCTCAGGCACGACAAGCTGATATTCAATCTCTAGTTTCTGGTTTCACTCCTAAAGATCCAGTATTTACAATTCTCAATGCACCTGTTGCTTTATCAGGTCTAACCGTTAATACCCCATCGTTTAATGGCAGCATTCCGGCAGGTAGCCGTGTTTTAGTTATTGGTCAAGGGGGAGACGCGGCAACGGCTGATGTTGCTAACGGCATCTATATTGCGGCTAATGGAGCATGGAGTCGTTCTACAGATGCTGATGAAGGCGATGAACTAGTTCGGTCAATTCTAGTTCCAGTCGAGAATGGCACAGATGCGTTTCGCAACACCATTTACTTCCTAGCTGAACCAGCGATTTTCCGGGATACGGTTATCGGTACTACCGCTCTTCGTTTTTCGCGCTGGCTAGGAACTGAGAATGTCCGCGCCGACGAAACAACAATTCATCGGGAAGGTAACGTCTTCTCTACTATTCTCAATGCCACCCAACTAATAGCAGGTGCAAGCGGAATTGAATTAGCCCCAGCATTTATCGCTCAACTGCGCGACTTAGGTCAAGCCACTGGCTTGCTGAGCACAGATCAGATTCGAGACTTGATGGCTTACATCACCGCCATCACTCTAAACAGTTTTGCCGCGCCAACCGCACCAGTAGCCTACGCCAACCAGCGTATTACTAATCTTGCTGACCCTACAGCGCCTCAAGATGGCGTCAATCAGCGAACATTGACAGCAGCCGTTGATTCTCTTAATGGTGCAATTAACAACCTCAATCAAACCCTTACCGCATCTATCCAGGCGCAAGAAGATAAGGACGGTTACTACCCTCTATCTGGCGGGGATATCGTAGATGGCGATCTTGTTGTAACAGTCAACCACAACAAGAACTCTTTCAAGATCATGAAGGAGGTTATTGATGCAACGAATGGCGAAACTATAGACACCGATTTTGTTCGGATTATGAACAACGGTGCAAACGAGTGCCGAGTAATTTTTAGAGGACATACGACCATCGCAGCAGGTCAATTTGCACTGATGGTGCATCGCGTTGCTTCCTAATTCAATATGAAGAATGCCATCGGTGAAGAGTCGGTGGCATTCTTCACTTTCACCTTAATGTCGGTAGGTTTTCGTGGCTCAAACAATTCAGTTTAAACGCTCGCCTGGAACAACCCCTCCTGCAACCCTTGCACCCGGTGAACCAGCCTGGTTAGACGGTAATAATACCTTGTATATAGGTAAAGTTAGTGGCGGAATTCAGGCGATCGCAGGCGACAACACTGGTTACATAAAAGGAAATCAGAATATAAACTTTACAGGAGATGTCACAGGTTCTGGTACTACGGCAGTCGCCTTAACTCTGCCGACCTTACCAGGGCTATCTGTGGGTACCTACTCCAAGGTGACTGTTAACGTGAAAGGGCAGGTGACAGCAGGAGCAAATCTAACTGCTTCAGACATTCCTGCTGTGCCAATTAGTAATATAACTGGACTCCAAGCCGCGTTAGACAGTAAACCAACTTTGGTTAATGGGGTTCTTCCGACCAGCGTCTTGCCTGCCATATCAATATCAGATACGTTCGTCGTTGCTTCTCAGACCGCCATGCTTGCCCTCACTGCACAGCGAGGTGATTTTGCAGTTCGGACTGATATTTTAGAAAACTTTATTCTTCAAGGTAACGATCCAACGCGATTAGATAACTGGGTTCAGTTAGTACATCCAACTGCCGCAGCGGGTGGGGTTCAAACCGTTAACAGTTTGACAGGTCCAAATGTTACCCTTGCAGCAAGCAACATCCCCTTTACTCCGACCGGAGGTGTAACCAGTAACAACACTCAGTCTGCGATTACTGAGTTAGATACCAAGAAACTCTCCGCCAACCAGACTATTGCTTTTACAGGAGATGCCACGGGTTCAGGGACAACGGCAGTTTCTCTAACCCTAGCAACCATACAAGGTCTGTCTGCGGGCAGCTATTCCAAGGTAACGGTTAACACAAAAGGGCAGGTAACAGCAGGAACAAGTCTCGTTGCTACAGATATTCCTGCTATTACTATCTCTCAAGTAACTGGACTCCAAACTGCTCTCGATGCCAAGCTCAATGCGACAGCCGTAATTGATGGAGGGACGTTCTGATGCCGGATATCCGTTTAAAACGTTCCACTGGTAGCACGGCCCCTGCGAGTTTGAGCCCTGGTGAGCCAGCTTGGGTAGACGGAACTAAAACTCTCTATATCGGAAAAACGGGTGGTGGTGTTGAAGCAATCGCTGGAGATGGGGCTGGGTATGTCAAGACTAGCAACCTCTGGGTGAATGCTCGTAACTTCGGTACTAAGGGAGATCTGGTCACTTCCAGGGTTGATCATCAAACTCAAGCTTACATCTCAGGTTCCGACGACACTGCTGCATTGCAAGCTGCTCTTAACTATGCTGGATCACTGGTAAGCTCGGATTTAACTTTAGAGTTTGAAGGCAATGTAGTTTGTTATGTACCTTTTGGAATTACAGGCAAGTATCGGCTTACAGCTCAACTTAAGATCCCGCCCAACGTTATTTTTCATTGCGAAGGGTTTATTTATAATTTTTTGAGTGACCCTCATCAACCGATGATTTGGGGCGATCGCCACTCGCACTGTAGAAAACTTCAGGTACACTGCAATGGTAAAGCTGGGGTTGACTGGGGAAGAGTTGGTAGTGATCCTTGTGCTTCAAACCTGGAATCTCTTGTAATTTGGAACGTCGGGGTGGACTTCAACCCTTCTGAACCTACAAATCGCCAAAAATGTGGATTAAGACTATACGGTTTAGACTTTCGTATTGGTCATGTTTGGGTCAAGGGTGGCAACATCGGTATACACGGCTCTGGGGCTTCCGATGTTCTGAGTGCTAACCTCTTTTTAATCGGCTGCGCCAACGGGATGCAGCTTCAAAACGGCGAACAGTGGAGTTGCCCATCAATTTGTATTGATACTAATATAACTAGCGGTATCAATATAGATAACTGCAACAATATTGAGTTGAAAGCTAGGGCATTCATTGATAGCGATACCTACGGTACCCCGATGCAGTATGGTGTTGTTATCGGTCGCTATACGGGTTCTCGGTTAAATACCAATATTGAAATCGAGTACGCTGCTCAATCTACGGGCGGATATGGAATAGAGGTTGGTAAGGTTGAAAGCTTTAAAGGCAAATTTTATTTAACTAATTCCCGAACGTATTCGCAGAATGGCACAGGGGCAACCAGTCATTGGACGCCAACAAGTACAGGAGCTTTACTTCCTCACGATATTGGGCGTTTCTATTACTTAAACAATGGTGTTCCAGCAGAAAATGCAGCAGCGGCGGTAAAATATACAGGAAACTATGGGCGGTATGTCGATATCGACGTTTACCTGGATGATGGTATTCCGCTTTCTGAAGGAACGATTTATGGACAATTGCGTGGTCATTTTCCCTCATCAACAGTTAAATATCCAATAGATGGCAACACCAGCCCTGGGCAAGTAACGGCGACAGCAAGCGAGGCTATCACCGCTAATTCCTTGGTTAATATTGTCGCGAACGGTCAGATTCGGAATGCTAGTGCAAGTGCAGGTATTCCCGCAGACGGATTTGTTCGAGTAACTGTTGCCAGTGGTCAACAGACGATCGTTTATCTACTTACTGGAATAGTATTTACTCCGCTAGTAGAAGCAAATACAGTACTGACTGCGGGAGCAGATTATTTTCTGTCTACAGTAAATGGAAGGATCTCAGCCAGTACCGTTGATCAAAACAGTGGGTACCTGCATCAACGTATCGGAAAGGCTATTAATTCTACTACTTTAATATTCCGCCCAAGCGATTCAATTTTGAAGAGTTGATACACTAATTTAGGTAAATTTGTAGGAATGTATTGAGGTATGCAAAAGGTATTGAGCCTTGCTAGAGCGGGAATATCAGAACTTTTCCAGCCTATTGGAATGAAGAATCTGATTATCAATGGTAATTTCGATATTTGGCAGCGGGGAACATCTTTTGCTGCTGCTACTGGATACACAGCAGATCGTTTTTCTATCTCCAAGGTTGGGACGACTGTCGGGACCGTTAGTCAGGAAGCGGATTCGCCAGGTTCTCTTTCGCCCGTTTATAGCGGCTATTGTTTGAGGCATAGAGTTACGACAGCTCAAGCGACTCTTAGAACCTCCGATGTCTATCGTCTCCGTTATACCGTTGAGGGCTACCACACCCGTTTGATATTTGGACAACCTTTCACTTTGTCATTTTGGGTTAAGGCGACGATGCCTGGTATTTACTGTGTTTCATTTAGGAATACAGATAGCACCTACTCTTATGTCGATGAGTTTTCGGTCAATGCTGCAAACACCTGGGAAAAGAAAATAATCATTGTTCCCGCACCACCACTTGGTATTGCCTGGGATTATGAAAGTGGGGTTGGCTTAAGAGTCTCTTGGGCTTTAGCAGCGGGAACAACCCATCAAACCACTCCAAAGGGTTGGAGAGCAGGTAACTTTTCTGGAACTAGCAAGCAAATCAATGCTGTTGCTGCTGTAAACAATGATTTTTCCATAAGCCAGGTGCAGTTAGAGCCCGGTATTGTTGCTACAGAGTTTGAACAAAGATCTTTTGATCAAGAATTTAATTTATGTAGACGATATTATCTGCGTATGGTACTGACTGCGACCGGATACGCCCCAACTGCTGATAGTACTCTATACTTCCCTTTGATTATTTCCCAGGCGATGAGAGTAACCCCATCCTTCTCTTTGGTAGGTGGAACTGAAAGAAGTAATGTATATGACGCGGTTACGATCGCCTACGATTATCCAAACTCAACAGCCTATCTAGGCTTAGCCCCAGAGGGGGAAGGAATGGTTTCCTTAACTAATGAAGTATGGGAAGGTAATTCGGAGTATTAGTATAGTTTCTTCTCTGTCGCAGACACATTAAACCTTTAATATGAATATGTTTATCAGTAATTTAGGAAATTCCAAGGCTGGCGTCATTGACACTATTAAAACAGCTGAGAGAATTCATTGGACTCTTGGTCTTAAGCAGGCAGAGAATACGGTATTTGCTCAATCAGCCACCTTGCGATCTAATATATGGAACAATCGCAAGCTTGGTCGTGATGTTTGTCTAAAACGAGAAAAAGTTTCTTGGCTAAAAAAAATTTGGTATTTTTGCAGATTCATACCCATCCTAGGAAATTCTATTCGCAATAACATAGAAACGCTGCTTGATGAAATTGCGGCATGGGAGGAAGGCGATTTAGTTCGTGAGTCACTTTTTAGAGATTGTGCTTACGAACTTAAAATTGCTCAAGAAGAATTACACAGAATATTGCAAGAGCATCCTGAGATTGAATCTCTAAGTTACGAAGAACTTCAAGAGTATTCCCTGGTTGCCTTGAAAGAGAAAAAATTGAGTTATCTTTTCCCCCGCTACTGGTCGGCAAAGAACGGCTTGCCAGAAACAGTAGGGGTAACACTATTTGAAGTAAGTGATGATGAGCGTGATTATCTGATTACTCGCATTGCTCAAAAAATGTATAATCTTCCAGCGACTGAGGAGACGATAAGATTGGCTGGGATATTTTCTCAGTTACCGCCTCACGAAAAAGAAATTTTACTTCAAAATACTAAGGCAGGTTAGATGCCAAAAAATTCATTAATCTATCCTGAAGATTTTGCGCTTCCTACTAGACTGGGAGGTTCATCTACAACCAATGCAGGTATAACACTTGAGGCTGCCGTATCTCAGATAGCTGTGCAAGCTAGAGACACAGCATTGAGGCAGGCTCACACCAGACGAATTTTAGGACAAAGTGTTATTTCTCAGAATAGGGCAAAGACAGGGCTTCTAATGCCCCTTCATCAGGTAGGTACAGCGATCGCTTCCCCTCCTTTTTTGGGTACGGCAGCTTATATTCCCGGAACAGAAGGGCTGCAATGCTTTCTTTTCTCGAATGAATCTTTTAAGAGATCAACAGCCAAATTACCTCAAGAGTATGTTTATGGTTCCGTAACAGGAAATTCGGAATCGGGGAAGTTTGTCGGGGGAGAAACTGGAACAGGGCTAATTGGCAGCAGTTTCGACAAGCTTAACTACAAGAAGGAGTCGGTTTCGCGAACTGGAGCTAAATTAACAGAACCCAGACTGGTTGGAATCGGGCAAATGGGAACCCCTCTTACTGGGATTATCGCGGGTGGGGCTGACTCGTTAGGAGTTCTAAAGAGAGATTGCCATTTTTATAACCATGCAACTGATACTGTGACCGTGGTTGCAAATTTCTTGCAACGGACACGTTTTGCTCCACATGGAGGGCTATCAAGTCAGTTCAATGGGTACATCTTGGGAGGCTCTAGTAGTTATTTTGGCGCAAACATGATTCGCTCTGTTGAGCGAATTCCTTATGCCGCTGGTACAACAGCATCTATAAACGTATCACCTGATGCTCCTCACTCCCACTGGGTTCACGCCGCTTTTTCCAACCCAAATAAAGGTTATTTTGCGGGTGGCGCAAATTCAATCCCTTACGGTACGAACTTGGATCGTATTACAGCTTTAACATTTTCTGGCGAAACAACTGCTCTGATTGCTGCTAAATTGGCTCAGCCTACTATGTGTTCTTTTGGAGCAGGCAGTAGTGCTGCTGGATATATATTTGCTGGATGGAACGGTGATTTAACGTTAGTAAACAAAGGCGTGTCTAAATTAGACTATGCAACCGAATCAACTAGCATTATAGGCGCTCAGCTTTTGGAGCAAGCGTGGGATAGAGGAGCGGTTTCCGATTATTCACCAGGTTTTAGTTACGTATAATAAACGTTTAATATGTTAGAGGAAAAAATTGCCAGATCTATTCAAGGAAGCTTGATTGAGTTAAACCAAGGAGAGGTTCCAAATTTTGAGCGCCGTTCTCCTGTTTGGCTTGAACAATATTTAAACGATTCCATTCAGCTTTATCCAGTAGAAGCTAATTATCCTGCGATCGCATCCGAGGATAGCGCTTGGTTATTAGAGCCTTCTGGCACAAACTTGGTAAATTACAACATAGATTTAAGCCAAACAAGTTGGGTGAAAGGGTCAAACGTCATCGTTTTTCCAGATGAGGTTCCAGCCCCAGACGCATCAACCTATATGGCGGACAGAGTTGTATGGAGCAGTGGTGACGGGCTCACTCAAATTCTTAAGCGTAGTTTCAGTTTGGAAGCTGGCTATACCTATACGATGTCCCTGATTTTAATGCTTACAGGTGGTCAGCTTGCGGGAGATAGGGATGTTATTAGATTGGTAGGTGGGGTAGAAGGGTCGTCAACAATCAAACTTAGTCAGCTAAATAATTATTCAAACCGCTATCGTTTAATTTCTCTACAGTTCAAGGTCGCAGGAAAGCAACTCGTTCTTCCTACAGCATCAGCTGGAGGGTATAGTCATGACACTGGCTATACAGTTACCGCCGTTTCTGCTAATACAATTACCACGACTATTAGCGGTACCATTGTTGCAGATCAGTTTAAGGGTGGACAAGTTCAGTTCGGTACTAACACAAAAGTTTACCCAATACTATCTAGCTCGCCAAATGCTGCAAATGGAAGTGTAACAGTAACAATCGATGCTTCAACGTTGATTGTTGACGGGGTTACTGTTGGAACGGTAGCCAGATTCCTGGGTGCCCAAAACCAGCCAGTTGATTTAGAATTTTATGTTGAGTCTACTCTATCACTAAACTTTGGCGGCATTCAGATCGAGAAGAGTCCTTTTAGGACTTCTATGATTTATCAGGATGCCGATCTTAAGGTGCGGGCTATTTCTCGATTAGTATATAGAAATAATCCCATCGCAAAACTTAAGTCGTTTGGTATTTTTATCAATCTAAAAGAATGGAGGGGCGATGGCAATATTGCCGATTTTGGTACGTTAAACTTGTCGATTGTCTCCAATCGACTCGTTGTTAAAGCCCAAAACGCAACTCTATCCACGGACTTGGTACTGCCTGCGTCGGTTAAGATTTTCTTGCAAGTAACTGAGGAAAATAACTCTATTTCCCTGTTTATAAACAAAACCCTAGTAGCTAAGACAAATCTCCTGGGATATGTAGGAGATCATCATGCCAACTTCACACTTACTTCAGAAGGAGTGCGATCTTGGAAGTCTTTTATTGTTTTTGATAAAGTTCTACTTGATGGCAATCCAGAGACAGGTGGTATCGCTAGCCAGGAAGTTGCATATTTATTTGATACAGAAGCTATTATTAGCGCACGGGCGATATCAGCACCCCCACCCTTAATTGTCTTGCCGCCAGTTCTTATTCCGTCTAAGCCTGCACCAATTGCGCGATCGCTAATCGTTGGTCTTAACAGCGCAACCAACACTATAACCGTTGCTGACGGAACCAATTTTCCGCTTAATGCCCCCGTTTCTGTTATGCGGGAGGATCGGTTTATCTTAAGGAGTCGAATCCAAACCCGGACACCTGCTACAGGAACTCAATTTAATTTGGGGCTAGATCTTACGGCTGGTGTATTGGTCGGAGATTTCCTTGTGTATGGCAATATCGATCAACCTGGGCGAGCTAGCGTAAGGTTTCCTTTTACCCCCATAGATCAGCAAAAGATTCTCGAAGTTGACCCAACCTTGCTACGCATTAAGTTGGGGTCAACTCTTGCTTTTAACAGGGGACGGGGATTTGTACAAAATATTTTTTATCAAGATATTTCCGAGGTTTTGGTACTAGATAAACAAGATAATTTGGGTTACCTGTATTTAGACAAGGTGACCAATTTAGAGATAGGTCATGTTTTTAGTCAAGCCGAAGATGAGATGTTGGTGAGTCCTAGATGCTATCTACCGACATTGTTGAACCCAGTTGACAACGTGGCGATCGCTAATTGTTACGAAAATGGGCTAGTAATCGAAAATCTAAATCCCTTTCCCGTTCAGGTACAACCAGCAATTCGGGTTTATTATTAAAGGTTTAATATAAAATGCCGAGTTTAACCCTTGAAGCACTGGGAGCAACATACCAAAAACTTTGGGATACGACACAAATTAATCCTAAGTTTGCCGGAAAGGCTAACGAAATTACGTCTCAAATTCAGGCGAATAAAGCTAGGTATGAGGCGGTTGCGGCAAAGACGGGTTGCCCTTGGCACTTTATTGCGGTAACTCATAATATGGAGTCCAGTTTGAGTTTTTCCAAGCATCTGCACAATGGAGACCCATTAACTGGCAAAACATTTCAAGTTCCCAGCGGGAGACCACCAGGTCCACCGAAGAACGGCTCAGCCTATACCTGGGAAGAAAGTGCAGAAGATATATTACTACACAAAAAACTAAATTTAATCAAAGACTGGTCTATCCCAAGACTGTTGTATGAACTAGAAAAATACAACGGGTGGGGCTACAGGCAGTACCACCCAGATGTTTTAACGCCTTATCTTTGGTCAGGTACTAATCACTATACCTCTGGTAAGTATGTTGCAGATGGTCGATTTGATCGGGGCGCAGTGTCTGCTCAGTGCGGATGTGTGCCATTACTGAAAATTTTGACTAATGGTGCGCCCATTGTTGCGCCCAATAAAGGCTTGAACTGCGTTGATCCAGGATTAGCAGGGTCTCAGACGCTGACCATGCAAAATCCCCAAACCCAAGCCGACGCCTTTCAAATTGCCATTGGGTTGGATCAGCAGTACCGTTCTCGTACCCATGAGTTTAAAGGGCGGCTTAATCCAGCCTCTAATCCCGATGTGTTAGATATAGACATCCAGAAAACCTTTGCTGTTAAGGGGTTTGGAGAAGAGTTGGATGGTGATTACAATTGCGAGGATGTCTGCTTTCGCCTGCTAGATAGTGGGATTGAGGTTGAAGTTAATGGCTTCAAGGGTGACCCCAGCATGGCGGCACCCCAAGTATTCGCTCACGATTCCACTCAACCACTAACAGGTGGTCAAGCACCCGCCGCAGATACTGCGGATTCAGCGGCTGCGGCGATACCCGCTGGAAGTATTAATCAGAGGATCTTCCAAGCTGCTCAGGCGAGCCGGGGAGCAAGTAGTAGAAGTGGTCCAGGTGGTGGTAACGTCGCTTGCGCCTGGATACTTAATACTGTTGTTTTTCCTAAAGCCGGGATTAAGACTATTGGTTCTAACCCAAATCTGGTTGCATCGGTAGAACAGGCATTGCAGGGAGGAAGAGGGCAAGCGGTAGAGCGATCGCAGGCTCAACCTGGTGACATCGCCATCATGCCCAATAAGCATATTGGTATTTGCATGGCAGCTGGATGCACTTCTCTTTTGTCGAACTCCAGCAGCAAGGCAACTTTTACGTGGGACGCTCCTATCGGTAGTTACGACTCTTACTACCGCACCACAACAAAAATCTATCGGGTGACGAGCTGATGCTGATTGACCCCTACTTCTTGCAATGTTACGACGAGGAAATGCTCAATCCACCCCCAGGCGTCTATTATCGAATCCGGGGGTATTATCAGTACGCCGACTACACCCTGGTGACTTGGGCATATGGGGAAGAGGAGGAGTATTTCACCGGGGAAATACTATACAAGGGGTACGAACTAATCGCCTCCGGCGCGGGTGCCCTGGAGATCGGAATGCCACCCTCTGCACCTACATCGGTTTGGGACAGGATCGATACGAGAGCCAACGCTTACGGGCTTAGCACCCAAGCGGCGCAGCAGTTGAGAAATCTGGATAACTACACCCCGTTGATTTTCTGAGGTTTTGCAATTTGCGAAAAAAGAAGGGGGTGATCGCACCCCCCCCTCTTATTAAACCTTTATTATCAGACCTCTTGATCGCAGTAAAGCTGCCCACCCTAATTTAGTGTGATGGACAGCTTTTAGGTTGGTAGAGCCTGACTAAGTCAAATTCTATTGGTTGTCACTGATAATGATTTCTGATTGCGTCCAATAACAAGGCTCATTCTCGCTCCAAGGGTTGGAAGGGCTGCACAAGTAGAGACCTGTAGGCTTTCCTTCTTTGTTCAAGCAAATTTCTTTGACCTCCCATTGCTCTTCGTTCCAGTGGAATGTTATGCCTTTCTCTATGCTCATGGCTTTACCGATTGTTGCTGCTACGATTTCTGGCTCTAATTTCCGAACTTTGTCTCTAATGTTCATACCTTTATCGGTGGTGGTTGAATAACGGGTGGTTCGTCAGGGAGCGACTGAAGCATTCGCCTGACAAAAGTGGAGGTGTCTTCTCCATAGGCTGTAGACCAGGCTAGTAATTTTTCCTTCTCTTGTGGCGTCAGTCTAACTCTGAGCCAGTCTGTTTTAGTGTTCATACTTGCTATTCTGTATCCCAATGAAATACAATGTCAATAGTAAATTGAAGAAAAGGTCAGATGACTAAACATAAATTCAGTAAATCTTTGAGGAATTGGCTGGACAGTAAATCTGTCGTAGTCGCAGGTTATTTTGATGACGTCAAAGGAGTCAACCTTAGCTATCTACTAGAGTCATGGGTTGAAACTATGCATCTTAACGATGCATTTGCCTGTGATCATCCGTATGCCGCCGATTATTTTCAAGTTGCTGTCGTGGATAAAGACGATCCAAGATTGGAGCAACCAGGTATCTTACTCAAGGTGTTGAATGATTTTCGCCATTGTCGGCACCTGAAAGTTTGGAGTGGCGGCGAGTTAATGGACAGTCAGGAGATAGTAGAGATAATGGAGCGCACTGACGATCTGTTCCATCTAGAGCCTTTAGAGCCTGCTCCTTGGGACTGATTGAAACGAAAAAGCGATCGTTTCCTCCCCGTCGAAAGATTGGAAGCGATCGCCCTCCCACGAATCAATACACATAGGAGTAAATTAATGTTACAGCTTTTCACGTTTGAATCCAAGGAAGTTCGCTTTGTCGGTACAGCTGACAAGCCTGAATGGATTGCTCAGGATGTATGCAACTGCCTTGATTTAGCTAATGTTAGTCAGGCGCTTGACTCGCTCGATGAGGATGAAAAGGGTATCACGATTATAGATACCCTTGGAGGTGAGCAACGGTTGCTAACAGTGACAGAGCCCGGTCTTTACAGTCTTACCTTTAAATCCCGTAAGGCACCTGCTAAGCGATTCAAGCGATGGATATTTCATGACGTTTTGCCCTCTATCCGCAAGACTGGTAGCTACAGCGTCAGTCAGCAACCTATTCAACAATCCTCAGTCAAGGAAGAAATCGACATTCTCAAGGACTGCCTTTTTATTGCGGGACTTGACCCGAAGTTAATTGCAGGGATTGCATTAAATCACGCAGGTACTCGGATACCAGAACTTAAAGAAGCTGTACAAGAGGGACATGAGCTGCTAGCTGCATCAGGACAAACCGAATTGCTGCTTACTCCAACAAAAATTGGAAAAGAACTGGGGATATCCAACCGCAAGGTTAACGAGATCTTAGTGACATACTCCTACACTGACTTGAGTACAGGTACAGTGTAGGCTTCCAAGACAATCCGGCTATCACTGAGGAGACTCTTGGCTTTAAGAACGGGATGCCCCGCCGCTCTATTTTTGATATTAATAGCTGCATTATGATCGCGGTCTAAACTACACCCACAATGGGGACAGTCGTGCCAGCGAACATGCAGCTTTTTTGGTACTTTCTCGCCGCAATTAGAGCAATCTTGTGAGGTGTTATGGGCACTGACAGGGACAACCAACAAACCAGCATTTTCGGCTTTGTTTGTCAGTATCGACAGAAAGCTTGACCACCCAGCATCCAGCACAGATTTAGCTAATCGGGTACGAGAAAGACCTTTAACATTCAACTCTTCGTGAGCAACTACGTCATATTTTGATAACAGCCACTTGGCGGTTTTGAAGTGAAAGTCTTTTCTCTTGTCAGCAACTTTCTTATGCTGTTTCCCCAACTGTTTAATAGCTTTAAGCCTACCGTTACTTCCCTTCTTACGGCGTGATACCCGCTTTTGAATGACTCGTAAGCGTTTTTGCGCCTTGCGATAGTGCTGAGGGATGGCAATCGTTTCACCCTCGGAAGTTGTTAAAAATTCCTTTAGTCCTACATCAATTCCGGTAATTTTGTTCGGATTGAAATCTGGCTTAATTTCGGGAACGGTTTTGTCTTCGAGGGAAAGCGTGAGGTAATAGCCATCAGCCTTCTTAGTAACAGAAGCGGTTTTAATCTTGAACCCATCTGGGATAGGGCGATGCAGAACAACCTTAACTTTGCCAAACATCGGTAAGTTAATCTGGTTGCCTTGCAAACACCCATCCTTCATCTGAGGATAAGTAAAGGTGCGATAACGATTCTTCGCTTTAAACCTAGGCTTACCGCTTCTTTTACCGCTACTATCACCCTTTAAAAAACGGTCAAATGTTACCTTGACTCGCTTAACTACATCTTGAATAACCTGGGAATAAATCTCGCTGTACCAGGGATGAGTTTTCTTGAGTTGGGGTAGCGTCTTTTTTTGACTGTAATAGTCAGGATTATCCCTCAGCTCTCGTAGATGGCAGACAAGGGGGCAAGCATTGACAGGAGAACGATTTTGCTCATACCAGTTAAACCTATCAGCCAACAAATAGTTGTACTGAGCACAAAGCATTGCAAGCCACCTATCAAAGTTGGCGGCTTGCAATGCTGTTGGTCGTAATCGGTACTGGTAGGCTGTTCTCATGTCATAATTATATCAAAAGCGACGGCAGTATGACGACATGACAAAAATAACAGTTCGCCCCACTGATAGCGAGTATGAACATTTGGTAACATACTGCTTTCATAAAGGACGAACCCAGAATGATGTACTCAGAGAACTTATCAGAAGATTGTCAATCAAAGGGGTATTGAACCCCCTTGATTGACCGCAATGACCATCCCAACACCAAAACGTAGGACGGTACTCAGCTGCGCTTCGATATTCCGTCCCGTCTATGGTGTGGGGCTTCCGGCGAAGAAAGCTAAAAGGTACTTCTGTTCTAGATAAGATCGGGAAGAAGTAAACAAAGAGCGATCGCACCCGTAATGAATGCGATCGCTCTTTGTTCTATTCCCTTTAGTGTGATAAAATAACAATATATCAAACAAAAAATGGTAGAATCAACTCAAAACACATGGTCTTACGAATATCAGCTAAAATTCTGGAAAGAAAAAGGCTTTGATATCGATTACGCCAACCGTATTGCGAAATACATGAGTCAGGTATACGGGAAGGTGGGAAAAGAATCTCTAGAAGATCAGCGCACTTTCTGTGCGACACAAAATTTTAGCTATGCCTTAGATAGTGAGGTTTTTCCAAGATTCTTAACGAGACTTGAGATGGCTATAAGTATTATGGACGGGAAAGCTGACGATATGCTGTTTTAGGGCGATCGCTCTTTTCCCCATAACGTAATATTGGTTCAACCCATATAGAAACCCTCTAGATTCACAAATCGGGGGGTTTTGGTTTGTAAAATATGAACAAGATTTTGGGAATTGCTAGTGTTTTTGCTACCTGGTTCTTAGCCGTATACCTAATCGTGGCACTTGTTGTATTTTGGAATGCTACTCAACGCGACTGGCAACAGATATCTCCACGGGTCGTAGCACGAAATATCGTTGCCTCACTTCTGTGGATCAAAGAAATACTTTGATCTATATTAAACCTTTATTATGCTGTTATTATGTGATAAAATATAATAGTAAACACAAAAAAAACAAAGGCAATGCAAAAAAATCTACAAGGATTTTGGGCAGTTCAAAAGTGTAGTGGAGAAGAATATCATATCTTCCTCTCTCAAGAAGAAGCTCAGAACGCTTGTGATAAATGGAATGCGGAACTTGATCTTAAACTACAATCCTGGTTATCAGGAGATAGAACAATATCTGATTCTCTAATTATGCCTAACCTCGAAGCCGACTTAGAGGGGGGTTGCTATCAGAATTATATTATTAATCCTGCTTGGCGACCAAGTGGATACAGTTTTATCCCTGCCTATTCTGCAACGTTCGCTGTATGGCAAAAGTCCGTAGGCTGTCACCGGGTTTCTTGGGGAAATCCAGCTACTGCCAGACCAGCTAAATAATCCGAATCTAGTGGTCTGTTAAACCTTTATTATCCCCGCCTTTCACAAATTGTGAAAGGCGGGGATTTTACCATGAAGTAAAGTGCGTGCCACACTCATGCTAGATCTAGAATTCCTGACGGGTCTCCCTTCTCTGCAAGAGGTGGCTCGACATCAATATAAACTCTACTCCCAGTTCGACCAAGAAGCGCCGACCTGGGATGAGCTGTCTCCAGAAATACAGCTGGCATGGGAACTTAGTCTCCGAGCATTGCAAGCTAGCGTGAATAATCAACCCCAGCCAACCGAATACTGGAGGGAACTAGCTAAACGTAGGCTGGAGCGAAAGAATAGATTTGAGTAACATCACGCTGACAGAATTGAGGGGGGAGTATCAGCGACTATGGAATAGCTGCCGAATATTGCCGGAGTGGGAAGACCGAGTAGATGAGGTGGTGGCGCGGATTAGAAAAAACCAAAAAAGGTATGAAGCGATCGCCTCCCTTCTCGGCAAATGCCCCTGGTATTTCATCGGCGCAATCCACAACATGGAGTCCTCCCTTAGTTTCTCCAAACACCTGCACAACGGAGACTCCTTACGCCGCCGCACCGTTCAAGTTCCAGCGGATCGTCCGGTTGCAGAACCCAGCAGGGGATGGGACGAAGGATATACCTGGGAAGAGAGTGCGATAGATGCCCTGAAATTGCAAGAAATCGACCGAGTCCGCGACTGGTCAATTGCAGGACTACTGTTTCAATCCGAGCGGTACAACGGTTGGGGATACCGCCTCTATTACCCACACATCCTCTCTCCCTATCTCTGGTCGGGCACTAATCACTACAGCAAAGGCAAGTATGCAGCAGACGGCAAGTTCGACCGCAATCTCAAGAGTGAGCAGGTTGGGATTGTGCCGCTGCTCAAGAAACTGATGGAGGATTGCGATACCCCGGTTTCGCAAATTGCAAATTCGCAAATTGCAAAAACTGAGAATAATAAACCTTTATTAAAAGGCGGGGCTTGCAAGCTGCGGACTGAGAACGACACTTGGTTTACCCAGGCACCTATTGATGCTGAGCTATTGGACGAGAGCGATCGCACCCAACTCCCAGCCAAAAGCATACTCCCCGTCCTCGCTTGGCGGGAAACTCACAACAATTACTTAGTTATTACATTTGGCGCAACGTTTGAGGGACGCAATACCTGGCATGTTAAAGCGAGCGACGTGCGGATGTCGGTGCCAGCTGTTGTTAAATCACCTGTTCAGCAAGTTGTTCAACATGCCGCACCTCGTCCGATTGTTGCGGGTGATTTATCCACACTCCCTGGAGAAAAAGTATTACGCTTCATGAAAAGCCGAGAGTTTAGGGTAAAAGCTCTCAATATTGTGTATTTGGTCAATGCTTCTGCTGACGACTGGTCTCCAGTAAACAATGTGCTTGATGACTGGAACGATGTTCGTTGTCTGATTAGAGATACGGGCGAGGTTTTGGGGAGCTGGAAGGCTACTACCGATCCAGGTCGTCACTATCTCTACAATCCGATGAATCCTGCGGGATGCGCTATTCTCGCCTTGGGCCAGCACAGGGATGGGTGGAGAATCGGTTTACATCATGGTCACCCGGCATTAACCCAGTGTGGAAATTTGGTGATTTATCGCGATCGCAGAAAGTCAGGATCGAGAACAGGTCACACGGTCATTGCTGGAGCGGAGTGTGGAATCAACCATCACGGCACGTCCGGTAGGGATGGTAATCCAAAATCTATAGGACGGTGGAGTGCAGGATGTTGCGTCGGGTTGTTCTGGAAATCCCATTTGCAGTTTATGCAGTTTTGTCGGGATTCGGGTAATTCAAGGTTTGACGCCACTTTGATTGATGGCGTTTCACTACATAATTTTGAATGAAGCGGAAAAAATTATGCCTAAGGAAAAATTAGAACCATCTCAGTGGGTTGTTGATGTTGTCGCCTTGTCGGGCGCGGCTGGCGAATTTCTAAGTCAGGCTGGGGGGACGATTACCACGGCGATCGCGGTCATCTCTGTTGCCTCAGTCGTTGGGATTTGCGTGGTTAGTTCTAAAGACTTACCCCCTTGGGCACAATTAATTCTCGGCACAAGCGGGATAGCGGGGGTTGTTTACGACCCGAAGAAGGGTCGGACGGATATTAAACAAGAGTTTCAGCAACCTGTAGACAACGTTACCTCAGGCGCTCAAACAATAACAGAGACTGTTGCACCATCTATTACACCTTCTGCTTATAGTCTTCCGATGATAGACAACGATCTGAGTGATGATGGGGAATGGCTAACTCCGGAAGAAGCGGCGACGAGGTATTGACACAAAAAAAGGAGGCATCTGCCTCCTTTTTTACCTAATCAGCGTAATCGACGAGAAAATATTTCAAGTGATTAATTTCTTCAGCTTTTAAGCTATTTAGGTATTGTATCTTTTCTTCCATTAGCCGAATCCTTTTCTCATGAAATTCTTGAATTTCCGCTGCTGCGATTTTCCAGTTATCGGCAAGATTCTGCCTCAATTCTCTTAACACCTTTCGGGCTTCTATATCTATTTCCCCGTTGGGAATACGAAAACCCTGTTTATCAATAAGCTCCCAGTTTATTGATGGTATCTTGTGGTCGCAATAATAATACTGCTGCAACGAGGGCAGACTGCTTCCGTTGTATGTCGAGGAGATGAACCAACGACATCCCGGTTCTTTCTGTTCCAATACATCTTCGTTTGATGGGATGTACGACAACTCAATTATTGAGCTGATTTGCTTGCCTTCGTACTCAGTAATGAAATTTTGCATGACGTACTATTTAACTTGTTTACATTAATAATTTTAACATATTTTGTGATAAATGTATTACACAAACAACCGCAATAACTAAGAAAATAGTGGTCTCAAGGATCGGGATAATAGCCCGACCATTGAGACTATCTCAGAGAGCTTTTTTCTTCATCGCCTCCAACACAGCCTCGTCTCCCCTAGCCATACGCTCCACCAGTTCTGATCGGCTTATTTTAAACTGCTTGGCAACCATATCGAGGAAAACAATTGCGGTGGGGGTAATTCGCATGGTCACCTTCTGCTTGTTTTCTTCATAGTGCCGAGGTTGCCCTCTGCCTCTTTTTTTCTCCGGCATGTTGATCTTTTATTAATGTACGTCTATTATCAATAATGTACAGACATTAACTAAGGCTTGTCAAATGGAAATCAGATTCATGGCAGCACGCGAAGAACTCGGAAAGAAGGGATTTCTTCAGAACGAGATTGAGGGATTGCACACAGAGATCGTTGCACGCCCCGTGAAGAATGAATTTTTCTCTAACACAGGTCAGGTTGTTTTGGTTGTAGAAGGTAAAGCAGTCGTCGTAGCGCTTACAGATCTTGAAAGTGTTGTTGCGGCATTTAAAATCCAAAACAGCTAACCCTGTTTAGACAAGTCGCCCCGAAGATTAGGACTCCAGGGGCGATCTCACTCCCACAAACAACGACGAATATAGGAGCAACAACAATCATGTCACATAATCTGGCATTAGAAAACTACGGTGAGATACGGGTGACCCCAGATGAGCGTTACAGTGTATTTGACGTAATTGAGGTTATTGGCGGAAAAAACAACCCCCGTAAAGCTTGGAGCGATCTGAAAGAGCAATTTCCAGAAGTTGTAACCAGAAGTGACAACTTCAAGTTTGATGGTCAAGGGCAACGCCCCACACCAGTCACAAATAAGGAAGGGCTGCTTTATATTATCGGACTGCTTCCAGGAGCTGTTGGAAGAAGTTATCGAGAAGATGCGGCAAAATTAATGCTAGCCAAGATTGAAGGGCGATCAGATTTCGCTATACAAACATCGGACAGATTACTTGCGCTCCCTGCTCCAAAAGAAATAGCGGAGGCGATTACACTTGTTCTGCAAATTGCAAATATCGATCCGCTGCTGATCGCTGGTGTTGTTGCTAATGAGATTGGTAATACTCACCCGCAGCTGAAGCCGCAAATGGAAGCAGCTAAGAAACTTCTTCCTTTCCCAGTCGAGCAGGAACTTTTAACTGTTACGGATTTGGCGAAAAAATATGTGGCAGAAACAGGTAATCCTCTCAGCAAGAACAATACGGAACGGGGCAATGCCATTGCTCTCAATAAGCTGCTAATTAGCTTAGGTTTGCAAGTGCAAAATCCAGACGGCAATCCAAGCTACCTGCCCACCGAATTGGGCAAACCCTACTCTCAGCTTGTACTACAGGAGGGGAAAGAATCAAACAAGACATGCCAGCAGCTTCGTTGGTATCCGAAGGTAATTGAGCGTTTAGCGTAGAAATAGAAAGAGCGATCGCATTCATAACGGGTGCGATCGCTTTTTCTATAATCATTGTGATAAAATATCTATATCAACCTAATCAGCCAAACTAATGCTAAAACCGACCGAAACCCATGAACAAATCGCTTCAGAGATATACCAAGATTTTTGCGAGGGTACTGCCGAAAACAGCCCTTTTCAAAAAGCATGGGATGCTTATGAAGAAAAGCATGGAAATATCGTTACTGGAAGTTTAGAAGAAAATCTTGTCTACCAAGCAATTCTCTACGCCATTCAGGTGGGGTGTGACAACTATTATTCGCCTTCAGTCCCTCCAGGGATGCAGGTAGCTGTCCCCAGAAAAGTGCGGCACAGAACACTTCCAATGACAGGCACTGTGATACAAGAGTTGGAGACAATGCCTGTTTAGTACAAAATTAACTGGAATGATGGAACCGTTTCTACAGAGTTTGAAGATTCCATTGTATTTGAAGATTAAGTAGAAAAGCGATCGCATTTATCACAGGTGCGATCGCTCTTTGTTTTTTATGTCATTATGTGATAAAATAAAATAGTAAACCAAACACATTGCATCATGATAATCAAAGTAGAAATAAATGGAAAACCGATAGATGTCGAAATTATTACTGACATTCGAGTAACAGTTTTAGATGCAGATTTCGAGGCAGAGGGGTATAATTCCCTCGAAATCACCTACAAGATAAATCACGAGGGGGTGAGTATTGATTTAGTAGACGGAGAAACGGGAGAAGTTGTTGGAGACAGTGCCAGTTCCCACTGGGACTATGTTGCAGAACATACCCCAGTTGACGATTTGGTTTAATAAAAAGAGTGATCGCATTCATTCCGGGTGCGATCACTCTTTTTGTATTAAACCTTTATTATAAATGTGATAAAATAATACTTAAGACAAAACAAGGTAAAGATAGATGAATAGAGAAGAATGGATCAACTCGCTAAAAGTTGGAGACAGGGTTATCTATATCAGTTCAGAAGAATCCTGGGATGCGAGAATTGGAGTTGTTAAAAGCATCTCTAATACGAAAATCTGTGTTTATTTTTTTAAAGATCAAAAGAAAGGTTCTATGTTTGATAAGAAAACAGGATCTAGGGCTGACTGGAATGGGTGGATTCAGCCTTACAGAGAATTCTAGTTGTCTGAAGCGATCACATTCATCACGGGTGAGATCGCTCTTCTGTTTATTAAACCTTTATTATAGAAACCTGCTTAAAACGCTATAATTCGCACAATGAGGCTGTGTTAGCCCATGATATAGAGTGAATTAAACAAAATTTTAACCGGAACGTCTCGCGACCTCGGCATTTTATGTGCCGGGGTTTTTGTGTTTATGGCTAAATACTTGTCAATGACCGAACCAATTGAGATTGAGATTGCTGCCAGCTCGGAAGAGTTGGTGGCAGATGCTGAATCTCAAGAAACGCAGGCAGCGGGACGGGTACTGTCTCAAAGAAATGCGGATAGACTCAGTGGGTCGGTTCGCACGCTGCTTGAAGTCCTGGGCGATGCAGGGATTCTCGACACTGGCGACATGAATTCGCTAGCCGACTTCCTGAGGAAAGAGGCAAATGCATCCCCAGCTCTTGAAGTCGCAGAGGTGGAGGCGGGTGCCTTCAAGGAGATGTGCGATCGCAATACTTGGCAAATGCGGCTCAATTCAGCAGTCAATTTGTTCCAGGACAGATTTTGCATGTTGCATGAAATGGGGGATGACGAGATGGCTCGTTTCCTTCCCCCCGGAAGCAGTCGGTCTGCCGAAATTGCGGCACTCATGGAAGACTTTAACTCTGTTCTCTCAGCATTAGATAAAGATCATCCGGGACCGGGTCGGCGTTTAAGCCCCATTATGCTATCAACTTCAGAGGGAGAGGGATTGCAAGCCTTGGCGTTTGAAGCCCCTATAGAGATAGCGGCGAACGCCGGTAACCCCAACCGTCACCCAATCAAAGGTGTTCTGTTCCAAGTTGACGAACCCTCCCCGGCTATTCCCGCAGTGGGTCCGGGGCTTCCTCTATTTATCCCCCGCGCAGTTGCTGAGCGAGATGTGGTTCAGGCGGGGGTTTCGGGTCTTCCTCTTGATGCCCACGACAGTCTTTCTCAGCACGCCAACGAGGATATTGCTGGCGTAATGCAGTCGGCAGCGATTAATGGAAACGATTGCGAGATGGTGGGCTTTGTCTGGCCTTGGTCACGCAAGAAAAAGGTGCAATCGATTTTGCAAAATGCAAATCGCCTGGGCATGTCTATTAATGCGATGGCTAAAGGGCATCAAGCGGAGGTTAATGGCACCCGTGTTTTTTGGGTCGATGAGCTACGCCTGATGGGGGCTAACATCCTCTACTCCGACAAAGCTACTTATCGCAAAACTCGATTACTTGCTGCTCAAGGATTGCCAGAGGAAGACTTGTTGGAACGGGAAATCACCCTGCTTGATTTCCCTGTCGCGGCTGTTAGTACAGGCGCGAGAGACCCTACCGATGAAGTTGAGGTAGCAATTGCCGCCAGCGCTAAACCCAACGACGAGTACGACGAAAGGGAATATCAACCACAACCAGAGGAAACAATGTCCGAGGAGATAAAAGAACAATTACAGGCGATGTCGCGCACGCTGTCCGATGTAGTCGGCACACTTAATGGCACGGTCTCGCAATTGTCGAATGAAATCGACGGAATTAAAACCCAGCTCCGTGATGTGCGCTCCGACTTTGAAACTCGACAAAATATTGCTGCTCAAGCGGCTGAGGATGCTCGTAAAAAAGAGGAGCAAACTAGCCTAGTTCAGCTTGTCAGAGCAGAGATGGAAACAGTTCTTCGCCAGATCAATCCATCCGGTTCACCCGCTCGTTCTACTCACCGCACAGTGCCTGTTGCAGCAAGCTCTGGTGGTAGCGGCACTGTCTCTCCAGAGCTTATTCAGATTCAGCTTCAAATTGCCACCATTGATGGACAACTGGCGGAAGCCCAAAGTGCGACGGGTGGTCACTACGATTCAGTCAAAATAATGCAACTGCTAGATCGTAAGCGTGATCTGCAAATGCAAATCGGTGGAGGCTACTAATTAGATGTACTTAAAAGACAGATTAGTAACCTCCACCGATATTCAAGGCGCTGGAGGGGTGAACGAGGGCGGGTTTATGCCCGTACAAGCCACTTACGGCACCGCGCTTGATGGCTTCATGGTGCGACAGGATTACCAACCCATTGTTAAGAATCTTGTTCGCTCCGAGATGTTCTTGTGGCCTCAACTCGCTAAAGAACAGGCCGAAGCTGACCAAATCCAAGGAATGTCTGAAGGGCAAGAACCCTACAGCGGATTTGTTGACAAAATTGATCTCAACCCGCCTGAAAACCCATCGGACATCATTCCGTTTGTTTACAACGGTGTGCCCCAGGGTGTGAAAGCTATTGGGGGAGTGATTAAATTTGGGCATTATGCGCGATCGCTCTATGACCAGCAAGGAAAACCTTATGGTGATATCGCTGCTCGTCGCACCCAAAAACTCCTCCAAAACGTTCTCCGCAACTTAGAACGAGCCTTGTTTATCGGTGATGCCACTCGCAACCCCTTGGAGTTCAACGGGATTGAGACTCAAATGTCTGCCCAAAACCGTTTCCACGCTTCTGTAATCAACGGTGATTCGGTAGTGCAGAAGTTGCGTGCGATCGTTCGCCTTGCAGTCAACGATCCGTATATTATGCGGAAAATTGACTTCATCTACTGTTCCGGATTAGCCCTTGAGCTAATTGAGGAAGAGGTTCAACAGCGACTTGAGTACCACAATCTCGACTCAATCCGACCTGGATTAAGAGTACCGGGTATTATTACTCAGGCTGGTGTCGTACCCATCCTCCCTACTCCCTACATCCAGGACATCCTTAATCCAAATGGACCCGATCAAGTAGTGTTCTACCTGATGGACAAAGACAGCTTGACTTGGAAGGGTGTTTATCCTCAGGGCGGGCAGAAAACCTTCGAGCCCCAGATTTTTGAGGTAGCTAGCTATACCCAGAATGCCGCTCCCTATCTACTAGAGAAGCGGATGGCATTGTGCTATGGAACTCTATTCTCTGAAAACCAAGGATTAGGGCTTTATCGGTTAACGGTTGATATTCCCAAGGGTCGAGTGGGGACGATCTAATGCCTGAAGGACAAGAACCAACCAGTATGATAGTTGTTCCAATGCGGCGATGGATCAATCAGACCATCCGCACGCCTTGGGACGGTCCCATCACTCGCAACGGGAATCTTCCAATCACCGTTCCGGCGCGGGCAGGAAAGTGGCTCATCGACAGGTGCTTTGCCGAACTGTATGTGGAGGGGTCGGGACAAACAGCACAAGTGGCACCCTTGGGAAGTCCAGAAGTGCCGCAGCCGCTCGACGAGTCTGCGATTATCGATCATCCGAAAGTGGAGGATATTAAGCCACCAGAGGGTGAAGCTACTACACCAGAACAGAATCTATCTCCTCCAGAATCGTGGCAAACAATTTGTGTGGAGCGACTCAATGGCATGAGTGCGGACGAAATTTCTCAAATTCGTGGAATAAGCGCTCCAATGGCAGAGTTAATTTCTAACTCTAAGCCGTTAAATTGGGAAAAGCTCAGCACAATTGTTAACGAACGGCAAATCAAATCGCTGCAATCCTGGATTGATGGCTGAAAATAATAAACCTTTAATATAAAGGAGACGTTTATGGTTAATGCCGCAACAACACCTACTACTAAAGATCTGCCCCCCAATATCCCGTTTGGTGGAAATTACCAGTATTTATACCCAAACGAGCCGTTTCTTCGCAAAGTACCTCCAGGTCTCCCTGCGACTGAACATCTGGGTTCTGACGGCAAATTTTACAGCCTCAATCCTGAAGGAGTAATTCCCTTCAGCCTGCACAAATCGAAACAAGTGGAAAACGCAACGGGTAGACCTCCCAGTCTGATCAGAAGTTTGCCATCCCTACCACCACAAGACCGTCCGCACGGCACACCCGGCAGCACTCACGACCCGAACCCTTGGTTCATCCCAGCGGCGCTCAATCCTCCTGCGGAACTCACCGCACCTCCGATTCCTGCTGCTGGTTATGTTCCACCGCCTGCTGCTAGTACGCCGACAACGACGGGGAGTACTGCTCCGTCAACTTAGGTTTTGCAAATTGCAAAAAAAAGAGAGGGGGCGATCGTACATTGATCACCCCCTCTCTCTTTTTCTAATTTACCTTATTCAACATCATCAATAAGGCTTTCTGCTATTTCCTGCGCCTCTTCAAGAGTGCAGTGGTAGGGAATACTGTTGTATGCCCAATATCCCCGATGATCGGTATCATACTGACTATCACCCGTTATGAGTGACCAATCACCCTCAAACACCCTTAGTCGGCAGTCCGTTCCAGAAAAGTCGGAGTCAGGCATTTGCAATTCCTCTTCGGTGAAGTTTCGTCGCAAGTAATCAGCCTCTTCAAATATCTGTTCAGCTAAATCTTCAACAGATATTTCGATTGATTCAGTCTTTGTTAGTTGAACCTTCATTCTCTTGTGCTTAATTTGTTTGCCTAATTATTTTATCACATTATAACTAAAAAATATATAAACCTTTATTGACACTCTCCGGATTTTAGCGTTAGCGGAATCTGGAGAGTGTCAACCTCAATCTTTCTAAATCCTAGAAAAGCTAGTCCGTCACAACCTTCCAGAGCAATGATTATTGTCTGAAGGCGATCGCCGTGATTGTGTGATATAACAATAATGAAATCTATTAAAGTTTCAAAACTATGAATCAAAGACAGCAGGAACTAATTAAAAAGCTTAGTCAAATTGCAGACGAAGCAGAGTTAAGCGGCTTGCTAGGAGAAGCAGGCGTACTAAAAGCTGTTTGTGGAGCAATGTGCTCTGGACGCTAGATAGATTTGCTAAGGTATATTTCTGTATTTACAGAAAAAGAAATGGAAAGACTACGACAGCCTTGACTTATTCACTAAGCAAGATAGGGGAGAAGCGACCTTATGGGTCGCTTTTTTCTTCTTCGTTTTTTTCTTCTATTTTTCTAAATCCCAGAAATGCTAGTCCGCCACAACCTCCAAGAGCGATTATTATTGCCTGAAGGCGATCGCCGTGCCATTCAAACTCACCTGCACTCCAGCTCAAAGCACTAGAAAAAGAGGCAAACGTCAAGACTCCTATGCCAAAATTCCTTAAGAAAGCAATATTTTTTGTATTTCTACGCACCACAGCAGATTGATGCTTTTGGATTTTTTCGATTAGTTCCTTTGATTCTTTTAGTTCTTGCCTTAATTCTTTTATTTCCTGGCTAAGGTTTTCAATTTCGTTACAATTCCGAAAGATTTGCTCAGAGCTAGTAATCTCTAGCTCTGATACATTCTCAGCAAGTTTATTAAATTCGGAGTGGAGTGCCTGAAAGTCGGCATCATTTGCACATGGTTCTCGTTCTGGCGGTTGCATGATGATAATGGGTTTTACCCTATTATCGACGGCTAAGTTTCTTCATGCCCTAAACTAATAGCAGCAAAAATCTTATATTAAACCTTTAATAAAGATGTTGATCGATCCATTAGATGCGAGAACGCGGCTAATTACTGTTGGAGACTATACAGAAGAGAATGCGCCAACAGTAGAAGCATTGACACTAGTACTAGAAGGTCTAGAGGCTTATCTTGTAGACTGGCTAGGATTCTATCCAGGTATACAAGAGTACGAAGAAGTTTTATCACTAAATGCTAATAGTGTTGTCATTCTAACCAATTTCCCGGTCTTGGCGGTAGAAAGCGTTGCCTTGTACCAAGACTATCTGCCGCATGTACACACTCCCCCTGTACAAGTGCTAGAAGTCCCCACTATCTGGCGACAGGGTAGAGTCCTCCCAATTCCTGCCTGCTCATGCCGCTGGGTCAAGGTCAGGTACACAGCAGGAATGGCTGTGCCCAAGGAGGTCGGATTGGCGCTGTTCCAATTACTGAGAAAAGCCTTGGAGGAAGGCGGAACATCAGGGGATTTGTCATTTTTGTTTGAACCTACTAGGGATGTGACCAGTATCTCTATTCCTGGCATGTCCAAGTCTTGGGCACTCGGCGGGGCAAATGCGGCTAATAACAATGGCGGAGGAAGTACAGGAACCATCGGCGATAGAATGCTGAGAATGCTTCAATCGTTGAGAAGGTCTTACATCACCTGATGAAAAACGAAGAGGATAAGCTTTATCAATATGAACAGGTAGGGCACGAATCTTCCCGCGAGCATGAATTACCTGAGAAAATTCAGCTTAAGGGATGGTATGTTGACGCGGACGAAAATGAATTTCATTTGGCTTGGTACGTCAAGGAAAACATCAAAGATCGTGAGAAAAATCTGATTTTACAGGCGATCGCATCCCTACTCCTAGACAACGGCTTCAACGTCGGCTGGCTAGAAGATGAGCATGACCCAGAGCTTGACTAAGTAGCTAAATATCTTCCTAAACTTACGTAAACCTGCTTGCACACAAGCAGGTTTTTTGTGATAAAGTATATTTGTTGCCGAAAACCAAGGCAGAAAAAATCGCGAAACCTTTTTCGCACAAAACATTAAAAAGCAGATCGAGTACGCTCGGCTTGAGCGGAATTGACGCCCGTGGACAAGAAGAGGCCGACCTCCTTGGTTGAGACGGGGAGAAAACATCAAATTTTAGCTTTAGCTAGGTTTGAGTAAGTTTTTCGGAGCAGAACATGATTTTAGTCATAGACTTGCCACAGGGACAGGTTAGCTACGACATTCCCAAGTCTCTTATGATTGCGAAGTTACCTGTGTTCGAGGGGGTCAACTTCAGAAGGGTAGGATGGGAGCAGTGCGATCACCTTCAACAATTTATTGAGAACTATAACGATGAACCATCCAACAGCTAGTGTTGAAGAATTAGAAGTTTCTCAACTACCTGAAATCCCCTGGATCTTTTTTGCAGCAAGCGCCTACCGTGTACATTGCATGACAGCAGGAGAAGAGGTAATTCCTTTTGAGAAGTTGGATGTTGTTAAACAAGAAGCATGGAAGATCACTCTGAAGCATGTTGTCGCTTCATTGGGTGGTCAGGTAACTTATGTGATGAATCCGGTTCTTCTAACAGAACTTGAGAATAGTTGGCTCGTTCAAAAACAATAAAGGTTTAATAAAAATGGCAAACACAGTGACTCAAGAACAAATTAACGCAATTCTTGATTCTGCTGAGAAGGTAGAAGCTATTTTCTGGGGCAAAGAATTGGTTGTTAGTTACAAATTGGTGACTCGCGGCGGATTCACGATTATAGGAAGAGGTGCTTGCGTTGATCCTGCTAATTTCGATCTAGAGGTTGGTCGAAAAGTTGCAAAAGAAGATGCTGCTGATAAGTTGTGGCAGCTGGAGGGCTATCTCCTGCAACTGAAGCTGGCTGGTTTAATCACGGCAGATATTGTTTAACACAAAACGACTGCTGCAAAATAATAAAGGTTTAATATGGCATTCTCCCCCACACCAGACCCTACAAACCCAAGCACAAATCCAGTTCAGTACTACGCAACCCCCTCGATGGTTGCAAACAATCTGGTTTTGAGCGATGCACAACTAGAAGTATTAGCTGAACTGGGAATTGCCAAAACTGACATCTATTATATTAGGGGAGAGTTACTCCAGGGCACTATTGTTAAAGCCCACGGATATACCAACGGGCAATTTGTTTTCTTCCTGGAAGGTAACGCCACAGAGCATGCAATTTTCTTAAAATACCTATTCGGAAACGAATACCGCCCCCAGATGCCCTACCGCTTCCGGGGTTTAACCATATATGGGACACCGACTCAGGCGTTCATGAAGCCTGAGTACAAGGTAACCATATCTTCAGTGTCGGAACCACTAGTGGACTATCAATGATGGCTACACCTTACGGACTGAACTTAACGGCTGATCAGGCTGAGGTTTTCTCAGATCTCAAGATTGACCCCAAAAAACTGTACTTTATCGACAACGACCTACTGCCTAGTGCGATTTATTTGCGCGTCAACGGGTATACCAGTGGGCATTATGTTGTCTTCGTCGAGGGTGAGGAACACGAACACAAAGCATTCCTCCAGTCTCTATACGGGAAAGAGTTTGACGCCCCATTGATTCAAAAAGCCAGGGGCATCACCATATACGGTGCTCCGACGCAGCCTTTTGTTAAGGACATGAATCTCGTCGCTGTTAATGTTGCAGCAGCTTGATGAGCAGACAGGGGGATAGCGATTGCACTTGCGATGAGTTCGACTGGGTTGAGCAACTCCCCTTAGACCAGCTTGAACTGCTCGAATGGCTTCTAGGGAGCGGGTTGAAGAGCCAGGTTGGGATTAATACCGGGACAGAGAGGTGGGAGAGGGGATGGAAGTTGGTAGACGCGATCGCTTGCCGTAAGGAGAAGCTCAGTTGTGCGAGAAAAGATTGACTGTTGCTTGGCACAAAAAACACCTGCCTTTGTTGGGCAGGTGTTAAGTAATTTCTTGACAGAGATCAGCTTGCTTGAATATCGCAGACCTCAAATATATTCTTGAGAAGAGGACATTGGGTCATCGCAACATAACGTTCTTTCAGTCCTCGCCATTCACCACTCAGTGCCAGATGAGCGGATTTGTACTCATCAAAGCTCATAGCGGACGGAGAAACAATCACAGTCTCGCAATTTTCTAGAAAAATATTCTTCCAGACTCCTTTGCTAACCTTTTCCATCAAGTAAGTACACGACACCCAGTCATAAGGTGATGGATAGAGTGCGTCAACCGGATAATGCTTGACTATTGTAGCTTCTGTTTTTGAAACACTTAACATAGGTTCTCCTGTTTTTGTATGTATTATTATTTTATCACATCATAAGTATGAATACGATGCTGACTTGCAGCACGGTAGAGGTGGCGCGAGAAGAGAATGAAAAAGCCACCCAGGCGGGTGGCTTTTTGCTAGCTATAAATATTTTTAATGAGTGCGATAACTCTTTTCCAGTCTCGCTCATTAAAACTGTTTTTATTCACAACCTGAGGGAGAGGGTAGACGTAGCAACTTGCAATGCAATAGTCATGATCTGTTCGGAACGCGATCGCAGGCATAATGCCATAATCAACTTGATTGTCCGGTACAAATACTCCCATCATTCTCACCGTCTGGTCTGTCTCGTAATACAAGCCAGTATCGTTCAAGAATTGCTCAAACTGTTTTCGGTTAAGCAAGGCTGCATACTTCCTGTGTTTGCCTTTCTTCCATATTCCCCCTAAGTGAGAGTATTTGTAGTATGCGTCGGTCTCTTGCGGGACAAACAGCAGGCTTAACTGACTTGGCTGGTAAGGTTTAATGCTCTCTGTGTAGGGAACGTCAAACTCATAAATGATTGAGAAAAGCATACTTGTTTTTATTTGTTTACAAATACATTTTATCACACTGTGGATATGGATACAATAATTAATTGCTGCTTGGTGGAAGTGGCGCGATCGCAGGTGATTTTACTGGTGGGGGCGATCGCGCTTCAAGCCGCAAAATACGATCACATTGACTTCGTTCCACCCAAAGCGGTGCAAGAAACTGCTCGAAGAGGACTTGAATTGAGAAGGAAGCAGCCCAAAAGTAAGCGAGGTGGGTTGGATGTTAGACAAGCTTCGGAGGAAGGGATTGGTTCCGGCGTGCAGAGAGCGGCTAACCTTTCTAGCGGGAAAGCTGTGTCGCCAGAAACGGTGAGGAGAATGCTTGCGTATTTCACCCGGCACCAGAAAGACAAAGACGCCCCAGGTTGGGGCGATGCTAGCAATCCGTCTAAGGGTTATCAAGCGTGGCTTTTGTGGGGTGGATCAGACGGATGGAATTGGAGCAAGAAGGTTGTGGAACAGATGAATCGGGCTGACGAAGATGTTGCTTCATATTAAAGGTTTATTAGAAATTGAGCAGTAGTTGACACTTCCTTTCAATTTCTAGCTTCGCATGCCTACTTTCCGCAATCTTTCCAGAATTTTTGCCCCAAATTTCAAGTTTCTTCACCACGCTCTTCACCAGGTTGTTGTAGGTGTGGATTCGATCTTTGCGATCCAGCTCATGATTAATATCATTGAGAACCTTCAACGTCTTTTTACTAGGAGGAAGTGGCGAAACATACCAGATATCGGCTTTCCGACCAACCATTTTCTCGTAGATTTTGCGATAATGGCGACCGAATAGCGTTTCCAAAATGATGTCGCTGTCGATTATTTCGGTTTTGCATTCGCCGAGAATATCAGAACCGTTATCGTATCTTTCTACAAGAAAATCAACAGAGCGATGTTTCCCCGGTTGAAGCAAGTCTGGCATATAGAATTCACCAAAGCATTGGGCGACGCCACGGAATTCGCGAGGAAGCAGGAAAAACATAGTTGCAATTTCTCGCAAGAAGTCGTCATGGTGAATGCGGCGATCTCCTGATGCTAGGTACGATTCTCCATTAACCCAGACGGGTTTCCAGTCGCCAGAATAGCTGATTTGATTAGAACTCACTGTCAAAATCCTCAAGATCTAATTCGATTTTTTCTGCCACTGCATAGTTTCCATAAGAACTTCCCCAACCTTCATGGACAGAATCGACATCATCAAAAGCATTAGACAGAATTGCAAAAAGCCTATTAGATTGCTCACCCGGTAGTTGAGAACTATCTGGATGGAATGACCGGGCAAGTGATCGATAGACAGGTTTCAATTCCTCTTTCTCAAAAGAAAGAATGGTCGATAAGACTCTTTTAGCCAAGTCATCTGGAACATGAGTCATGTATTCCGCCAAGTAGTCTTCCGCTGAAAGGTTAGTATCTTCTTCCCGGTGGTTAGCCTCATGCTTGGCTTGGTCAGATGTTTGGGAATGTTCTTCCAAGGGAGGGGATTGGTCTTGAAAACCATTGCTGAATTGATAGGTTGGCGCACTTGGAACAAGTTTGAATTCGATCACCGAAAGAACTACTTGCCAGTCATACTTTGAACGCATAGGGTAGCTTGCCATCAGAGGGGCGGCAATAACTACAAAAGACTTCTTGGCAGGTAGACCTGTCATGCGCGTAAATTCGGCTTTAAGTTCTTTGAGAGACAAATTTTCCAGTTCCACAGCAAACCTCCAATTAATGAAGCGCACCACTTTTGTGGTGCGCTGTGTGTTTAGAACTTGTTCGGTTCTATAGATTGATGACGAATCTTCCAGTTGCTTACTAGTGCGTCGGCAGCCGCTTCAGCAGTACCAAATCGACGGTTATCAAAATCGCTAGTCAACCAATGAGGGAGACATATGGAACGCACGACTCGACCGATGTAAGCATGATTGTAATAGACAACGAAAGCTTCGGTGAGATCATCGATCGCTTCCATGACTATCTCATTCTTTTTTATTGGTGCGGAAAACGTTAACATGGCATTATGTGTGATTTTGCGGATGCAGAGTTTCTCAGTCTGCTGCATCCGCCTTTACGTTAACCATAATAGCACATGTTGGTGCGATTATGTTTTTCTTTTTCTTCCCTTGGGATAACCGCGCTTCCTGTCCCTGACTACATCTAAGTCTTTTTCGGCGATCGCCCAGTATGATCCGATCTTTATAGCAGGCAGTTTCCCTGACTTGATCAGTCTACTGACTCGGCTCCTATCTATCCCAAGGGCTTTTGCCGCTTCCGACGTGCTGAGCATTTTTTCTTTCATTATCTAAAACAGCACAAACCTAAGCTATTATTGTGTCACAAAAGCCGTCGAGATGATAGCAGGCAAAGATTTATTAACCATTAAATTGGTATCTAGGTTTCTAGGTACCTCTACTCCTTGACACCTAATAAACAAGGTGCAATAGTTTCGATAAATCAAATTTTCTATATATCCGTGCATGCGAACTATAACGATTACTTCACTATCAGGGGGCATGGGGAAAACCACCTCATCCATCCTCTTGGCAAAGAAGCTAGCTCAAATGGGGAACAAGACACTTGCTATAGACTGCGATCCTCAATCAAGTCTGACCTTCTTTCTGGGTCACGCGATTGAAAATAATGACCCCACTCTTTTGGAAATTCTGATGGGCATAGTAGAACCCAAGGCTGCTATTTATCCGACCTCTGACAATAATCTGTACCTGATTCCAGCAGATGGGCATCTTGCAAAAGCTCAAGAGCATTTAGCTAGCAGTGGTATGGGAGCGGCTGTACTGAAGCAGTTGTTGCAGGAGGTTGCTATCTTCGACTTCTGTGTGATCGACTCACCTCCCCAAAAGACACAGCTAGCGATGACAGCAGTCGGTGCGGCCGATCATTTGCTTGTCCCAATAGAATCAACGACAAAGGGGGTAAACTCACTGCTTCGCACGTTGGAATTAGAACAGTCCCTGCGGAAACTGGGTGCGTTCCAAGGAGATATCCTGGGCGTTATTCCCTTCCGAGACAGATGGTTTGGTCGCAGCCAGTCAACCGACAGTCGCGATGCTATTCAGATGATTGGGGAGATTTTCCCTGATATTCAGGTATTTCCTTCTATTTTGGAAAGCGAGCAATTTAAAAAGGCCCTCCGGAAAGGTGTCACTCTAGCGGACGCAGGATTTAAAGACTTAGAGTACTCATTCGACGTAATCATCGAAAAATGTCTAACGATTTCCTCAAGCAACTAAACCAAAGACCAAAGGTTCCGCCACGTACCGACGAAGAAGTGCAAAACAATCCCGAAGTTTCTGTACCACGAAACAATGGTACAACAAAATCCGTGTACAAGGATATCGAAGAATCCGGGATTAAAACCGTCCGAAGCTCCCTGCTTCTAGAGGAGTCGATGCATTTCAAGTTCCGCGATTGGTGCAATCGCAACGGTATTATCAGGGCCTGTTGGGTTGAGGCGGCGATGATAATAGCAGAAAAAGACCCCCAGTTGCTAAAGCAGATTGAAGAGTTGGCGAAAGAACTTACCTCAGAGCGCAAAGAGGAGGCGGATGACAAGCGGCGGGTAACCATGTGGGAAAATCGAAAAAAAACGAGGTGACCACAGTGCCCTATAAACTCAAAAAAGAAGGTTCGGACTGGTTTGTTATCAATCCAGACACTGGCGAGAAAAAGAATAAAAAACCTCTCACTGAAGAAGAGGCTAAGAAATATTTGCGAGCGCTGTACGCGAATGTTCCAGACGCTAGAGATTAAAAAAAGCACCCGGATGGGTGCTTTTTTTAAGACAGCCAGGATATTACAAAGATTCTAATATCCGAGCAAACTCGATGTAATTTTTCCTTAACCACTCTTGGTCAAACCACTCAGGATAACCATCTGAAGCGGTTGTTAAGGCATGGAGTTGCAAGGGTATTTGACCCAAAGTGTAAAGAGAATAGTTGGAGACATTGTTTTGCACATCAAGCAAAGCCTTCCTTACCAATATCCTTGCGAAGTTTTTTGTGTCTGCAACGAATATATTTGTATCGAAAACCTCAGACAAGGTTTTGATAATTCCTGCCGGAGAATCGGGGGAAATACTGCTGTCAATAGATTCCCCTACAAATATCATTCCCGCCAAATCTGAGCCATGTCTAGCTCGAAGGGTTAAAGAATATCGCCTCCTGATTAAACAATCGTAAAGATGAGCATCGCGGAGAATGCCTTTTTTAAACTCAGCTCCATAAAATTTAGAGCAAGAACAAAAAACATTGTCTGTTCTCCGGGTATCTGCTCCAATCACTTGCAATACATCAGACTGTCCATTTCCAAAGCTAAGCCTATCCCTGACCTCTTTCGGTAAAGTGGCAGCAATTCTCGACATTGCTGCCACAATTTCCGCTTCGGAGTTAAAAGTCAATATCCCCGATGTCGTTAACCCAGTAGCTCGTTGTACCAGTTTCGGATTCTGATTCTTTTCGTTCATCGTTTACAATGTTATTTGCGAGAGGTCGTGAATTAATCTGCTCGTACAAGCGGCGAACAAGCGCAAACAAGGTCGCCGCTTCGTCTTTTGGAAGACGTGTCGTATCTGGATGAAAGACCTTAGAAAGTCTTCTGTACGTGTCTTTGGCGGCCCCCTTATCGGCATAAAAAACTGCGCTTAATACATCTTCAGCAGTTGGCAGTGAGACGGAAGCAATATATTCAGCCAACTGTCGCTCAGGTTCTTTTGTTGGTTCTTCAGGGCTGAGTTCTACTTGTCTAGATTTCAGTTCTTCAATTTCAGCCTGGGCGACATCTAGTTTTTGGGTGAGTTCGGACAATTGGGATTGCTGCCTCGCCAGCTCTTCGCTCATATCTTTGGGCTGTTGCTCTTTCCAGCGCATAGCTGCCTCAAAAACAATTTTCAGGTTATCTGTTTTTCTTAGATCACCGACTTCCTGTACAAAGCGCTTCGCATTTGCCTTGATCAGTGGGAAGCCAATCTCCTCTAAAAACTTTTGTCGATAATCTGATGCTTTAAGGTCTGCCATGTCTGTTTTCGCACACTAAATTAATTATAGCTATCGTTACCGAGAGTGACTACTTAGATTTTGAATTTTTCATAACGGCAAGAAATTCATCATCGGAAAGATGGAAAAATTTCTTTATCGCGATCGCCCTTTCTATCGTCAAAAAGTCCATGCGTCCATTCCGCCAATGATTCAGGGTAGTGTAAGGGATATCTACACCTGTCGCATCCCTTATCCTCTCCCTAGCTGTAGGGACACTACCGTAAATCATGAGAAGGTCGTGAAGGGCTAGTCCTGTCTTATCCATCTTTCGCTTGCGACACTTCTCTTATATTAAACCTTTAATAGAAATAGTGCGCCCAAGTGATAGAACCCCATTGCTTATGACTTTTTCGCAAATTGCAAAAAGTTGGAACGGAAATAGATTGCCAACTTGCCGAAAACAGGCAAAACACGGTCTTGGGCAAACTGGTGAAATTGAACCTCTAGTTGAACGATGGTATTTGAGGAGCGAGCCTTTTTGCCGAGGGAGTGCGATCGCCTCATCAAGCCAAAAAACCCAACAATCAAAAACCCACCCAGCGCCCCCAACGCGACCAGCGTATACCAAGCGAGCACAGCCAAAGAATAAATGAAGTGCATAATCTTCGGCACAGCATCAAAAAATTCCCGCACCCCATCCTTGATTACTGGTAGGCGAGACTGCCATTGGGTGACAGCCAGGAATAGACATTGAGAAAGATTGTTTTGCGCGGTTACAAGTTGCATTGCGAATTCCTCTGTTGTTTACTAGGCGTGAAGCGCTTGCCCATATTGTTATAAAATTAATACACAAACATTGCTTCTGTCAACCCCAATTTCTTAGAATTAATAATAAACCTTTAATATCAGTCATGGATGCTAACACCGCCGAGGCTACCATCTGGGCAAAAAATTTACTCAAACGCGACGACTGGGTTATCCTTGATACCGAAACAACGGGTTTGGATGCAAACGCTGAAATTTGCCAGATAGCTATTTGCAACCATCGTGGCAAAGCCGTTATGAACACCTTAGTTAAACCTGGCGTCGAGATGACGATGGGGGCCTACATGGTGCATGGAATTTCGGACGATGATTTCAAAAATTTCCCTATGTTTTCGGGCGTCTATCACCAGCTTCAAGAAGCAGTAAGGGGAAAAACGGTCATAATCTACAATGCAAAATTCGATAGACGAATCATTCGCCATTGCTGCACTGCATACAACCTACCCATCATTCGCTGCAAAGGTATCGAATGTCTAATGGAAGAATACAGTAGATGGTATCCCCACTATCGGAAGCGGGGTGGGTATAAGTGGAAAAAGCTGCCAGGGGGTGACCACTCTGCTATTGGTGATTGCTTAGCAGCGCTCCAAGTTATTTACAAGATGGCTGGCGTCGAAAACAAAATAGCGCTCTCGTATTGAGAGCGCCATTAACCTAGCGGTTTAACTTTCCTTGATACCGACCTTCTAGAAAACGAGAACGTCGCTTAGGAGCTATTTTTTGCATCAAGAACAGAGCCAGTTTGTCTCTCGTTCTTGAATTCATCATATCCACTAGTAAGATCATCTCGATTAGTCGAGGGGAAGAATTGTGGATTACAATTCCTTGTCCTGCGGATTTCGCCATCATATAGGCGACTATACTTCTGATTTCTTCCTCGGTCATTTTTTCCACGCAGACCTTAAGTGGTGTTTGTGGAACCTGTGGTGCCTGTTTTTGTGTTAGCATTTTGGTGACTTATATTGATGGAAGGGCGATCGCGAAACTCTGTTGTTACCAGAGGCGATCGCTTTTTTGTTACAACAATATTATAGCACTTTTTGTTATAAAATAAACACAAAAACAGAGAAGAGCGAATGAAATTCTTCTTTTTCTAGATCTCCTCGACAACTTTCTCTATCATTTGGATAATAGAGAAAGTTTAGAACAAACAAAGGTTTCGGTTAATGACTATATATTTTGGCTTCGCGATCGCTGACAGCATGATTCCGGATGACGCCGACATTCAGAAGCGCAAACTAGAAATTGAGGAGGCTAAAGAATTGATTCAGACTGCTGTGCCATGCGTGAATGCCTCGCATACCGCAACGATTGAAGCTATGACTGAACGATTCGGGATTCAACTAGAAATTCCCGAAAAACCACCTATGGTTAATCTCCAGTATGGTGACGTGTTGGTAGTTATGGGCGTTAGAGGGCTACCTCGGCTCACAGATCGCCATCACTACACGGAAGAAGAGATAGCGGCTGCGTCTTTTAAGTTCAGCTCGTATGAAATATTTGAAGATTTAAGAGAGCTGTACGCAAACTAGTTTAAATAAGCCGAAACACCGAAACAATCGGTGTCTGCCAGGTAGTCGTTTACTGGCACTGACGAGGAAGACGAATAATGTTCGATCAAGGCAAAGACTTGAAACTATTTTTGCTCACTCGTGACGGTAACTATTGGGTGGCCGAAGTTCAGCACAATGGCTGGGAGGTTATTGAAGAATTTGTTTGGTCTGCCAACAAAACCGAAAATATTCTCATTAACTGGCTAGAGCGTTTAATTGCAGAAGGCAAAATCACGGTAGCTGATGCTATCCGTGTAGGGGTTTACATTAACCGATAATGCCTAAAGGTAGTAATCCCAATAGCCACCACAATAAGCCCACCATCTCAGGATTAAAAGCATCGGAAATATCTCTCCTGCATGAGCAATGGGCTTTTCTAGAAATTATCGGACGCAAAAATAAATCAAGAGGAGGACGTGAAGTGGTCAGAGCGATGCAAGTCATTGCCAAGCGCAATTGGCAAAAATCTGCTGAAATTTTCAAATGTGAGCCAACACCAGAAGCATTGAAGTCCAAGCTGATTGAGATGTTCCCCAGCATTCAAAAGGGGCGCAAAACAGCAGATGATTTAATTCAAGAAATAGCTTTAGGCGAATGCAGCCTTGATTGGAAACCTGAGACTGGTTTTATCAGAGTTGTTAATTTAGCTAGTATTGCTATTGTTGATGGCGATCGCAAGCTCGTCGAGGCCTATCAGGAACTAGCGAGTGGAGAAATATTCCCCCGCAACATCGAAGGCGTAGCAGAGAAAATCCAGTATCCTGAATCTCCCCAAGAGGGAGCACTGCGAGGATTAGAAGAGGAATTGGGAATTGTACCTGCATCTTTAGAGTTTATTGGTGAGACCTTTGATAAGAATCAACGGTCAAAATACCAGGGTATTGAGTCCTTTGCGCGAAAGTATCAATTTCGCGCAACACTCAAACCGGAAGATATCAAAGATGAGTACGTAGAAGACAGGGATGGTGATAAGACAGTGTTTAGATGGGTTCTTGTTTAATTTGTGATAAAATAAACATACAGATCAATAAGGAAAACAAAAAGATGGGTTGGAATGGATTCCAAGAGGCAATTGGCGGATACATAGAAGAAGTTGTCGTAAGACAGCTTAAAGTTAACGAGTACAATGTTTCAGTTAAAAACATTGCTCATCGACAAGAACAAGGACTATTGAGTAGTTCCACTGCTTTCTACCAGGGAACCACGTATAGTGGTGAATGGTTGGTGCTTATGTCAGATATTGAGTTGTCCACTGAGCTTGTCAGAAGGGACAAAGAAAAGAACGAAAAACAGAAGCTAATAAACGAATTAAATTCTCTCGTTTATCACAAAGGTGTCATCACTAAAGCAATGAAACAGAGAATCGCAGAACTTAGAAGAATTTTGTACTAAAAATTCTTGTCTAGGATGATATTTGCGAAGAAAGCCCAAAAGTTGTTGATGTAGAGCGTTCCTCTAAAAGCAGAAGGTTGCCAGATTAAAGAAAAAGTTATCGCATATATATGCGATAACTTTTTTGTTTGCATATTATTATGTATTGTTGTGTGATAAAATATAAAAGTAAACAAACATTAAACAACGATGACTATCAACAAAATTCAACATTTCGAGTTCGGTGAATACGAAGGTAGCGACCGGATATCGGGAAGAATTGAAGCCGGGGACGATGGATTGGCCGTATTCATAGATGGCTATGGCGAATGTACTTCTCCAGACGGTAATGGGGCAATCATTATCCTTGAAAAATACCAGGGACGACTAAGGGTTCTTGTCTGGGATGATATTCGCGAAGAAAATCCAAAGGTTGTTGATGTAGAGTGCGCCTCTGAAAGCAGAAGGTTGCCGAATTAAAGAAGAAGCGATCGCGTTATTATCTGCGATCGCTTTTTTCTTGTTAAACATCTAACATGACGTGATAAAATAAACACAAAACTAAAAAGCTAACAAAGTCCCTCTCTTTGTCCCAACCAATCAACAGGAGCAAGCCAAATGACAAAAACTAGTCCAGCAAAACCTAAACCAAAGCCCCGGCAGTCCCTCATTGAGTTACCAGAAGACAGCGGGGCTATTTTCCAAGCGGTGGGAATTCTCCCAGGTGATGTAGCGTTTGAAGAGCAGGTCGCATCAATAACGGTCGGAGGAAAACAGTACCGCCTCTTCTATTCCAAAGAACATCGGAATGCTTTCGAGGCGCTCAAATTAAATGTTAGGGCTACCGGGTCAAGCCAACGATTGATTGTCTATCCCTGCGTTCGCCACTTCCCAAAAAAAGAGCAACCTTATCAATTAGCCTTTCAAGTCGTTGGCTTTATCGGGAAGACGCCTATCGAGAGCTGTATCTCACAAGAACTCCAAGACTTTGAGTTTAGGATTGCTGGGCTGTGGCAGTTCATCCCTGTTTGTACCACTCCCTGCGTCACGGTTCTAAAAAACTTCTCTTCCGAACGAATTGGTTTCATCAGAGAGGCGACTGTAGAGGAGAAAGTACGGTTCATGAAGGCGTCTCACATTCCGTTACTCTGGTCAAACCCGCCGGTGCGACCTTTCAGGTTTAACCCTAAGCTTGAGAAAGAACAACAGGGTTCATCCGCGTTTGTCCAAATTACGGCGCGATTCTTACCAGACCAGGACATATTCGAGTTCAAAACCTTGCGCTCTCTCCCAGCCAGTAACTCACCTAAAGGTCTGAAAGCTGGGAAGAAAGATAAGGCTGAGGTTTTGGCTAAGTTAAGATCTCAGCAGAGCAAAGCCAAAAGATGATTCCTACTTTTTTATTAAACCTTTAATACAAAAAGCCCCGGAATTAACTGGGGCTTTTTGCTGTAACTATTCATACATCAAAACATCTTTCCTCTCCAAAAACGATGTCGATCTTGGATTAGCAAATATTGAGAATAGCTTGGCTGTAAAGGATCACAATTAATTAGACTGTTGAGTTGTTTCATTTCGGATTCCCAAAAAGTCAGATCCACAGGCGGATACCGAGAATTCCAGTGATGAGTTCGGAGATATCGTCGCAAAGCTTCTCGTTCATGCCAAAGAGTGAAATTTTTAGACATCGACCAATAAACCTTTAAGACAACTTGCCATGTCCGTGATCGCCCCCGGCAGCATCCCCATCGACAGCATCTTGATCCGCTCATTCGCCGACAACTCGACGAGCTTGCCCTCATGTGACAAACCATACCTGGTACAGTCTGTCATCTCCCCCATTATGCGTTCAATTTCGGTTGGCAGGGGAGGTCGGGTTTCACCGTTGGGCATCCTCACTTTCATGTGGCCGGTACCAGGCTGACGATACCCTGAGCGTTTCTGCCAGTTCATTCCCCGAATAGTGGGAGCGAAGCGCGTGTATACTCGTTCCCCCGCTGCTGCCCTCATCACGAAAGCGGTTGCTCCCTTTTCCAGTACATTCTGCAACGTCGCCCAGTGGTAGGCAAAGTTCTCAAACTCTGCATCCACGGACAGGAGTTGACCCAAGCCAAAACAGCAGAACTTGAGAGACGGAGGTGGAGATGCATCAGCTAAATTGCTGATACTCAGCGTCTTTTCCTTAAATGCGCTAAGCCTCTTAAAGAAGTGGTTTGCAATTTGAGCGGGAGCCTTGCGACTCAACAAAGGGAATACCCCGGCTAGTGCCTGAACATTCAAATCAATACACGGTTGACCAAGATCTAATAAATCATTTCGGACGCCGATTAGATAAATCCGTTGGCGCAACTGAGGTGCCCAGTGGGTACCATCAATAACACCAGAACAACCAGAGTATCCAGCCTCGCTTAAGGCGGATAAAAACTCCAGATAATCAGTTCCTGGCGGACGGTCTTTTACTTTCCGGGGAGAGCTGAGCATTCCTGGGACATTCTCAAACAGAATCCCCCTAGGCTGCTTGTCGAGAACCACTCGCACATACTCGAAAGAGAGACTACCAATTTCACTATGGATTCCCTGCTGCATCCCGCCAGAGCTGAATGCTGTACAAGGGCTGCCGCCCAGAATAATGTCGGTGTCCGGAAAGGCGGAGGAAGAATAGCTACAGATATCTCCTTCAATCGTTTTGCAATTTGCAAAACGATAGCGGTGGACTGACAAAGCCTTGTCATCTATATCATTGCCGCAGATGACTTCAATTCCTGCTTTAACTAATCCTGCGGTACCAAGTCCAGCGCCGCAAAACAAATGTAGAGCTGTTAGCATTTTTGCTCCTCCAGTTTTTGCAACACCCGCGCCACGATCTTGTCGCAATGACAAGTACGGGGGGAGCACAACACATAAGGTATACATTGTTTCTCGCCCGAACCATCTGAAAGATCCGCATCATCTCCGCTGAAACCTGACGAGATTTTGGATTTTTAAATGTTGGCGAAATCTGCAATCCCTGCTGCTTCCAAATCTCTAAGGAAATGTGGATATTGAGATAATGGCGATAAGCCAAAAGGTTCTCTTCTAACCACTCGTCATAAGCTTGGCAGACAGTGAGGCGATCGCACTCCTTCCTCATCTCAAACGGATTTCCCAAGACCGAGGAGCGATCGCACCGAACCTGCAACCACCCCTTCTCGCCAACCCAGCCACTTCGCAACGACCCAACTTTAATTTGCCCTGACTTCATCTTTCACCTCCAACCGACTCACCGCCAACTCATACACTCGAACTAATTCATCAACACCTGTGGTTTCCAGTTCAATTTCCAGCTCCTCCTCTGGAATTTCCACCTTCTGTTCCCGGTGCTTTGCCCAGAGAATTCTGATCTGTTGTCTGAGTGCCTGCTCTAGGTTGCGGCGCAAGTCCATTCCCCAGGCAATCAACTCTTTGTCGTCCATTTCCTCGAATTTTGGAAGGGGGACGGGGGTTGAACGGAGAGACTGGAGTTTGTCGGTTAAGCTGATGATGCGATCGCACATCTTCTGACGACTCGAAGGAGCTTTTGGCTTTAATTCCACTTCAACTTTAGGAACAATAGATGTCACAGGTACGACGAAATCACTAGCCTGGGGCTTAGCAGATAGAGTTGCAAAACCTTTAATAGCCTCTACTCTGGACTCCACCATCTTCACCCCAAATTCTGGCTCAACTTCTAGGTGGCAGAACCACTTCTTTTGGTTAAATGTTTTACCTTCAGGTGTGACGTGGCGACAGTTTTGCTGGGTCTTTACCAATACAAATGGAATATCCCTCAAGTCATATTCCTTGTAGGCTTCTAAATTGCCACTAATAGTGGTGATGTCCTTGATGGAATGTGTGGTGAGTACAACCTCGCCCGGATACCTTAATTCAGGTATCGTAAAGCGGAGTTGACCCGTCGGCTTACACTCCTTGGGGCATTTCTTATCCCCCTCCTTAGCTGAACAGGGAATAGGAGCATAAGGAGAATCTCCTTCTTCATCTAAATGAATGGAGCAAATTTTTCCGTCACAGTAGCGAACACACATACTTTCCTTTCCAACCATCTGCCATTTTTGGTTTGATGGTCGCCATACCTGCATCACGTTGGGATATGGGAAGAGGATATGCACCTGTTTAGGTTTGTCCAACTCTTCGTAACGGGCAAGAAGTTCATCATAGAGAGAGTTAAACTTCCCCGTTATACTTGGAACCTTCTTGAATCTTTCTAGGGGTTCAAACCGATAGTACTCCAGTTCGTCCCCGTAAACTTGAATTTCTTTCCCTTTCCTGTTGACGGTTTTTTTCTTTCCGCCCTTGTATATTTTCCCTATTTCCACGATTTTTGGCTCGATTGGTTGATTTGCTCGGAAGACGGCCATGATAATAAACCTTTATTACGCGAGAGCAGGTGCCATGACTGCCGTTACAATAACCAAATCTTTCTCGGAATGGGGACGGAGGAAGAATGGTAAGCGATCGCCAAATAACTCCATCACACCCTCTTTGTCCTTTATGTTCTTGAGGTTGGATAAAAGGTAAACGAAGTTAACGCAAACTTCCAAGCTTTCGCCTTTGACAATAACAGGAATTTCCTGGAAGCTCTCTTTTCCATCTGTCTGGGCCCACAGTTTCATCGTCTGGTCTTCAGCGCAGACATGTACCTTAAGCCTGTTACTTGCGGCTGTTGCTGAAGGTTCGAGAATTTCTAAAATCTTCAACAAATCAGAAACTGAGAAGAGAATCTCTCGTTTCAAAGCATCAGGTCGTGCGGGAACTTGTTGAATATATTCTGGCATGATTGTGCCTGGGTACTGCCCTGCCAAAGTTCGGCATAAAATGTACCCACCCTGAGAGTCTTCGATTTTCATCATGCCGTGCTCTTTACGCATGGCAAGTTTAACCTCTCCCTGTTCCAACCTCAGGAAGGAGATTACAGCTTTGATGGCAGAACTCGCAACCATACAAGATGTGTCTTGTACCTCCTGCTCATTCTTCATGCAGAACAGTGCCATTCGTTGCGACTCTCCAGCCATGAAACGAATGACACTGTTCTGAATCTGCAAATAAATAGATGCCCAGGTCTGCTTGTACTCATCGGTGGTGGCAGCGAATTCCACTGCCTCAAATCCCTCTAGCAACAAAGATGAAGAAATACTGATTGTTTCCCCTGCTGTGAAATTAATCCGAGGGTACTCTTCTCCGTCAAGGAGACCTACTCTTGTTTTTCCTGTAGTACAGTAGAACCAGGCTTGCTTGGAATCAATAGGTACCTGAATCGATTTCAACCCGTATAGTCGAGGAATCTCTTTCTCAATAATCGAGATCGTTCCTGGCGTAATAACTGTTGCTGATTCGGAGTCTACAACGGACAAAATCTCTATTGCTAAGTCGCAAGCCTTAAAGATGACCTTGCTCTCAGTCGCCTCAATGGTTAGTGCTGTGGAGATAACCTGTGGTGCTTTGGACGCGATTGCGTGCTTTACCCGCGCTAAATGCAGCGCGAATGTTTTTTCGTCGATCTCGATATGCATTAGCTGACAATAAATGTTTGTCTATTTACTTTATCACAAAAGAACGGGTTCAGCGACTCGTTCTAGGAAATTCGCCAAGGCTGCCGATACACGCACCCAGTAGTCGTTCAGTGTCTCACCAAAGGCTGCACCAATCTGTTCAGCTTTGGTGAAAAGGGAAATGGCTTCATCCTCGGACGCGATCGCCCCCTTCTCTAAATCTTCCAAGTATTGGTTCAGAAACTCTTCGGGCTGAGGTGCTTGAGATAGAAGATTTAGGCTACTGAGGTCAAATGAACAGAGGCGATCGCGTTCCTGCTCTGGCAACCGTTCCCAAACCTCTTGCACCACGCCAGCATACTGCTTAGCAATGCTTTCGATATCCCTTTGACCTTTCGCATTTTGCAATTTGCGAAAGCACAGTCCCATTAGTTGACCCCGTTTCTCGTCAACAGGGGAAGGCTTATGCAAGGGTAAGGGGGCAACGGGGATTGATTGAACAACCACTGGCTCAACGATGGGTTCTGCAATCATCTCTACCTGGGGTTGTAATTCAACAACAGGTGCCTCAACGATAGGTTCCTGATAATAAAGGTTTAATATGGACTCTCCTGGAACGGGATTCCAGCTTCTCAGTCGGTCAATCTCGGCACAAGCCTCACGGTTTTGAGCATCATAGTATTCTCGATCTTTCTCGTTATCACCCGCTTGTGACCAACGTTCCAGGCAGTACTTGCGTTGTTTATGCAGCTGCTGAATCTGCATATAGTTCAAGCAACGGATTAGAGACTCCTCAACTTCTCGGATAGTTGCCCAATGGGCTTCTAGTCCGTGCTTCTGGTTGTATGAGGCGATCGCCTCATAGTCTCCACTATGCAAAGAATGAAACAAATCGCGGCAATGGGAGAACGAGATACCTCGCTTTTCCAGCTCTCCCTTAACAACAGCTTGATACTCCTTGCAATTTTGATAAATGGCTAAAACCGTCAGCTCAGCCGTTTCTAGAACAGAACGCTCAGGCTTGGAATGAGTTGGAGTTACGGGTTTGGCTTTTACTTTCCGATTCCAGGCTGCCAACGCTGTTTGCAGACTCGCAATGATGGCATTTGGACTAAATCCACTGCGAGAAGCTAAGATTCTCGCAGCTTTGTCGCAAGCGGGAACAAATGCAGTAGGGTTGAGTGAAGCGATAATCTCAACCAACTGAGTTGCAGCCTTCTGATAAGCCTGAGCATCAGATAGGTTTCCTATACAAATTCGGTCAAATTTCCACTCAACCCAACTCAAAGCCTTATCCACCAAAGAACGGTAAGCATCTGCACCATGCTGAGTTACGAATTCGTCGGCGTCCTTGCCCTCTGGTAAAGAAATAACTTTGAGGTCGATAGAGTCGGTAGCAAGAGGCGTAAGTTCTGCGATCGCCTTATGGGTTGCATCAATTCCTGCTTTGTCTGAATCCATACCCAACACAACTCGATTAGATTGTGTATATCGGCAGACCTGCTTGATGTGTTGCACAGACAGAGCTGTTCCCATTACCCCCACCACGTTAGAGATACCCGCCTGGTGGAGACTGATTACATCCAGGTGCCCTTCGACGATGATGGCTTGATCAATAGAGGCGATCGCGTCTTTTGCCCTATCCAATCCAAACAATACTCGTGCCTTCTGAAAGAGTAACGTTTCAGGCGAGTTGAGGTACTTAGCTTGATCATCTCCCAGGGTTCGCCCGGTAAAGGCAATAACCACTCCTTTTTCGTCACAGATGGGAATCATTAGGCGGTTGCGGAAGCGATCGTAGTAGCCGCCTGACTCCCGCTTCACAATGAGACCCGCTCGTTCAATCGAGTCGGGTGAAAAGTTTTTTGAGGTTAGGTGATTGAATAGGCTATCCCAAGAATCTGGCGCGTAGCCCAATTTCCATGTATTTGCTGTTTCTGGGGTGATGTGGCGGTGATCGCTCAAATACTGTTTAGCAACTGGAGATAAATTGAGTTGGCGTTGATAGAAAGCCACCGCAGCGTTGTGGATTTCGCGCAGTTCTTCTAGTAGAGACTTCTCTTTCTGATAGTCGCGACTTGAGTGCTTGTATTCGACAGGGACGTTAAACCGTTCCGCTAGGGCAACAATAGCGTCAGCAAATTCATGAGTACTGGTTTTACGGAAGAAGGCGATCGCGTCCCCTCCCTCTCCGCACCCGTGGCAGTGGTACACCCCCTTGGTTGGGTTCACACTGAAACTGGGGGTAGAGTCATCATGGAACGGGCATCTGCCCATGAACTCGCGACCGGATTTCTTTAAAACGACAGAGTCGGAGATGATTTCGACAATATTTTCTGTGGCGACTTGCCGAACCGCTTCGACGGTACTGGGGTGGATGGATGATTTAACCATGGCTGACAATAAATGTTTTAGTTGGAAGAATTGTACCACTACATGTGGTAAAGAAATTAATCTTGACTTCTTTGCATATTGCGAAAGATTCCACAGGATGGGTCAAAGAGCATTTTTGCTACACCTGTCTCACCTAGTCTGGCCTTAAGAGCTAGCCACTCAATAATCCCTCGATCTGGAGTATCTGGGTTGTAGTACTCATCTCGGTACATAGCAACAATCGTATCAGCTACCATTTCCAAAACCCCAGATTGAGCTAGATCACTCATCATTGGGCGTTTATTAGTCCGCGTCTCCACGGCTCGACTCACTTGGGAAAGGGCAACAACAGCAACTCCAAGCTTGCCCGCCATGTTATACAGTCCGCGAGCAATTTTACCTAGCTCGTAGGATCGGTTGTCATCTTCGGTAACTCCCGCCATCATTTGCAGGTAATCAACTACGACAACGCCTACTTGACCGTGCTTTCGGATGAGGCTGCGAGTTTCTGACCATATCCCCTGAAGAGAGATGGATCTGTTTTCATTGATGAAAATGGGTAGATCAACCGCGACCTCAGCAATTTCGTTGAGCATCTGGCGTTCCCAGTCTTGCAAAGGTTCGATGCGGGAGCGGTGGCGACGGATGCGATCGCTCTTTAACGTCGAAAACTTGCGATCTTTGTAAGCACTATGCCCACTAATTAACGACCACAGGCGGCACTCTAACTGGACTAACGTCATTTCCAGGGAAAAATATACTACTGGTATCTGATGAAGATGGGCAATTTGATGACAAATCGCCAGCGCCCCCTGGGTTTTGCCCATTGATGGACGACCCGCAAGGATGGTAAGGGTTCCAGGTTCTAATCCACCCAACAGAAAATCCAAGTCATAGAAACCTAGATTGAATATCTTGTTGTCGGCTTCTATGTATTCTTTGGTCTTAGCCACAGCCTCAGCCTGCGACTTGCTTTTTCTATCGTCAACCTTGGCTACCTCAACGTTGATTTTGCAAACCTGCTCCTGAGACTGATTTACAACCTCTTCCAAAGGTTTTTCAGTCTCATGAGCCAATTCAGCTATCTCGTTAGCAGCAGCAGTTAACTGCCGACGCACATATCGATCAGCCACTGCGGCAGCCTCGTCTGTGATTCCACCGATGCAACTACCTAGGTCGGCTAAGGCGTTTAGCTTATCCTCTCCCCCCGCCTCGGCTAAAACCTTATGAGATTTGAGCCAGGTCAAGACTGTTGTTAGATAAACAGGTCTGCCTAGCCCGTGTAGAGAGTGGGCGGCACGATAAATCTCCTGATGGCTTTCTAAGTAGAACGATTCTGGTTTTAGGATGTCTGCGACTTTTTCAATCGCCTCTGGATTGACCAATATCTTGCCAAGGATCTTTTCCTCGGCACCTGTGTCTTGGAGAGGGAGTTTTAAATTTTGTTGTTGCTGCGACATGGAACTTTTGCGTAGGGTAACTTTAATCCCGCCAGAGGGGCGGGATGCAGGCTTAAGCGAATATGGATTTAATGGCAGTCATCAAACCGACTCGTTGTTGCGGAATCTTACCGTCATCGATTGCGTTTTTGACGGCGATCGCAGCGATCGTCGCATTCGGAAAATTCTGGGCACTTACTACCGGGCGAAATCCTGGCTTAAACGCTGTGACTTGGTACCCCTTTATACCCTTCCAGTCTTCGATAGTCGTTGGAGCAATGGTGATGGTGTAGCCTTTGTACTTGAGTGTTTTTTGCATGGTGACAATAAATGTGAGTGAAACGAAAACCTTATTAAAGGTTTAATAAGGTTAGAGAGTTGAGCTTTCCTGACGCATACTGCTGAGTTCGCGATCGCAAACCTTTGCTAAGGTATCTAATCCAAGCGAATTGTCAGTACGCAGAAATTCGGCAAGAGCAGCGAGAACCGTGTAGACTAAACTTATAGAAATCTGTGGTTCAGTCTTTCACACTGGATTAACCAGTATCGGCTGCACGGCGCAGCTCACTACTCCCTCAGCGGTGAAGGCTCCTGGGAGATGCTTGCGGATAATCTGAATACTTCCATTGATGTCCGCATTAATTACACGTCCAGCTCTAGATTTAAACAAACCTCTTTTGACTCGCTTTCCAGCATATTCTGGTTGCTTACAAGGAGGTTCTAAGTCTAGGGCTGATGTTTTTGAGGTGTAACTTTCCTCTTGGATTACTACCTTGATTCCTGTCAGTTCGCACTTGTAGGTTATCTGGTCGATTAGCTTGGCATGAGGAATATTGACAAACTTCTGATTGTTTCGCTTGCCCATATTTACTTCTTGCTTCCAGCCATCGTTTTTGCCGATAACCAAAGTGCCAATACCTTGCTGTCTAAGCAGGTCTACAATCAATCGACTGGTGTTGTGCAGGTAGTTTTCAACGAAGCGATTACGGTGATACGTGAGAGTCTGTATTCGTCTGCTAGTGCGGATTTCGCTCTTGAGATAGCCCTGAAGTTTTGCCTTAAGCTTGTTGTAATATTGATTTCGGCTCTTGAGTGGTCTTCCATTAACCAACAAAGGTCTGAAGCCTGGTTGGTTTGACGTTAAAGCCACAAGATTGTCTACGCCTAAATCAATACCAGCTATCCATTGCGACTTTATGGATTCAATGTCTGGTACATCGTAAACGATTTCCAAAATGTAGCAATCAGAACTTGGAACAATTCGAGCTTCTGCAATGTTCACTGCTTTGGTAGGAACACTTATATTGCTCATCGATAAGTGACAACGTCCCTGTTTCAAGCCAGCCTTGTAGATTGACTCATGATGATAGATGACGATGTTTCGTCCTTTGGTCTTGTCCTTATATCTAGGGATACGAGGCTCACTTTTGTATTTATCTGGATGTTTCCTCCAGTCTTTGTGAGCCTCGAAGTAAGACTTCCAACTCTCAACTAGTTTTTTGACTATCTGTTTCGAGACTTTGGTAGGTAAAGCTCGATAAGATTCTGTGTATTTGACTAAGTGATAGAGAGTTGGAAGTGTATAGCGATTTCCCGTTTCAAAGAAGTGTTGACGGCAAAAATAATTAGCTGCGTTGTACAGATTTTTTGACTTAAAAGCCAATTCATCTGCCTCCCGCCAGCATGCATGATTTCGGTTTATGACGTGTCTTTCAACCAACTTCATGTCTCGCAGCCCCCGACGACTTTTAGATGACGCTCCTTACGTCTATCAGCCGACCTTTTCCCGTATATCTTTGCCGAGAACGAGGCAAGTAGCGAAAGCATATCTTCCACTAGCTCTGCCTCGTAAGACTTGGGCAGCACTTCTTCAATCAACTCAATCGATACGCCGTGACTTGAGAAGAATTCTTCGTAAATTCCGAAGTTAAATCTGGTCAATCGGTCTTTGTGTTCGACCACAACCTTGGTGATTTTTCGCTTGCTCACCAATTGGAACAGTTGTTTTAGTTTTGGGCGTGTATCCGACATTCCCGAACCTACTTCAACAAGGATGTGGTCAACGTTGTACTTGCGGTTAACGCAATACTCTAGGACTCTAGCTTTTTGCCTGTCTAAGTCGCCTTTGGTCTTTTGGTCGTGGCTTGAAACCCTTACATAACATACGATGCTCTCCTTTGGCTCCTGTTGTTCTTGTTTGATACCTAGAAGCTGATTGATATCAGATTCCTTGTATCTTCGATGACCACCTTGCGTTCTTAGCGCTGGCAACTTTCCACTGGCATCCCATTGTCTAAGTGTCCATTCGGATACATTGAGCTTCTCAGCTACTTCAGCGATTGTTAACAGCCTTTCTTCCATTGGTCGGAATTAGTAGACGTTTCCAGTGGTCATAGTATTCTTGAAATTCCTCCACAGTAGGAACTTCATCCAATTCAACGACGTGCGGAAAGATGCGTCCATCTGAGAGTTCAAACTCTATTTTGGTCACTCTGACAACACGAACTTCGTCTTCATGTTTTGGTACTTCCATAGAACCTATGTACTACCACCTTTATCTGAGATTACTACAACTTCTCTAAGATTTCCACAGGTTTGCAGAAAATACTTGAGAGAATCTAAAGACCCATAAATTATTCTGTGGGTCGCCTATAACTTTCCAAAAAGGCTTGGATGGAAATCTTGCGTGCTTGAATTTTGCCGTCTACCTTTTCTTCAAATGCCACTCTCCAAGCGCCGTGGTCTACATCCCAATAAATCTCAGTTGGTTTGGCATACTCAACATATCTAGACCAAGCGTGTTTGTACAAAAAACCAATTTCAGGCATCTCTTGGAGAAACTGTTTTTTCTCTTTTTTTAGACGCTTAACTGCTTTTGCAAATGTTTCAATTGGCGTTTTGACCTTACCTAAAGATTGGCGTTCCTGCTTTAACTGCTCGGACTGAAGGAAGTCGGCAGCATGGAAGATACACTCAGAGCCGAAATTGGAGCCTCCAATTGTAAAGACTTCTTTTATTGCCCTGCCGCACCTATCGCATCGGCAAGTCGCCATGACCGTTGATGTACTCATTGCTCTTTCATGGGTTGCTACTGTACGCTTTAAACAAAAAACGTACTTAGATTTTACTATGTATCTATAGGTTTCTACAAGTTTAATGGCAGCAGTTCAGAACCCCTATTGCAATATTGAGGGCTCTGCCCCTGTTTGGCATTCTTGCAATATCGACCATCAGATCTTCGATTTGATCGGCGATTATGTGTTGGGCAGACTGTTGAACAGGCGTGTTAGAGGGCATAGGCACTTTTCATAAGGGGTGAAGGTAGCGTTTCCGAGAAAAAACTGATTGAGGAATAGGGGCGATCGCTTCTACTCCGGCAAAAACTCAGACTCTAAGGACTGGTCTATCGTATACGGGCACTGAGAAGGAAAAACGCTGTAGGATAGGCCCGTCTCAGAGACGGCAAGGTTTATTGCAATCTGGTAGGCTTCTCCAACAGCGTCTCCCAGATAAGACTTGAGGCTTGGGCTATCTTTGAGCAATTGCAGAATTTGAAGGCGCTGAGCCTTGATTGTTGCCGACCAGCTGGTCGTTCTTTTCCCCGGCTGAAATTGCCACTTGAGCAAATGCCCTAGCAGAATAGCCAGACGGTTCTTGAGTTCCCTACGCTCTGATCTGCCCAACGATTCCAGCTCCTCAACAAGGTTTGGTATGTCTAGATTGTTCCAATCCCGCTTCTTCAAAGATTCGGCTTGCTGCTGAATCCAGGCGTGGAAATCGGTTTCGTAGGGAGAATCTGACATGCAAGGGATGACTGTATTAAAGGTTTATTAGCGGAGACGCATTGGCATGTATTCCGACTGATGAATGTTTGTGGTTTTATTTTGCCACAAAAACACTGTTCTGTGTGATTATTTTTTGCCGTTCTGTTCTTCCCAGCGCCTCATCCGCTCTTGTCGGTTGCGTTCCTGTTCCTCTTCGTCGTGAATACTGTAGCGGGGCACTTCGGCGGACGTTTGAGCTGACTGAGCCAATGCCTTGCGATCCTCGCTGCTGCACTGACAGTAGATCGAAATAAATTTCTTCTCTAAGCGGGGGCGCTCAAAGCCATCAGCAAGACTGACAGCACGAACCCCTCCAATAGCCTTTAGAGCGATGCTGGCGCGGTCAGAGAGGTAAACCAGGCGTTCTTGAGCATCGTCCCTGCCTGCCGCGTCGAGAATCGAAGCCCACTCTTGGAGTCCTTTTGTCTCTTTGCCGCCGTGTATGTGATCAACTAAGTCGGCAGCTACTGGCCAGTATCGAACGTGGAGGATGAAATACTTTACGGCTGCGATGAATTCTTGGTCGGTTAGGCGATCGCTGAGATACTCATGCCACATATCCAAAATCTCTTCAGGAAGAGGCTCTGGGTGGATATGCTTGTAGTTCTTTTGCAGCAAGTCCATGCTGTGATTAAACGTTTTTTTGTCAATCATGATAAATCTCTCTAGATTATTTTGGTGTTTTTCAGTAACTGCCGGAACTTCTCGTATTCCTCGTCTTCTCGCGCCTGGACAGCAGGGCTTACTCGCTTCTTGTCTAACGAAGGAGCCTTGCCTTTGACCCGTGCTTCATACTTGGGGTCAGATTCCATTGAGTCAAAATGCTTATCTGCATATTCAAACAACTTGCCGTTACTGCATAAGTTGTCCAGGGAGAATTTGCCCGTCGTGCGCCACCAGTTATCATCCTGCTCTCGACACCACGTTAAGGCGGCGGAAAAAATTTCTAGGCTGCGATCGCCATAAGTCTTCACAAGCTTGCGTATTGTCTTGATGTGTTTCTCCGACAGGACTGAATGCTTAACGAAGTTCGACGGCTTTTCCGATAGGTAAGCTTCCAGAAATACTCCGAACTCTGTTGATTCATTTTGAGTCAATCTTGCCCCTCGGTTAATGTGTACAAGATTGCTTTTTGTTTTGTTATCACGCGCAGCCGCGCCCTTTTGATTCTGACCCGGATTTGAGTTTCTTGCCTGAATCTCTGATTTTTCTCTTTCGACTGAGGAATGAATTCTTGCTTGAATTTCTTCTTGCGTTTCCGTCGCGATTTCAACTTCAACTGCGACGGCTTGGTCTTCCTCTTTCTCCGATCGAATGCCGCTGCTTTTTTTTTCGCACGCGCCACCCCCCGCTGGGGGGCTTAGGGGGGTGTTCTTGAATTTGTCTTTTTTAGATTTGTCTTCTATATCTATATATTCTTTATGAGGGTGGTCTGCCCCTCCGGTGGGTGAGCCACCGGAGGCTGAGCCAGAGGTGGCTGACCCGTCTATGGTTCCACCAGGGGTGGATGAGCCGTCTATGGCTGTTGAATCTTGTTGAAATACTAAATCACGAAATGCGATCGCATCTTGCTGGTGAGCGAATATATGATAGTCCCAGTCAAACTGTCCAGTCTCTTCATCGCGGGTTCTGACCCGAACTAGGTAGTTGTTATCTTCTGCATTTTTGATAATGCTTCTCAACCCGTCTCTTCCGTAGCCAAGTGCTGCTCGAATACCTGAAAAAGAGATGTCGAATCCCTCCGAGTGAGAAGTTATCCAGCAAATAAGTCTGAATGCTCCGTCAGACACGTCCCGGTTCCGAATTAAATCATTGGGGATTTGAGTAAAATTTCGATTTGGCGCGACACCTTTTTTAACTCCCATGTTGTTTGTCTCCTTTTGAAGCGATCGCCTGCTGGGGCGAGTGGCAATAATCTAGATTCTCTGAGCCAATGATTTCACTGATGGTGTTTTCATAACCGCACCAAGGGCAATGGATTGTCTGTCCTAACTTGAAGCTGACGTTGGCAATCGACCACCAATATCGGCAGCGATCGCAGCTAAAATGATTGACAATTTCTTGGTTAACTTTCATTGTTGACCCTTTGTAAATGTGTTTGAATCTTCTCTAGTGCTGTTTTCATTTTTGGACTAATAACACTCTGAAGTAATACAAGCTTTTCGGTATTTGACAAGCTAGATGACTTTCCAAAAACGTCATTTAGTGTAGAAAGTGCGTGTTCAATGGCGATCGCCTCCTGTGTAGTGAGTTGATCAACCAGATCTCTTTGCACTTCTTCCAATGCAAGATTTACAAGATTTTTCATTATTCTTTCCGAAGGCTCATTGTTTTTATATACCCACCATGCTCTCCAGCGTTTTATGATTCGATTCTCTAAACTCATCTTTCTTCCGTTACATAATACCTACGCAAATCTACTCACAGCTAGGTTTTCTATACTAGATAACTGGCACTAGGAGTAAATTCGCTGATTACTTCCTGCTTCATCCAGAACTGTCGGCAGTACTCTGTCCACAGGCTAACACCGCCTAACTGGCGGCTTTCTCCAAATTAATGGAGGCGTTTAAGTCGCGGTCAATTTCAAGACCGCACTGGTCACAGTGGAACACTCTTGTCGTAAGAGAGAGTGTTTCTTTTTTGGTTCCACAATTCGAGCAAGTCTTACTGCTAGGGAACCATCGGTCAATTACGATCAACTTAGAACCGCGCAGTTCACACTTGTACTCAAGCTGACGGCGAAATTCGTAAAATCCCATGTCAGCAATAGCTTTGGCTAACTTATGATTTGCCAACATACCGGACACATTTAGATTCTCAATCCCAATCTTGTCGTGGTTTTTGACGAGATAAGATGTTAGTTTGTGCAATGAGTCCTTGCGGATATTGGCAATCTTGCGATGCAGTCTAGCTATTTGTACTTGAGCTTTTTTCCAATTATTGGAGCCTTTGACCTTATGGCGATTAAGCCACTGTAACCTTGAAAGCTTTTTCTCATGCTCGCGATAGCTAAACGCGCCTTCAAATACGACACCCGTTGACAGTGTAGCCAGTGCTTTGACGCCAAGATCTACACCCACAGCTGGTACGGCTTTTGGTTCATTGGTTGGCTCAATCTCAATTTTCCAACTGATAAACCATCTATCGGCTGTGCGACTTATCGTAAAAGATTTGGGTTTATGGTCAACTGGCAAGCGTTCATAAGTTTTGAGCCAACCAATCACAGGAATTTTGACTCGAAAATGGTCAACAGCCAACGAACCATCAACGGTAAAGCTATCAGCGCGTCCTTTCTTTTTGAATCGTGGCGGTTGCTTGATTTTCTTGAAAGCTTGTTTCCAGGCTTCTGATAGCTGCCTTAAAGCGTATTGAGGAGCGCATTTGGAAACCTCATAGTACCAAGGAAACTCAGGCTTAACCATTGCAACTAGCCATTTGTGGAGGTCTACCGCAGTGGGAAATTTGATTTTCTCTTCCGGGTTTTCTCTGTTATGGTTAAGTATCTGTAAGGTGAGTCCTAGCCCCCAATTCCAGGCGTGTCTGGCTACACCACAATGCTTGGCTAGTTGTGTCCGCTGTTGATTATTGACCTTGAGTTCCGTCTTAAAACCTAAAAGCATTACTGCACATCCTTTACGACTTGCGTCATACCATCAAGTAACTTTTTATTTTTCTTGGAACGAGAGCCATACAAACGAGCCGAAAATACGGTGATTAATTCAATCATGTCTTGCACTAGCTCTTGTTCAAACGTAGTCTCTTCATGCGATTTGTTGACTATCACAACTTCCGTTTCAAACTCCTCACACATGGCAAAAACTAGTTCAGCACCAAAGCGAAGCAACCTGTCTTTATGGGTCAAAACCAGTCTGCCGACATCACCTTGCATGATGCGTTTGAGAAGTTTCTGTAGTCCTTTTTTGTTGTAGTTTAGTCCGCTTCCCAAGTCTTGAATCGTCTCAAATTGCCATCCGTTTGCAGCGCTGAACAATTCTAAAACCTGTACCTGTCTGACTAAATCGTGCTTTTGGTCGTGACTGCTAACACGGGCATAGTTAATGGTGATGCGCTCGTCTAGTTGCTTCAATTCTCTAGGTGTTAGTCTCTTTAAGTCTGCTAAGTAAAAGCGCCTGTGACCGCTTGGAGCGCGTACAGACTTTAGTTTGTCTGCATCTGCCCATCTTCTAACCGTGTCAACAGAAACGCCCAGCTCTTTAGCCGCTTCTCCAATGCTTACCGTCATGTCCTGAATGTTCCCCATATAATCCTTGCTCTTTGTTTACTCTAGATTATATGGGTATTCAGGGTAACTTACCAAGATGTGCCTAGAAATTACCTTTCAGTTACACGCCCCCGTGGAGACCCCCGCTATAATCAGCGCGGACACATCGAACCGCAGGTGAGTACCGCGCATTGATTTAGCGGTGGGAGGAAACGGGAGCTTTTGAGTGGGGTTCAACACCCCCGAAAAAGCTAAGTCATGCATAAGCGTAGCCATCCTTTTTGTGAATGTGCGTGCAATATTTGTGGCTGATTCCTTGAACTAATCCATCAGGAGCCGAGATATTGAAGCTACCAGTGGCACGAGTGGAGACTCGACCAACATAAGTCCCAACTTTTTTTCCAGTGGTGACAACAGCTTTAACAATGTCACCTGTCTGAAAACCCTTGTGAAACTTGGTTCTGGAGCAATAACGAACTGGGAACCCAAACTTATCAGTCCGACATTGTTGGCGCGTTCCGTGACCTTTAGCCGTAATCAGTAAAGGCTTGACTGCTAACGTGATTAACTGTTCAGGTGTCGATGCTCCAACACAAGCAGCATCCCAGTAGTGAGTCTTTTCCAGTCCTCTAAGGGTTCGGTTGTACTTGGTTCGTCCCCCAGTCCCAACTTCTACAGGTAAACCTGTTCTCTTGAGGTTTTCGTAAAGGTTCCATCGGGTTGCATTGACGGCTGCTGTGTCAGCCAAAGGTTTTTTAGCTTGTGCCAGAATTCGTTTGAGTAGGTCAGGCTTTCCTTTGAGAAAGTCTTTGATATCCTGATTTCCTTTTTTCTGATTGCAAGGAGTACAGGCTAAACACAGGTTACTGACTCTGTTAGAACCACCTTTTGCGCGAGGTTGAATATGCTCAATTTCAAGTTTGGTGTCTTTTGCCCCGCAGTAAGCACAAGTCCTGTCCCACTTTTCAAGTAGAAACTCACGAATCTCGTATCCGGCAAGCGTACCCTGCTGGTATCCAACCCCACTAATTTCCGAATCCTGCATCTGCTGGGTGTCAAACCTTACCAATTCCTGAGATACGGCTGTGATTTGACACAGTGCTGACAGGCGTTTAACCCAAGTCAAGATGTTGGCAACTCGACTATTCAGAGACGGCGGTAACCATCCTTTAGGGCGGGTGCGGTTAAGGAAACGAGGTTTACGATATCGGGTCTTACGATTACGTCGTGAACGTCTTAACTGGCGACGTGAAGTTAAAGCATCCCGAATTTGAAAACCACGATGCTGCAACTCAGCAACCCAGACGACTTCACCTGTTGTGTCGTTGACCAGGGCAAGCCCAGTTGTCTTTGCGCCTGGATCAATTTTCACCCTGAGTGGTTCAACGGCTGGGTTTGGCACTTCCTGCTTGAGTACGAGAGTGAAAGGGTAACGGCGAAATACCGCAGCTTTACCTTGAGATAGCAGCATTCTTGCCCTACCTGGATGGATGGGATTAAGAGGCTGTTTGTTGGTGTCTAGAACGAAAACTTTACTCACGAAGTGAGTCTCCTTGCGGGTAATGTTAGCCTTGACAATGATTTAAAGGCTTTTTACGTTAACAGCACTGACTCAAACCCGATGATTCTGTTTAACTGTTAACCTCAGAGCTACAGACTGGCTTCGTATCTGTAGGTGAGATGACCTAAAAATCGTAGTACCGAAGTACTTAGTCGGGTAAACTCTGGGCTTCTTTTAAAAGCCCCCACCATAGCTGTACTCAGCTTGGTGGCGGGTAGTTTACAACGAGTATTCTTAGCTCAGATGTTTTTATTTTGTGATAATAAGTAATTATTTTTTCGCAAATTGCAAAAGCGGCTTCGCAATTTGCAAAGCCGCTAATGGCTGTTACCAGCCAGATTTAATGAATTCCTGTGCTTCTTCGTCGGACTCAAACCATTTTGGCTTGACGGCGCGGAATGCTTCCGCAATCCAGCCATTGCCAGAAACTGTCTGATAGAAGATGCCTAGTACGGATTGACCGCGCCAAACCCGAAAGATTGTTCCGAAGCAGTCAGATACGGAGTCAATCTCGAACGAGTCTTGTTCTGGTTCGAGATATTCCTGCTGGCAACGGCTGAAGTCTAACTCCAGTTTTGCTTCTAATTGCAGGATGTACTCGACTTCTGCGTCGATGGTGTGTTGCCATAGATCGGTAGTTTGTGGCATGATCGTAAAAAGCCTATAGGCTTAATAAAGGTTTAATAGAAGACCGTTGCGTTGAATTCCACCTCAGCCGCTTCGGTCTTCTGCTATTATACCCCTAAAATGCACAAATGTGGTGTGCAAATAACTCTATACATTGGTGTTTTTGATTTAAGATGAGTGCATGTTTGCTAACGATTTTATGAAAAAAACAGACAAGAGCGGTGGGTTGGATAAAGCAAAGAGTATCGTTCATGAGTACGAGGCTCAGTTATTGTGCGCGAAACTGCTGCACACTTCCTTCTCGTCAGTATTGCTGCGATCGCAGATAGAGGTAATGAACGACCACATCATTATTAACTGCGACAATCGCACGATCGCTGACATCTGGTGCGACAAGTGCCAAGAACTTTGCCAGATTGTTCTGGATGCTATCAGGTTACCACTACGGGTGTTGGTGTGTTGGCCGAATTGCGGTAGCTCAAATTACGATATCCCTACTGGTGCAATCTTGAAAATGTCCCTCAACAATCCTGGGGATACCAGTCGGACGCTTCGGGTTTTGCAGCAGGTTGTTTCCGGTCTAGGGGACAGGGATGATAGGAAGTTGCTAGACGAGGTGATGGACGAAGATGAGGCTCGTTGTTTGGTTGAGCTGGAAAGCGATCGCCCAATTATTTGCAACAGTAATCTCGCCTCATTGGTTCAGCAGACTGCGGCTGAGTGGCGGCGCACTGACCTGAGGAAACATTGGGCAGAGAAACCTGCCGAGTTTACGGATAACAAAGATGATGCACCAGAATATTTAGTAAAGGTCAAGGACAGGCTTACTAAGGACGGTTCTGTTCTTCTGGGTTACGAGACCTGGTTGACCGATGATGTTTTTGGAAATTTCCGATCGCTGTTTCAATTGACCAGTTTCCAGGGGCTAGCGGCTCGTGCTGTTACCATCTACTCGTTTGAGGAGAGCGAGTGCTTGGTAAGCGGTTAGGATGCAGCGCGTTCCTTGTTTAATGTGTCACCGTTTTCACCGTACTGGCGATCGCGCAAATCGATTAATTCTTCTGTTGATTTCCCAAGGATAGCAGCCAGTTTCACCAGTTCTCCCATATCCGGTCTTCCGCCGAGCCAGATGTCTTTGATTCTCTGCACTGATATAGACGCTGACTCGGCGAACCTTTCTAGTCCGTTCCGTTCTATCCTCCATTTTCTGGATTTCATTCCCAGGCTGATCAGATCTTGAATAGTTTCAGGTTCAGATTCAGACTGCCCCACAATTTGAGTCAGTAAATGATTAGATGCTATTTCCGTTACCGCCTGCAATATCTTCGCAACGTTTACCAGGTTGGTTCGGGGCAGCATTTGACTAATAAACTTGTCAACCTCCGCGTACTCAGAAAGGTAGGATTTCCAACTAGGTGCATGAACTTCCAGGAAGACAAGCACATCCAACTCTTTCCTTATCAGTTGCTCAAAAACCTCGCTCTTGCAACCTAGTTTACGAATAAGCAGATCTGTGTCCCTAACCTTGGTTGTTGCTTTCTTCCATCTCTGAACTGTGCTGCGGTTGACTCCGAAGAAGTCAGCAATTACTTGGTCGGATGGTGAGACCAGCTGCGATCGCATACTTTCGACCAATGCTTTGACTTGTTCACTCTTGGTTTTGTCTTGGATTTTCAAATAAGACCTCATGGTGTGCATATATCCTTATTTTGGCTTATGCCCCTTGTTTTTACGAAAAATGCTCGGTAAGCTCGCTCTAATGTGTTGTGCATTCGCTCGCGCTTATGTTAGGCTTTTTAAAGACAGGGAAAAGCGATCGCCACAGTTCCCCAACTCAACGATCGCTCCCCACTTTCCGAATCTCACAAATTCGGAATTTGATTATGAATTTAATTTATCACACTTTTGCTGATTTGTGTGAAAGGACGGAAGATTCATGAATCGCTCTGCCGCTGCACGCAAGGTTGCCAACTTCTCCTATGCTACTGAACTGCATGTGGTACAGGACGGCGAAACGCGCCAACCGCGCTTTCATTTCGGCGACTGGGTGCTGTACATCGCTGAGCGCAAAGGGAAATTGGTACAGGAAGAGGGGCAAATCATTAGTATTGCCTGGAGTCTACCTGCCCCCAACGTTAAGGACTACAAGTGGTCGATCGACTGGGACTTCACCATCCGGGAAGCTGGTTTCGTCTATTCGGTTATTCCCTGCGACGATCTGGCTGATTACCGGGTGTTGCAGGAACACCAAATCCAGGCAGTGCTTGCTGAGGAATTTGCGGCTGAGAAAACCGCTGCTCGCAACCAATTCATCAACGATCTAATTCAGAAATATCGCAAATAGGGATTGCAACCATGCAGTTAATTACACCTCGGCAGTTCTGCCGAATCTACTTTGGCTTGATCGGCTTGCCCGACGAGCAGATTGAGAAGGAAGAACAATCTCATGGATACAAAACCCGGTGCGCTGATGCGCTGGCTTACGTTCTGGGAATGTCTCGTTCAACGCTGATTAATAGCAGGTTCTGCAAGGAGCTGGAGTTTGAGGGGTTGAGGAACAACCATCAGGCTCGGCTTTTTCTGACCGTTTGGGTGATTCAGAAGTATTACCCGGACAAGATCCACCATCTCGAACAGTGTGTTCGGGAACTGATTGCCCATCCCCAGAGCCGGGACGCCGCCTAA